GTCTGAAACTGATCGTGGCCTCGCCTATCTTGAACGTGCTTACTGGCGTTGAACGAGCGAGTGCTGAAACCTGTGTCGTGCTCGCTGCCGCCTGGCCTAGCAGAGTCATGGGCATGTTCTATGCTCTCTTGATGTTCAGAATGCAGCTTCTTCTCAACGTCTTCAGACAGCATGTCAGCCATGCGATGGCCTTCCTGCTGCATCTTGGCCCAAGACTGCGTCAGGCGGTCTACCTTAGCCTTGTGAGCGTGCTTCAGGTACTGGTCGAAGGCCTTAGCTTGCTTGGCGCCAGAACTGTACGCTGCCTCGTGGATCTCAGGCAGACGGTTTAGAGCGTGAGCCATGCGCTGGCGCCCTTCCTGCGTGTTCACCACTTCACTTATGTGCCTTAACAGCTCAGACTTGTCATCGACCGGATACCCGTTGTCGACCATAGTGGCTCTGATAGCATGTAAGTCGTGTGGATGAACGAAGCTCAGGAGGTGGTCGACTGCGGGCTCGCCGTGGTTGTCCATCAGGTAGTTGATGGGATACTCTAAGCCTTCGCTCTTGAAGATCTTAGAGTCAACGATTGCTCTAGCTGCTGCCGCATGGCGCTCCCGCTCGACGTCGCTTAGCATACCGACATTCTTAGTGTCTTGAGCGCTAACACCAGCGAGCCGTGCGAGCTTAGGCTGCATCATGAACGCAGTTTTCTCGTCCGACTGACGTTGCTCCGGCGTCATGGTAGAAGAAGCGGTAACTTGACCGAGCTGCTTCTGATACTCCCTCGGTGTCATACTGTCGGGTGTCATTAGTTGATGAGCGTACTCGTGCTCGGGCGAACCCCGCTCAGGCGTGAACAGAAGCTCGTTCTGCTTAGGGCCAACGCCGAAGCGATCTTGCCGGGACGCTCTCGCCTTTATGCCTTGGCGTCCAAGCCAGCCGATGAAGCGCTTAGTGCGGTCATCGGAGCTTAAGTTCCGAGTCTTCTGACGCACGTTCTTCGAGCGCTTCTCTAGGACATCCTTCTCGGACGCCGCGAGCTGCTCATCTTCGTACTGAGTCAGGAAGTCGTGTAGTGGCTTCTGGGCAGGATGGAGGGCATCACGCTGAACCTTGAACCGGTTTTCCCAGATCAACTTCTTGGTAGCCGGAGACATGTTCGGCTGAGTCATGATGAGGTATCCAACGTCGCCGGGAGAATACTTTAGAGCTTTCTCGACGACCTTGTGCAGGAGTGGACCAGGAAGTTGGTTGACCGGCTCCTTACCATAACCGTGGTAGTGGTCTAAGCGTGACCAGCCGTTGTCCAGGGCATTGACGTACTTCTCAACGACGTCAGCCGGTACGTCCGGGTGATTAACGATGGCCCTCTTGAGAGAAGACCTGTTGTTCCACGGAACCTGGTCAAACGAAGCGTGCAAGTTCCTGATCTCGTCAGGAGACATGCGATCGCGACGTATCAACTTCAGAGCCGAGTGGTCAAGCGGCGTCATGTTCATGTGATTGCGGCCTCTGGGAACTAACTGCATGACGTCAGACTCTTGAGCCGGTACAGGATTATGGCTAGAGACTAGGAACTCCTGCTCGTCGCCGTGATCGTCCGAAGAAGCTTCCTTAGGACCAACGTCGTACGAGTACCATACCTTACTGAGTGGAACCCATCGACGGTGTGCATGTTCTCCCAGAACTGGATGCTTCGTGTCAGAGTACGAAGCGAGAGCGTGGTCGGGTCCAGGAGTAGCGGTGCTGAGGCCACGAGTGAGGGCGACGCTGGGAACGCCGTTGACGTTCTTGATGTGCTGACCTGAGTATGTCTGAAGGAACTGATGTAACTTATTCTTGTGCTGGATGAGTTCGGCAGCCAATCCTTGAGCCTCGGCGACGAACTTCCTTAGAGCTGTCTTCCCGATGAGCCCGTTCTTCTTGCCCGCGTCACCCTTCTGATGATGAGTTAGGAAGTCAGAGTCGAGTACGTCCCTAGTTCCAGGATCAGCACCGTTGTAGGCATGTGCGTTTTCGATCCTGTGGATCATGTACTTGAGTGCCAACGCTCTTGGATGATGCGGTGAGTTCTTATATGACCGATAGAGGTCCTCAAGAGTAGCCTGGGGAGTTATGGTCGTGTTTGGCTCGAGTTCGTCATTTTTCATCGGAAGATCTGGGTTATCGATCCGATGTTCTTCTTCGTCTGGATTATAGTCTGCCAATACCTTCTTAGGTTTGTAGTACGGGCCGACCTGACTCTCATCAATCACGTCTCCGTTAAGAGACTGCTGAAAGTTTGCGAACTCTTGTCCTGCGGGAGAGAAGTCTTTCCTAAGGTCTTCAAGACTGTCTTCACTCTTCTTGACCTTACTGAAACCGCGATCGTTGTAGCGAGCAAGCTCCTCGTCACCTCCACGATCGTGCTTCGCCTGATCCCAAGGATCGTCGAAGTGCATCTCTCGAACGGTAGGAACGTGCTTCCCTTCCTTCAACTCTTCGCCGTCTATGTGGTGACGGAAGTAGAGCGAGTTGCCGTGCTTGTCGCGTATGCCTGTGTAGAAGTCTTCGGGAGGCTCGGTGAACCACTGAGTGCCAGAGCCCTCGAGGTACTTGCCAGCATTTGGGCCATTGTAGAAGAAGAGCTTATGGTTGAACCCGTCAGACTCGATCGCACTCTCTTGGCCGTGCGCCTTGGCAATCTTGTGAAGAAGCTCAATGTTCTTAGGGCTTCTGACCATGATGGAGTTCTCAGGCGCACCGTAGTGTCCTTCTACCATCTGAGCATCTTCGCCTAGGTTCTTGAGTCGATCAACGACTTCTTCCGGCGTGCCCGAGGTCTGCTTAGGGTACATCGGGTTTTCGACAGTGAACAGGAAGTGATGTCCGAGAGTATGATCCTCAGACTTCTTCAGCAGAGAAGCCTTCTCGTGATGCTCGGGCCGGATCTGCTCCTCAGCCTCGATCTCCTGAGGATGAAAGATGGCTACGACGTTACTCATCGTGCCGTGGCCAGAGTTCGTGAAGCCGTGGTAGCCGCGATCCTTGATCGCCTGCAGGTACTCGTCAGAAGTGACGAGGCCGGGGTTGGTGGTCTGGCCGGAGTTCTTCAGCTCTTGGTAGATGCTGTCTGGATCTTTGTAGACGTCGTAGATTCGCTGGCCAGGATGCAATGTTGCCCGATAGACGTGCGAGGCGCCGCTGGTTACGACGTTCTCTGGCGTAGTACCTTCAAGGTACCAATAACTACGAGTTACAGATGGAACTCCTTGTTTATTTTCTTCAGCAGGAGCGCCAGTCCCCTGCATCTCGGGGTTAATGGACTTAAGGTTTGACTTACGTGAATAATGAATTAGTTTCATGGCAATACAAACCTAACTCTTCCGTCTATCAAGACTTTCTTGCGCCTTCGTATAGAGGCAGCATGATTGCGAACGTGCCCTGCTGACTTTTTTCGTCCCAGTGCGGCCTTGGAAAGTTTCTCTTTATGTTCTTCGCTTAGAGGCCTGCCTTTCATCTTAGACGGTTTACCGGCCCTAGCCAATACACGCTTCTGAATATGTTCTGCGGACTGCTTTCTGCCACGCCAGTGGCTGGTGCCCGGTTTAAACTCAGTAGAAGGGCTAGCATGTTTGCCTTTATTAGCAATGGAGATTTTTTCCTTTACTACTTCAGACTTCTTTACTCCAGCAGATCCTTCTCCTCCCACAGACATATTAGCTTCGCAATACCCGAGGCTTTTATATAGGCGTATGAGTTCAATCTCCTTATCGAAGGCTTGTTTTTCCGTGAGATTTTTCGCAACAAACTCAAGCCTGCATTGAGTAAACTTCATGATGTTTTTGAAGTAGCGGTTCCTGCCATCACTTTTCTTGTAAGCTCTCTTGCCGCATCCTTTACCTACGTAAAATGGGGTATTGGTATCTAATCTGATATATCTATAAACGTAAAAGTTCATAAATTACCACCGCCTAAGTCTTCCTGAGGAGTGGTGTACTGGAACTTACTGTCGTGGTCGTCCTGAGCCCGCTGAAGCAACTGGAAGTACTCGGGCTTAAGGACCTCGTCCTTGTGAGTCCACTCTTCCGGCTTGAACTTCTGAGCATGCTCTTCCCTTGCTTCGTGAAGCGCCTGGTCAAACTCAGCCTGACCTTCCGGGTCATCGCTGTAGTGATCGCGAAACACTTGAGGAGAGAAGTCGGCCATGTGGTGCTCGAACGCCAAGTTATGGTCAACGTAGTTGCTACGATGTAGGCCGTAGTTGTGTGCCCTGAACTTCTTCCGGTGCTCGTTGAGTGCGTTCTCGTAGTCTGACTTCGCCTTGAACTGCTTGAGGATGCCGACGACGTAGTTAGGATCGTTCATCATCGCCTCCTCCCTTGTTCAAGTCTACCTCTTCTTCTTCGGATGCCGCGAGCTTGTCGTCGTCATCCTTGAAGCGTATCTTATCACCAAACATCTTCTTCTGTCGACGCTCTTCGATTTGACGCGCCCTGGCATGCTCTGGGTTATCGATCCAGCCTTGCAGAGGGTGAAAGATGATCTTCCTTGAGAGAACGTCCTCGATGCGCTGCCTGTTCTCGGGAGTGAGGAAGCGAGACTGACGAACTAGGTCAACCCACTTCTCCTTCTTCTTGCCGATGTTAACTCGAGTGCCAATTACTTGTGGAGGATCTTCAACTGACATGTACGGTGGAGCATCTTTACCTTCGGCTTCTGTGTAATACTTGTTGGCAGGAAGTCCAAGGTAGCGCCGGATCAACTGCTCAGCAGCCATAGGCTGAACTTCAGCGGAGTGCTTCTTCTGCTTCATGTACCCGTACTGACTCTGGATGTCAGAGTACTGCTTGTCCATCAAAGACTGACCTGCCTTAAGGCCAACTCCCTTAGGAAGAAGCATCAAGTGAGCGATCTCATGGATCATGGCGTTCGGGTTCCACTGAGCCTCGAGCCTACCGCTTCTCCAGTCAGGCTTGTCTTCGCCTGGCTTGTCGTATCCAGGGCGGCGCTTGTTCTTCTTCTCGTCCCACTTACCGCCGGACGGGTGAATCTTGAGCTGTAGGAAGTCTTGCGCGAACTTAGAGATATGCTTCATGTGCTTCTCGCGCATCTCAGATCCTGCGGGAGGTTGATCCTTGGTTCCGAACACGTCGGCACGCTGCTCGCGGACGTTCTTCGACTTGTTCAACTCTTCGGACTTTCCGAACTGTTCCCTGCCGAGGTCTTCTTGCTGATACTCCGAAGCTGCCAGTCGGCGAGGAGCCCGCCAGAGAGTATCGCTTTCCCTCCACATCTCGATCGGGTGAGTCTTAACCTTGATCGACGATGGATCAGCGATGAACCGATCGTAGACGTGCTTAGGAACGCTGATGTGTGGGATGTAGTTCGGAAACTTGTCAGGTCCGAGGTATTCCTCGAGGCCTTTGTGAACGTCCTGCATCCACTGCGGATGCTTCGTGAGCTTCAGTACGTGGTAGCGACCGTTCGGAGTATCGAAGATGTGAGGCTGAAGCTCGAACTTGTCTGGAACCATGTGGGCCGTAGGTCCAAAGTAGTAGTCCAGGAAGTGCTTGCTTGGAGGATGCTCACCGGCGTGGCGTAGGGTTATGTGGTAGCGATGTCCGGTGACCGGATCGCGAGTCTCGTCGTTGATCGTGACCGGCCACATCAGGTATGAGTGACCGTAATCCTTTTCGATGTGTGGAAAGTCCTTGTAGCGCCCAACTATGGGCTCGCCGACGTAGTCTGGCTCGCTCTTCTTTACCTTCATCTCTTCCCAGGTAGCGGGTTCATGAAAGAACTGATCCTCATAACCCTTCAGACTAGGATGTCCTAACTTACCCTTGGTAGGTACAAGTTCAGCCTGAACATGAGTATCTCCCCTCTTCTGAGCTGCGAGTACTCTATGATAGCCGTTAAGTAGATACATCTTTCCGTCTTTAACATGGACACCAACAGCTACCGGCTTGTCACTTACCTTAAAATCAGGAGTCCAATAAAAAGTCTTATGAGCATTTGCAACTCCTCCCGGATCTTGATGGAGGTCTGAGATCTGGACCGTGGCAGGTTTTCGATAAACTTTCTTCTTGGCCTTATCTAGGTCATGCTCTGAGGCTGCGAGTTTCTCGGGCTTAGGCATGTAATCGGAGAAGTGACCGCGAAAGATAGAGTTGTGCTGCGGTTGGGAAGCGTCGGCAACGTAAACTTGATGGCGTTGACTTTCTTGATTGGGATCTTTGGCGTATCGTCCAATCAACCCCTTCAGACCAGGGACGGATCTGAAGGAGAGCCACACTTTATGAGCTGCCGGTGAGACCCACGTATCAGACGACAGTCCTTGTTCCATTCCTTTCCCGTGAAGAAGTGCTGCTAGATAGGCTTGCTTACCGAGCCCTTTACCTCTCCACAACGGATGAACTTCAGACCACTGGACTACGTTGGGTACCGTTCTTCCAGCGCCATGATACTCAGGGCCTTCGTTGGCTGTATGTACAACCGCTACGTTGGTATCGTATCCAGGATGAAAGATAGTGTGGACAAAGTTGTTTTCGTGCGGGAGCGCCTTCTTGTGCTGGTATTGACGGTATTGTAAACCATTAGGCAGCTTGACATTGTGAATGAGTTTATATTCTCTGCTATCATTGAAGATGTCATAGTCATGAGTTGCGTTCGAGGGATCTTGCTCATAGTCATACTGAAAGGGAGTCTTGCGAAGCGCCTCTGACTTCTTCACGTCATCTTCGAGGGCGTTATGAGTGACGGTCTTGTAAGCAAGGTCCGGCAAGAGACCGGCCTTCTGATCTGCGTAGATTGTCTGGTGTGGGTTTGCGCGGTTATGCTCACCGTGCGGGCCGAAGTTGACCCAGGAGTTCTGACCGCGAGTTTCAGAAGTGAGGGCCTTCTGCGCCTCCGGCGAGTACATCTGCATGTGATGTCGCCAAGCGTTCTCCTCACCGTTCGGACCAAAGCCGAAGCCTTCCTTCGCGTGACCGAAGTAGTCGTGCACGATCCTAAACATGTCGTTCGCCATCATCGGCTTGCCGTGCTCGTCGAGGTGCTGAGTTGTCTGAAGCATTGGATGGGACTGGTCTACCTCGGCACCGGCTCCGTAACCGGTGCTGGTCGGGTAGTACCACATGTGGTTGTTGTTTTCGATGTCGTGGAAGAGGTCTTTGGAGCCGTTCTTGTACGGGTTCTCCATGCCAGCAGGCATGGGCTCGATCTTTAAGCCGGTATTCTTGATGTGGGCGTACTGATCGCCGGTCTCGCGGACGAGCGCGTCGTACGCGGACTTCACTTCCGGGTGACTCGGGTCATGCTTCATCTGGTGGTAGGCGAGGGCGATCTTGGCAGCGTGATCACGATCAACCTTGACAGGCGCGATTGCATGGTTAAGCTGGATACCGCGTTGCGCGGCGTACTGGTCGGCGACCTGTCGGATGCGATCGTTCGGACGAGACTGCGCCTTCTCCAACTTCTCTTGGAGCTTCTGGGCCAGGACGACTTTGAAGAGGAGATCGACTTTAGACCGGAGATCAGGCATAGACACTCCAGATTAAGATGCTGGCCTAAAGTGGCGAAACTCTTAGGAGTTCCGAAGGGTTATCTTGTTGGATTTAGATCGATTTTCAGCAGCGGGAAGAACCTGTAAGTTCCACGGAACATGAAGACCTGATACGTTTTCACCCTGCAGTGGTATGATATGGTCAACGTCCATAGCCACACCAAACTCTTTGGTGAGCCTCACCGCAGCATCGTAGAAGATCTCGATCTGCTGAAAGTGAGTCTCGGTAAGCCAAGGAGGGGTACGTTGGAGCTTAGCAAGGTCGTGCTTGGCAGCCTTGGCGCGTGCCTTAGCTGGATTACGTCTTTGCCAACGAGTAGAATGCAGAGTATGGGCCTCGGGATGACTCTTTCTCCAAGCCTCTCTTTGCTTAGATCGCTTTTCTACATTTTTTTGATAAAGAGATGAAAAACACGCCTTACAAGTACGCTGCAAACCATCGCCATTACAGCGATTTTTATGGAAACTGTCGAGAGATTTTTTATTTTTGCAAATTGAACAGTGTTTAAGGTGTGCTGAGCCGGACGCTACTCCGGCGGCATGCGTACTAGAGTTCATGCTTTCGCAGATTACCTCTGTCTTCGGCATCAGGTATTGTCTTCTCCCTGCGTGTTCCAGTGACTTATCCTTCAGGCTTTAATCCCAGCAGGCACCACAGCTTCCACGCCTTCAGCACATATTCAAAGTATCATGTTAGATGTTCGACATCAAGATCTTAACAGAGAAAAACGCCCTGATCAGGTCCTTGAGCTTCTCAGCCTTCTCTTCGAGTTCCTGATAACGCAGCGCATAAATCTGGTTACCGGGACCGGAGATCGACTGCGACGCGCCGTCGAGTCCTATGGACTGAGAGTTGTACTTGTTCAGAGGTGCCAGCATCGACAGAACTTCCATCGCGGCGTACGTTCCAATCAGGTCGTTTACCACTGAAGGTACTGAGTTTTCTTGAAAACCCGACGAGTACTTAATATACCAAAATCCAGGAACGTACTGTAACTTAGTGAAAACACTAAACAAAGCCGCAGCAGCACCACCGTACGAACCACCGGGGATCGTGCCGTTGATCGCGGACTGAAGTGGAACGAAGTCGAGGATGCCCTTGCGAGCCAAGCTCATGTTGACCCAGTCGAGGGTGAAGGTGTAGAGGATCACGCCTTCGCTCGTGGGGTCGTTCGTAGGATCATCGTAGGGAGCGCTCACGCCGTTCTGAACCGAGTAGGAAGACGACGTTCTGATCGAGATCTCGTGGAGGGTCGTGACGTTGCGGCGACCGACCGAGATCTGACCCCAGCCTTGGTCCCACTTCGTCTTGTCCCACATGTCTTTGTAGACGCGGGTGACCGGGAAGACGTCGATGTTGCACTCAAGCTCGACGCGGGCCGCGCCGTTGTCGATGATCTCCTTCAGAGTCTCGTCGGACAGCGTCTGCTTGGTGAGTGGATGCTTTAGGGGTATGCCGAACAGCCATCGGGCCTTGAGGCGGTCGACGTCGAGGTACTTTTCGACGCGGGTGAAGCCCGCAGCTCCCTTGCCGTTGACCGTCTGCACGTTCTGTGGGTACGTGCCTGATATGTTTGGCTTGAAGTTTGACTGATCGCTCATGTTCTACCTAACACTGAAAGGGTGACTGAGGAGCGACGTTCACGACGTTGCGTGCGATCGCCTGCATGACGCTTGCGCCCTGAACGAGCTTGATGCCAAGGTTCACACCTGCCATCTTCATGGTATCGGCAGAGGTAAGGCTCACAGACCAGATCGACGGGTCGCCCGCGATCGGCTGCGATCCGACCTTCGAGAAGGCGTTGGCGTCGTTGTTCGAGAAGAAGTTGACGGTGAGGGCCGCGCCAGCGGCGGGCATGTAGCGGGAGTAGACGTTTGCGGGGCCGAGCGGCTGATCGAGGTCGACGAGCTGCATCCAGATCTGGCCGGTGTCGCCCGCGAAGAACGCAGCCTGGTTGAGGTACTTGAGCTGGTTCAGAGTAGAGTTTGGGTCGAGGATTGCGATGCCTAGTCTCATTTAAATCTTCCCCATCAGCATTCTTACGAGCTGTGCGATGTAGTACATCGCTGCGGGAAACGCGACGAGCGCGATCATGATCTTACCGAGGAAGTTGACGTTGTTGACGTGCTTCTGAATCGGCGCGATCTTCCCTTCCAGCTCTTGCTTGATCAACTCGTTCTGCTCTCGCGCTAGCCGCACTGACTCCATGTGCTGCCTTAAGTTCTCTTCCTGGACGGCCAGGATCTTGTTTACCGACTTCATCTCACCCTTCAGTTCACTCACGTCAGCCCCTATGAGGCCTACCTTGGTGTCTAGGGAGGCAATCTGGGCGATTGTCTTGGAGTCTCTTGGAGGCATTGCGTTATCCTGGAAAGGTCGTTAAAGGCGAAAGAATGGCGCTGTGCACGATTGAGGATTAAGATCTTGAGCTAAACCCTTAAAACGACTCGCAATAAGCGACAAAGTCCAGGTCAAAGAGGTGCCAGTGCTTCTGCACCAGTCGCGCTGCCTCGCGCTCAGAGCCCAGGTCCAGTAATGACCTCATCCGCTTAAGACGGTTCCGGTAAGTTGTGAACTTACTGATTTTATTGACGATTTTGGGAAACTGTCGCATTGTCCATCTTGTCTCCCTCCAAGTTGTGGTCAAGTATAAGTACGCCCTACTCGTTCAAGGTAGGTATTTGCTGCACGGCGGCTCGTTTCTGCAGCCTCGCTGTACCGTTCCTGCGGAGACCCCTAACTTGATCTCACCACGCACTCATACAGACCTAGGTCAGTATCTACCGGCCCGGCGGAGGTGTCAAGCCTACTCTTGAATCAAACCCATTCATGTAGTAGCCGTACATGAAAGCCTTGGACTGCGCGTCACCGTTGTAGTACCCGCTGAATTTCACTCCAGGGAACCACGTCGCACAGAGCTTCTTTGCTACCTTGTCTGTGTACGCCTCTGCGCGGTAAGCGTAGGCGATCCTCCACTCCAGCGACATCTTTTCGACCTTACTCCAGGCCCTTGAGTTCGGCCCGGCGTGATAGATGGGGTACTTTCCGTCTATCTGGTTGACGTGATGGCCGAGTTCGTGGCAGAAGGTTGAGATGAAGTAGGCCTTAGACCCGCCAGTTCCCACTCGGATGCGCCCGTCGAGTTCGGCGGTCCCTGTCATACCCTCTTCAAAGATTACGCGAGCGCCGTACAGCTTCGCGATGGAGACCATGTAGTTCTTGAGCTTCCTGTGCGTCATCTGTCTCAGGATAGCACAATACGTCAAAAATTTGCAATACCTTACCGCGTTGTGATATATTCTGGCTGTGCCTCTGAGACCTTTACTAGGCTGGTAGTAGGGCCTAGCTTGGATGAACGACTGCAGTCGGGCATTCATTACGTGGCAGGCCAGCCGCGTTGGATGCGGGTTCGACTCCCGCCAGGGGCGGCCTTTTCAATGGAGGAAGTATGGACCTAAAGACAGCGTTCTTCGTACTCATGATCGCACTTGCCTACGCGCACCTCGCCTTCGCGGACGCCAACGACTACACCGTCGACTTTCCTACCAGTGACGCCAACCATAAAGAGTCTGTCTTGATCATCTGCAACATGAAGACGAACGTCTGCACGAAGGAAGTTTACAAGAACGACGAACTCGTGCATAAGACGTATGACAAGACCAAGGCCACTAAAGCGCTGGAGAGGATTGAAGATGTACAGAACAATGAGTGAGAGTAAGGCTCTAGGAGAGGTGTCTGCCAAGGTCAGAAACCTGATCTTGGAGTTACCGGAGCCGAGCATGATGTCCAAGGAGGAAGAAGGGTACTTGAAGCAGGCCGTGACCGGCGTGCTGGCAGTCCTTGAGTCGCGCGGGACAATCCGCCGTGGCTTTGAGTTCAACATCAACTTCGTCCATATGGGCGTCGACTTCACACATCCCGATGATAGAGCCTAACTGGAAGTTCGCCAAGAATGGGACGAAGTACTGGACGTGGCTCGTCGCCCAAGACGATCCGAACATGACTTACCAGGTCACCAGGCTCTCGTTCTTCAAGACCGCAAACAAGGTAACGCTTCGCGCCAAGGTAGCGTCTCACAAGTACGTGTCGTCTCGAGTAAAGGAGACCAAGACTCGCGAGATGAACATCATGTCGTTCTACCTTCGCAAGGGTAAGACGCTCGAGGTCTACCGCCGGAAGAACATAGGCTTCCCGCACATCTTGTCCGAGAAGAAGATGAAGTTCAACAACATCTCGAACGAGCTTCAGTCGCACATAGGCCAGATCGCCAGCCTCGTCAAGTACTCGGGCAAGATCAACAAGATGTTCCATACGCACAAGGTGACTGACTATGCACTTCAGATCTGGTTCTGCCGCTACCTCGAGGCCGCGCTCAAGGACCTGATGAAGGACAACGGCATCGAGTACAATGTTCCGGATGAAGACTACGACCCGCACCTTCGCTTCGCAGCCAGCATCATCGAGTACCGCTACCCGATCATCAAGACGCTCAGGCAGGACTGGATCAAGTATCACAGGTCACAGATAGTACCAGGGATCATAGATAAAGCGACGTCGGTAAACAGGGAGACTGGCCTTGGCAATCCAGAAGTCAAGAAGATCATCCCGTCGTACCGCTTCCACCTAGGACACATAAGACCGATCGTGCTGAAGGAGCTTGCGAAGTGCAAGGACATCAAGGATGTCGTACGCCGGTTCACAGGGAACGAGGGAAAGCTCTCAACCAAGTCTGTCTTTCAGTGCTTCTACGCCACGATGCACGACTTCTACAGCGAAGACCAGTACCGGTCGAACAACCTGTCGGGCAAAGTTCGCGCTCACGAAGTTAGGGAGAAGTACTCAGGAAACGTCTACATGACGATCACCGGCGGCATCGACGTCAACCTCCTCCTCATGGCGCTCTCGCTCAAGGGCATCCTAACGACCGATCACATGAACAACGTGCTAGGTAACTACCTCTTATCGAAGCAGTCTGCAGGCTTCCGAGGGTCGAGCAGCTTCTCGAGCGGGATCTACTCACTGCTGGTGGACGCTGCGAAGGACAACCTGTACGACCCGCGTGACGTCGCCTACAAGTACGCGTTCGAGAACGACCGATCGTGCATAGTTGCGTGGAGGAAATCCCTCAAGAAGTTCCGTAAGGACGACAAGATCGTCATGACCAGGGTGCGGGAGTTCATAAAGCTGCTTGGTAACTCAAAGAAGATAGCTGACCTCGTCAACGATGACAGCCTCTCGTTCTTCAACGACACGTTCAAGCAATGGTGGGTCGCAAACGGCAAGATCGCGATGCCGGACAAGATCAAGAGCCTTCGCGAACTGCATGACTACATTGCAAAGGAGTACAGGAAGCTCACGTCGAAGGACTTCGACCTCGGCCTGATGGAAGTCGACTGGGTGAAGCCCCTGCACGGACTTGAGTTCTCAGACATCAGGACCAAGCGCCACTACATGATCCAGATTCCTCAGTCGAACTTCGACATCGTCGAGTGGGGCCAGCAGATGAACAACTGCATCGGCGGTTACGGTACCCGCGTCCGCGATGGTAATGGGAAGCAAGTCCTACTTGCCGTCTGGGTCGCCGGTAAGATGAAGTACAACCTCGAGATCTACGACAAGCAGGTGAAGCAGTTCTACGGCAAGGGGAACTCGACAGCCGACAGGGACGACAAGGAAGTCTTCATGGCTTCGTTCAAGTTCCTGAAGGACTACGACGGTATGTTCCGGTACGAGATCCAGGCAGTTCAGGAAGACATCGCGCGGGCTCTTCAGCTCCCGCCAGGTGATCTACTTGCTAACCCTGAGTACGGCATCGCGGCTCAACGACGCGAAGAAGATCACTACCTTGACGCTATGAGATACGCCATGGCTCAACCGCAGCAGGTCGTGGTGCCTCCGCCTCCAGGCATCGAGGGAGAGCCTGAAGTGGTCAACATCGAATTGCCGCAGGTCGAGCCGGTCAGGTATCAGCTCTACAGAGCGCGGGCTGGCGGCGATGATAACGGTGTCAGAGTAAACTGGGACTTATGGGAACAAGAACAAGCCGAGGAGGGCTGACATGACAGACAAGGAAAAACTTCTGAACTTGGACAGTACGATCGCGTCACTCAGAGAGATACGGGCTGAGCTGAAGAAGAAGATCGACAAGGCGCCGAAGGATATGATGGACGAGCTGGAAGACATCGTAGGTGACTTCCTGAACCGCAACGAGAAGGCGGTCATTACCAGGATCTTCGTCCCAGCACACAAGGCCGAGAAGTGGCTCGTCGACAGGATCGAAGCAACAAAGAAAGATCCAGAAGCGGGTATGTTCGCCGGACTCACCGGTGTCGTACTTCACAACGGCGGTCAGTTCTACGCAACCACTTGGGGAGGCGACAGCTACCGGCTCCTCGTCGAGTACCCTTAAAAACAAAAAACCCAGGCTTGCGGCCTGGGTTCTGTCAGCGTGAGCTGTTTGAGGGGTAACCTTACTGAGTAAGGTTGTCGACCAGCATGTTGAAGCGGGGAAGCTTCACGACAGCGGTACAGAACCGGAAGTATGCCTTCGGCATGGTCAAGTCTGTGCGAGCAAGCTCGTAGGACTTGAAGGGCGAGAGTTCGGAGATCTCCAAACCGCGCATGTCGAGGGCGAAGCCAGTCACGAAGCCGGGGACGCGGTTGTTGAGGTCGTTGAAGACCACAGCCGAGGAGCCCATAGCTTTTACGCGACCGATGTACTGGGTAGCGGTTCCGTTGGCCAGCGAGCGGTACACGTTGTAGTACAACACGCGGGGACCAGCGTTCGGAGTGATGGTCAGGTTGACCTGGTTACCGGTAGCGGCGATCGTAGCAGCGGGCGACAACGAGGCAGCGGGCGACTCACCGACTTCGTTTACTGCAGTAGCGATGTACTGGTAAACTTCGCCAGCGTTGAAGCTGGTCGAGGCAGCGGCCTGAGCCGAAGCCAAGGAGGGAGCAGCGGGCGAACCGACGAGGACGCGGGCCGGAGCGGTCTTACCAGACAAGAACCGGCTGGACTCGAGGCTGATGGCACCGCCAGCAACGAACTGTTCTTTGAGAGTCGCGCCAGTGGCGTGCTGGGGAGAACCAGCCAAGAAGATGCGTTCCTTGTTGAACGCGATCTTGTTGTAAGCCGAGAGAGTCAAGGGGTCCAGGTAGATCTTCTCAGGAGCACCGTGGTTCATCTGCGTACGAGCGTACACATCTTCGATCGTGGTCTGAGTGAGCTGACCGTTCTGGTTCAACTGAACCGACTGGTTGGCACCGTACTCAGAGAACATCAAGTCCTTAGCGCTGTCGAGGTAGTCGCCGATGCGGATCTGGGGGTCCAGACCTTGCATGCCGGGTTCTTGCTCGGCCATCGCCAACGGGTTACCGTCGAAGGCACCGCTGTCGGAGTAAGCGGACTTACCACGGAACAGGTGGAACTCGATGTCACCGGCGATCTTTAAGGCTGCGTCAGCGTCAGCGCGATCTTCCGAGTTCACACCGTCAAAGGTCTGAACCAGAGTCGACTGGAGAGTAACCCGACGGATGTGGACGTAGTAGGCCATCGGAACCACTGCACGAATGTACGTGCTGGTATGTTCTTGACCGACTGCACCTTCGTTAACGGCTGATCCGCCGAAAACACCGTAGTCGAGTTGACGGTTGAACTGAACAAGCGTCCCTTTAGCGGGAGTGGATTTGAAAATCCGTTGCAGCTTGATCATCTGATCTGTGAACGTAGCCACGTTCATGACCGGACTGAGGTCCTCCATCTGGAGGGCTGAACCTTGGGTGAGAGACGACGGTTGAGCATTATACCCACCGGCTTCAATCGTCTTTCTTAGTTCTTCAACTTGTTGTTGCAACACGTTTTTCTCCTTTTACCTTACTGAATCACTTTTAACAGTTCGGGTGAACGCTTTCCTGTGGCATAGAAGTCCAGGATTGCGTCATGTTCTTTCTTCGAGAAGGTAGCGAGCTTCTTGTTGTCAGAAGTCACATCCTTCAGCTTCTTCGTGATGTCCTCTTTGGACATCTTCTCGACTTCGGCCTTCTTCAAGGCCTCTTCGCCGCGATCAACGAACTGTACGTCAGTGATGCTGTTGGCAGCACGAACCTTCGGACGGTTGATCATGTGCGAGACGATGGCGGTCATGTCACCGAGAGCCTTCTTCAGCTCTTCGTTTTCCTTCTCGGCCTTCGTCATGCGCTCTTCAGCTTTAGCGAGCTTCTCGCCAACTTCCTTCTCAGCCATAGCCATTGCCATAGCGGGAGCAGGAGCTTGGGCGGGAGCGCCGGGAGCAGCGGGCGAACCTTGAGGAGCAGCGGCAGAACCCGAGGCAGAAGCCATGCGGGCTTCCATCTCAGCCTTCACCTTCTGGCTCAGCTCTTGAAGCATGTCGTCGTCCAACTGTTGAAGTTGGCTTTCGATGCTTTCCAGCTCAGCACCGGCGGCGGGAGCCGACTCGGACGGAGCGGGAGCAGATGCAGAGGGGTCGGCAGCGGGGCTCGAAGCAGAAGCCGAAGCTTCGGGAGCTTGCGACTCGTATCCAGAACCTGAAGAAGACTCGTCGTCTTTCTTCATGCTGGCCGAGCTGGACGAGCTTGAGGACTCTTCACGCTTGGCAACACTGGAACTCGAGCTGGACGAAGAAGACTCTTCACCCTTCTCAACAGACTTGCCCTTGGCGTTGCCGGGGCTGTCAGAGTTCAGTTCTTTGCCAGGACGCGATTCAGAGATCGGTTTGGTCTTGTTCGAGGGCTGCGCAGAGTCTGCGTTCAGCTCCTTGCCAGGACGCGAGAGATCTGCTTTGTTCAGATCTGTGCCTTCCGGCTGAGTTTTCAGAAGTTTCTGGACTTCAGTACTAACTTCAGCGAGAAGAGCTTTAATGTCGACGTTTTCAACTGACATGTTTCTCTTCCTTTCTTAAGGAGAAGTTAGGCTTACTGACCAGACAACGGCCACTGGATGTCGGGGCGGATCGTAGTAGCGAGCGAAGCAGAACCACCGACGGTGCCGTCAGAGTTCAACTGGCTCAAGGCCGGAGCGGTACCGTTCGGCAGAATCCAGCGCTCTTGCAACAGAGACATGCGGGAAACTTCGTTGTTCACGAACGATGCGTACTTCACGTCGACGATCGATGCGTTGGCATCGGCAGCAGCAGCTTCTTCCAAGACTTGACACTTCAGGGGAGCCCAGATAGCTTGTGAGTTACCGACGCTGTCGGTGAAGTCAGAAGCGATCTTCAGGATCTTGACTGCCATAGCTTGATGCGAAGAGCCGAAGCTCACCAGCAAGCTGGCGCCAGAAGCATCATACTGAACAGAGATGGTCGCCGAAGGAATGAAGAGAGCGAGGCGCTCTTTCAGCTTCAACAGAAGCGTTGATTCTTTCGCGATTGATTGAGAGTTACTAGCCATTTGCGATCTCCCTTAAGGTTCACTTTGGACGCATTGCGTGACTGCTATATACTCAAGATTTGGACGTAAATCTACGAGAACACTGCGTTAAATGACGCGACTTGCTAAAAAACGACCAGGTTAGATGGCCTTAAATAAACGCTCGTAAATTACCGTAAACTCCTGCTCATACCGCTTGAGGCGGCGCTGACGGAGAACCTTCATGATGTTTCCGATCTGCTGTTCCTTCAGGCCGGGTACGGCTGCGGAGATCAGGTCGCGGCTTATCGGCTTCTCACCTAAAGCGGACTCGAGCTTGTCGAGGTGCGACTTGGACGTCTGCAGGGCCGAGCCCTGAGAGAGTGCAGAGGGAGCGGCGTTCATACCACCGGCGGCGATCGTCTTCTTGAGTTTACGCAAAGCGTTCGTCAAGCCGAAGTCGTCCAGTACGAAGAACTGACGCTCGTTGTTGAAGCTAGTTAGGAAAACACTACCGTCCTGGGACGCCTTGGTAACTACCTCGGGCGTGGTGTCTCGCGACGCTGTGTCTTTGATAACCGCTTGAATAACCGCTGCTTTATTGCATGGCTTGGCCGTAGCCGCCACGCGCCGGATGATGGTTTCCTTAAGGTTACCACCTTCCCGCTTAAGGACGTTACCCTCGACCGAGAACCCGATCATGTGATCGAAGTTGCCGTCGCGGGCCTGTCGGATGATCGCTGAAGCCGCCTGAGCATTCGGATGATCCGGCGAGTCAAAGAACTCACAGTATCCGAAGATCAGGGGAACCTTCAGGTCGTTCCACGCCTTCTTCTCGAGGTCGTTGTCACAGTCTTCTTCGCCGAAGATCTTCTTGGCGTCCATGACTCGACCGACTATCGTATTGAAACCTCTCTCTTTTTCAGCATTGGTGCTCTCAAGATCATCCTTGCCAAGGTCGTCGGGGTTGACGTGCTCGGTGTTGATCGGCGCGTTGCCGTTCTTGAGCGAACTTATGTCGGCGCCCTTGACGTCGAGCGTCTCGCCGGAGGTATCCGGGCACTCGGCGGTAAGTACGGCAGCAACGACTATGTTCTTCCTAAGAGCTTCCATGATCCACTATTAAGATCTAGGCTTAAACCCTTAATTTAACTACTATTTATCATATTGGGGCGTCGCATTAAATTACTTTGCAAATCTGATCGAGATCGACGATACTGAGTGGGTAGAGGGGGGTATTTATGAGAATGGTTTGCCACAACGCATTGTCTGGGATGACTCAAGAACAGCACCAAGAGATGGTTCGCAAGCAAATAGCCGAGCATAAAGCATCGGTCCTGCGGATGTTTGATCAAGGATGCACACCGGCGTCGATGTACGTCATGGGCATGCTCTCTGACGCCCAGGAAGCTATGAGCATGGGCATGATGGACGTTGCCATGACGACCCTCAACGATGCCAAGATCATCATCTCCGAACGCTTGACTACCCGCGATCCTCAAGGCCGTCACGACTTCAACGAGATTGAGAAGCCCTTCAGGAAGAGAGGCTAAGATGAAGTACGATGCGATCGTCATGAAGGCTGGAACCACTCCTATCCCCGACGACCACCATCGCGTCTTCCAGGCTGGGTATGTGTCCGGCAACGGATGGCGTGCCTGCGGATATGGCAAGACAATCTGGGAAGCCCGCCGGAACCTCGAGCAGCGCTTGCTCGAGCAACAACTTGAGTCTTTATGTGCCGTCGTGCAAAGTATGACCCGTGACCATGGTCCAGGCTACCGCATGAGCGGCTCCGACGCTCGCAAGTTAGTAGAGAACGCGATAGCAGAGACCAAGCAGGCATACCGATACGAAGAGCAGTTTTTTGACGAGAGGGATGGTCAATGATCGGCCAAACTTGTAATCCGAGGTTCAAGATCGAAGTTGTGCGCCGCTGCGTGGGCATCCCGCCGTTCAATGACCTGTCCGAGCAGCAGCTCGAGGACCTGTATCAGATCGTCGATAACGAAGCTGAAGGGTTCGATGGTGAACCTATAAGCCTGGACCAGATGATAACGCGAATGACACAGCGCTTTAACGCTTACGGCCTCGCGCCGAGCATAAACTAGGAGGATGTGTGGTTGAGATCTACCGGAATTTGAATCGAAGAGACGGAGTGTGGTTCTCCATCCGCAGTCGCAAGACTGGCCGCGTCATTCAGCGCGTCAACTTGACCGGGGGCGACGAGTTACTCCTCAAGGACGTGACTTTCCGCGTCAGCGAAGCTGGTCGGACCCGCGTTCGCCGCGAGAAGCGCAAGAACGTGCACGCTTTGATGGTGGGAACGAAGGTTACGCTGAACCACCTCACGCCGTTCGGCAACGATGGCATGTACAGGAAGTACCGCGTGAGCTATAACCCATACCGCGACGACAACTTTGTCGGAACTCGATACCTGGAGAACGGACAGTCTGAGAAGATCGTCCTTTACGAAGCTGCCTTCGTCACGATGGACGACGGCGGTGTCATTGCTTGGATATACAAGGAGAAAAAATGAAACAGATAGGACCGATGCAGATTCTTCTGCACATCTACTCGATCTTGAGGTTCAACGGACCTATGGCTATGCCAGAGATCGTTGAGAAGTTACTCTTGCGAGGGATCAAGCTCGACAGCAACAGCATACCCAAGCTGCACAGGCTCATCAACACAGAACCAGCAGCCAGGTTCGGCATCCGTCGCATGGTCAGCACTCAGGTATTCATGATCATGCCAGAAGCTGTCACCGCCAACATCATCAAGAGACCAGTCGAAAAGATGCCACTTCCTGTACCACAGGCTGCCCCTCAAAACAAACCTAAGTACGAAAGTGATGACGTCGCCGAGATGAAGTCGCAGATCATCGACTTCTGCAAGAAGAACAACCGAGCCCCGTCGCAGCTTATAGAGTCAGAGAAGAAGATGTACATCTTCATCTTAAATCACTCTAAGAAGGATGAGACGTTCCGTGAAGCAGTAGCTCCGTACCGTGGACGTCAACGTGGTCGTCATATGACTCGCAAGCTTGCCGACGAGATCGAGGTTGGCATGCAACTTGCTGAGTCGGGAGGTTCTGGACTGTGATGGAGATAAATGGTCTCGTAAACATGCAAATCCTGCTCGACGAGTATGCCGGGAAGCACCTCGTTCAGGCAGAGTTCGTTAACAAGATGCGGGAACAGCTCGACTTGCTCGAGCGCTACCTGCTCGCCCACGACAAGTGGAACCGCGAGCAGTTGACTGCCTTCGTGGAAGGCCGTCCACCATACTGGCACGAAGTTCGAGCGAATCCGAAGGACTTCCCTACTAACAAGGAGCTGTCAGATGAGTACCGAAAAGCCTAGGGTAAGGTTCTGCTGGGAATGTGGGCGAAAACTTTGGGGTAACGGCCACGTAAGTGCGACGCTCAAGGCTGACGGCCATGAGAGGGTGATGCATAAGGGATGCTTTGAGGAGAACAAGGCTGACTTTACTGAGGCCCGCGTTGTTTCGCGATCTCGTCGTGACCCTTCCCAACGTAGATCACCTTCCCGCGTGAATCGAAGCCAAATCCAGGCATTAAAACAGTGACGACGTCCCGACAGTTTGGGTGAGTAAGCGTAACAGATGGGTTACGACTGCCAGATTTCTTGCCTGGATCAGCTACAAGCTCAGACATGTAGTACAGGCGCGGTGTAACGCGGTCTTCCATAGTCCAAAGTCGCCAGCAGTCCGTGCATCTCTTGTCATCTAAGACACCAATCTTGAATACGACGGGGTCAGAGATCCCGATTCTTTGCGCGACTGCTAAGATACCGTCGGCTGAGCCTATGTTCTGCGAGTTCGACAGCTCAACTTGAGTGATGCCGTCGACTGCCTTCACGATCTTCTTACGCTGGGACTCGAGTTCGTCGCGTACGCCGTCAAGTATCTTCTGACCGTCCTCAGTCTTGAGCCAGCTTGCCGGATCTTGCTTGTCTATCTTGCTCTTCCGGTTAGCTTCGTCGAGCGCGTCAGACACGGTTCGTACGGTATCAGCCTGAACCTTTGCCTTCATCGAGTCGAGGTACTGGCTGGTAACTGCTTCAAGCTTCTTGATGCTGGTCTGGTCAGGGAACTGAGTGCCAGCCCCATGGATGGAGTTGGCGTGAAGGTACGCGTGGAGGATAGTGGCCTTCGGATCGTAGTCGCGCATCTGGAAGATCATGCTGCGAGCGACTGACTGGGGTCCGACGAGGCGGATCTTCGCGTTGTTGAAGTACATGTCGACGATGCTGATGATGATCTTACGTAGTGCTTCAGTCATGGTCATGGCCGTCGTGAGGTTTCTTGCCCTCTACCGCGCCCATGATCTCATCGAACATCTTCTTTGAGTCGCGCTCGAAGGCTTCTGTCTGCTTCTTGCGAATCGCCTTGTGTAGCTTCAGCATCTCTTTGCGGTTGATCGGAAGATCCCTCTCTGCCTTAGTGAGAGCTTCGCCGATCTGACCCATCGCTGAGTCTAGGTCGGACTGTTCTGGCTGCTGTTCTTGGTCGGGCTGAGCCTTCTGGCCGCGCTGCTGACCCTCGTGTGGAGGAACGCTGGAGTCACCCTGTTCTGGGTTACCTTGACCATCCCCACCCTGTTCTGGGTTACCCCCACCTTGCTGAGCCTGAAGTGCCATCTGCTGCTGTTGCATCTGCATCTGCTGTTGCTGCATCTGAAGGTTCATGAACGTGAACCATGCCTGGTTGTTTATGTAGAACGCAAGCTCAGGATGCTGTGTCGGATCGCCGTAGCCCTTGCACTTGTCTGGATCAAAGGCTTCCTTGATCTCGCCCATCGTGTAGTACTTCTCGACGTTCGCCATGTACGCGGCGTTCAGTGGGAAGTCTCCACCGATCGGGACGTGCTTCTTCTCGACGCGGTCCATGATGTCGTTCATGGTCAGGTAGATCGCTGAGTCCTGCTGGAGGCGAGTTGCTTCCTTCTCAGGACTGTCGGCGTCTAAGCCTTCGAGCGAGATGCGTACGAGCTTTGACCACTCGGGGTTGATGAGCGGGAGCAAGCGCTCGTTCAAGAACGCTTCGATGCTCTTTAAGATCGGGCGAAGACCGTTGTCGCGGGCTGCGACCATCTTCCACTCGTTGTTTGACTCGGCTAGCGACTGAGAGTTCGTACCCTTCGAGAGGTACGAGAGGGCTGCGACCTCGTCCGGCGACATCTGGTATGCCGCAAGGATCATGCGCTTGTTCAAGTCGGCTAGGTACTGGAACTCCATGTCCCGGCCAGCAGCGTCGAGTGGCTGGATCGTGATCTTGTCGTTCTGGCCTACGCCGAACACCGGCATGCGCCAGGCGGCGTTGGCCGAGTTGATGTGGGCAGTCATCTGAGCGCGGATCGCCTGGATGTCGTCTGCGTCAAGGTTCTCCGACTGGAACACCATCACGTTACGTGCGGCGCGTCCGTTAAGGAAGAACATCTTGTTGTGAGTGGTCAGGTTGATGTGTGTGACGACCGAGTTGATCAAGCGCTCGATCGGACTAACCGGGTAGCCAGCGCGATCGATGTCGGTCGACGGAGTAAGCGACCAGACAAGCATCTGCTTGTCGGTGAAGACCTGGTATGGGCGATCATCGATGACCTGAACCCAGGTATAGTCGCCGTTCGTGAACCTGTCTACGTCGATCTTCTTGTCGGAACCCTGGTTAAGGCGGTCAAGGATCTTCTTGGCCTGCTCGCGGATAGACTCAAGGTGCTTCTCGTTCGACTTCATGTCGTTCGCGAAGTAGATCGTACCAGCATCAGACGCACGCCAACTGTGGAACTTTCCGATCTCGTTTACTCGAACCTCAGAAGCGAACCAGCCGTAGAGGAGGACGTCCTCTGTGATCATGTGCAGCCACTGAGAGAACGTGCACTTATCTTTGTCCTTGATGCCGTCGTTGCTACCGCAGTTCAGCAAGATCTCGCGGAGTTTAGGAACGATCTCCTTCTTGATCTTGTCGATCTGCTCTTCTTCCATCTCCTCGTAGAGGTGTGGCTGAGGGTTTATGACGAAGCCGATGTCGAAGCGGTTCGGGCGCGGATCGCCGTATAGGGAGATCTGCTTGCCACGAAGGGGTAAGATGATGCCGCCGACCAACTCCTCAGTGTCGCGAGTGCGCTTGAGGATGACCGGAGGGATTGCGAAGATGCGACGCTTGTAGACGGCAGCGTACTGCTCGGCCTTCTGCGGATCTTCCGTGAACGACAGCTTGATGGCCTCAAGGTCTTGGGCCTTCTTCAGCGTACCTAGGATCTGACTGATCGGGTCCTGGGAGTTGTTTCCAGGGTCCATGACGTCAGTCATGATCTTTCGGAACTTTGGATCTGTCTGTGTTGGCAGTTTGTCAGCCATTATTCACCTGAAGCTACTAGAACTTCTGTAGGGTTCAAGCTCATGTTGTGGATTACGAGCATGTAGTACGGGCCTGTCTTGAGGAGCAGTCCAGGCTTCTCGACGTTGTTTGGCTCGATCGACGGGATAACTTGAGTGTTGTCAGAGGCGTCTGCGTTAAACCGGACAGAGATCGTGTCGACGCATGCGATAAGCGCGAACGTCTTCGCCGCGCTGTAGATGACCATGCCAGCAGCGGTAGGCATTATGCCAGTCTCAAGAGGTAGGCCGCCTTGGCTTCCGACCGAGAACTCGATCCAGTTAGGGGTAACGTCGCTGATCTCGTAGGACCCCAGCGAAGCCGGAGAAAACCCCATAGACAGGATGACAGTATCGCCAATCTGGACTTGGTTTGAGTTGCCGCCGCCAGAGCTGTAGACGTAGAACTTAGTCGGGTCCAACACCGTCCATGTTTCGCCAGTTCCGTTCACGTTCTTAATGCTGATTGAACTAGCGGTCTTCGCGATGATGACGAACTCGCCCTGGTTCGTAGCAGAGTTTCCTACTCCAGGCTCTAGCTTCAAGATGTCACCGACCACGATGTTGGTCGTGTTGATGCCCGTGATGGCGTTTGCGCCGTTAGCAAGCTGGATAACTGCAGACAAGCTTGGGATCTGGGTTCCGTCGCCGGAAGTAAGCCCAACCTGGTTCGAAGGGTTCGCGATGTTCCAGGCGCTGATTAGGGACGAGATCGAAGAGGTGCCGTCGCCGGTCAACGCTATAGAGTTACCGACGGTACCGGCGGTCACCGCCGTAAGAGTGACGTCGGTAGTCATGCCAGCAACTTGACCTGAGAACGACGCGGGGACAGCCGCAACGGAAGGGGCTGTGAACGTAGCGACCGGTCCGCTCATGGTCATGGTGAACACGGTCGTACCGTCAACTCCTGGGAGCCGATCGGTGCGAAACGATGGAGGAGTGCCAGCCGAAGCTGTTAGGCGGTAGATGTTGGTGGAAGGATCAGGCAGGGACACGTCGAAGGCAGTTGTGCCGTCGATCGCAAGAGTTCGAGTTCCGTTGTAAATAGTCCGTACTTCACCAGGAGCGAGCTTGTAGGTCGGACCCGACGGGTTGTCCACAGAGATACCTGGGATCTTGTAGGTCAGATCGAAGTTCCTGACCAGCGGGTTGTTGGACGCCTGGTTGTCCGAGAAGGCCAGGGCGTTCACTTGGAGGTTAATCTGACTCATCTTCACTCCCTACACTTGACTGCTATGGATTAAGATCTGGCGATAACTCAGTGTTTTCACTTATATATCCCAATAGTTAGTTTTCGACTTTGAGGTCTGCAAGCCTTCACCACCGCCGCCGGTTTCGACCGACTGTCGGATCTGATCGCTCAGCCAGTTTTCCTGTTTCTTTGCCACAGCTTGCTGATACTGCTTCGGATCTTCCTTCGGCTTCTCATCAACTTGTCCGGCTGTACTCGCGGCCACTCCGCCGGTTCGGGTCTTCCAACGGTTGATGGCTGCATAACGCAAAGCATCAATAGAATGGTTGAACTCGTCAACCGGTACGTCCGTAAGCTTACCACCCGCGTCGTGATCGTAGTGGTACTTCTCCATCTCCGAGCACATGAAGTCGCAGTTTCCCTTGATGCCAAAGAACGCCGTGGTACCGCCGGTAGAGTAGAGCTTCTGGCGGATGAGCGTGATGCCGTTCTCGATCTGGCCGGACTTGTCGAAGTCGTCGAACACCTTCACGACCTTGCGAAGCATCTTGTTCAGCTCAGGACGCGAGGTATCGGGGTAGAGCGTGTGGAAGTCGTACTTCTTCTTCATGCTGAAGACGAGTTCCTTCAACTGCTCAGGCTCAAGCTCGGCCTGGGCCGTGACGTTCATGATGTAGATTATGCCGTTGCCGTCTTCGTAGATGACCACGACGACTGCAGGATGCGTGCTCCCGTGGTCGAGCCCTGCGTACCGCTTCACACCCTTCTGGATCATGAAGTTGACCAGCTCAGACTCAGCCAGCTCCCGGCCAGGATCGGTACCGGTGAAGATCCTGTACATCTCGCGCGGCGTCTTCTCAAACACAACTCTCTTGAACTTGGCGAAGATCAGACCCTCCGACGAAGGCTCCATCGACATCTTCTGCGACAAGAACCAGGAAAGGTCGGCCTTCTTAAACTCCGCGATGACCGACTGGGTGGGACGAAGCGTGCGGCAGGTAGAAGTCTGCTTCTTGAGGTCACCGGCGCATACGGCGGCCAGCGGACAGGAGAAGCATCCCTTGTACGCGTTGATCCTCTCCATCTTCGACTGCGTTGACTCGTCGGTCTTGTTGAACTCCTCCTGAGTCATCTTGATGTTTTCTTTGGCGTTGACGTAGTAGGTGAACGGTTCGGTGCCGGAGATCGAGTCAGGGCAGCGCTTGGTGTTCTCTAAGATCGTCCAGAACCTGAACAGCATCCCAGACTTCTCGCGGTTCTCGTACTCAGTCTCGATGACCGTGTACCGACCCTTGCGAGAAGAGATGCCAAACTGGAACCATGGCTTCCCGTCGTTCGTGTATACCGGGATACCGCCGACGTCCTGGTAAGCAGCCATCTTCTCCTTGCTAAGAGATGAAAGCTCGTCAAGGGAGACGATCGGAGCGTGAGATCCTTGAACAGCCATCGGAGATATAGACAAGATCTCAACGTCCACCTCTTCGCCGTCGACGACGAACGTAGTCTTGCTCTGGGTTGGGTCAGATAACAAGAAGTCTCTGAGGTAGGGTCTGGAAACGAACTTCTTGAAGTACAGGTATGCACGACGAGCTTGATCCTTCGTACCGCCAAGGTGAACGACTGCTCGACCAAAGTGAAGCGGCAAGATGACCTGAAGTACGGCAACGGCCAGAGTCTTCTGAGAAGCTCGACCGGCGATGTACATGAGCGAGACCGGCTCCTCGCGGTGATCGTCCGCGCAGAGCTGGTAGATCTCCCAGACCATGTCTAGTGGGTTCGAGTCTGCGAACCGGGATACCGTGCAGTCAGCAAGGTCGACGTTCATGAAGAACTTGCCCCAGTTGTGCAAGTCTTCGCGAGTCTTGCACCGCATGCGGACTAAGTCCTTGCACAGAAGAGCCTTCTCCTCTGGCGTCAAACCTTCTAAGAGTTTCTCGATCTCGTTCATTCCTGCGGTTTACCCTTATTCTGAACAGACCCGGCAAGTGCCCGGAGGATCTTCGACTGAAGTTCCTGAGTTATGGCCGGACGTGAGGGCTCTTGAGTGTTCACGGTTACGCCCTGGTTGACGTTGATCTGCGTAAGGCTAGCTGGGGCCTTGGCCTTATCTTCTCCGGTGATCTTAGAGATAGTCTCGATCACTTCCTTGTACATCTTCATGCTGGTGATCTGGAACTCAGGCAGGTCATCGGCATTGCCGGTCTGGAGGTACTTGAGCATCTTCTCGCGGTGCTGCTTGTGCATCACGGACATCGTGTTCGTTAAGAACTCGATCGACTCCATCTTCTGGCGCTGTAGGCTCGCCACGGCACGCTTCGTCAAGTTGACGGTATACTCGTCCCTCTCTCGGTCCCACTCGAACTTCTTGCGACAGTAGAGGACGTCGGCCTCGCTGAACCCCTTGTTCTGGGCCGCGATCTCAGCGCACGAGTACCCTTGTATGAACAGTGCGGCCATCTGAGCAGAGAGAGTCGGTGAGATCGGCTTGAAGCCGGTATCCACCGCTCTCCTCAAGAGTTCCTTCTCATGCTCCGTCCATCCAAGCAGCTCGATGACTGTTGGCTGCTGTGTCACAGGAGTAGTGTCCGGGGGTAGGACCTCTGGTATGCTAGGCTTGTTCTGTTCCATCGATATACACCTTCACTGTTTGTACCCAACCAGACAACAAGGCCATAGTCCAGGTTCTGAGGTTAAGAGCTGCGATAGCTCGCTCCTGTTCGTAAACCTTCTTCGGTATCCGGTACTTGAATACCTTGTACCACCACCCTTTTCGGGGAAGCGGCTTCGACTTCTCCGTGACCAAGTCGTACACGATCATCTTCTCGTCCGGCACTATCTTAAAGGTGCTCGGCAGAGAGATGTTGCAGCACGCTATGGTATACTTCTCCATCTGAATGGTCAGGTAGTCGTGCAAGATGCCGTAGTGCACCAGCGCGATCTTCGCAAGGATGTAGTCTTGGTCCTGCGAGTTTATATTAGACTGCTTACCTTGTGCCAAACCTTCTCCCTTATCTCGGGTTGTATGTCTGCGACTTCAAGGACGTACTTCTTCATAGCCTGCTTGATGTCTCCAGACTCTTCGATCGACACCCTTCCCTCGAGCTTCTTCTTGATGTTCGGAACAAAGCGAACTCGACCTACTAGGTTCACGTTCTCTTTGGTGAAGGCTTCGTAGAACTCCTCGCTGCCTTCGACGGTGACCTTGATCTCATCGCCGATCTTGGCATTCAAGGCGTCGACGTTGACCTTTACGACCCCGCCATCTTCCGTATACTTCCACGAAAAGTAACGCTTGGCCAGGTGATCCGTACAGATCGGGGCCAGCTCAAAGGTGTGAACCTTGCCGTCGGAGATGTGATAGATGAACTTTGAGTCATTCGCCTCACCGCGAGTTACCATACGCGGAGTTCCGACGTACGTCACTTTGCCGATAGTCTGGGCTTTGTGTATGTGGCCGGAGATGATGGCTCTGTAGTTGAGGTCTGCGCCTTTGACTCCATGTGGTATCGGGGTTCCGTTCTCGTAGCATGCACCATCAAACGTCTGGTGACAGAGTAGGATCTTGTCTTGCGTATTGGCGAAGCCATTTGCGACTGATACGAACTTGTCGTTGTCGTGCATGAACGCAACGTAGACGTAGTCATCATCCCAGGCAGTGCTAGACACAACCTTAACATTCTGAAGCTCGCCGAACGTCGCCTCGCAGATGTTTATCTGTGCGTTGGATGGTGATATGCCGTCGTGGTTACCAGAAATGATCCAAACTTGAGCGACCGTGGCTATCTCCTGCAAGTATCTACGATAAATATGGATTATCTCCTGTCGCACTACTGCATGTGTGTGAAACATGTCGCCTAGAAAGATAACTCTCTTAGGCGATCGATCGATAGCCTGCTGGAGTATGAACTCGAGTAGGCGTACCGTATCGCCCAAGTTTGATACCTGGGCGTGCATGTCTCCGATGATGAGGTCGTTGTGCCTAGTTGTCACTTACGCCTACCGTGAGGTTCTCGGGAAGCAGGATGAACTCGACCCCGTCGTCAGACAGGCGATGGCGCTCAGAGAAGGTCGTGAGCTTTGAGATCTCAGCCTTGAAGTATATGGTCTGACCAGCCTTGAACTGCTTAGAGTCAAACACGACCTTGCTTGAGATGATCGTCCTCATAGTTCGATCTGTACCAGAGAATCCAGCAACGATCCTCTTGCTCTCGCCCTTGTCGTGCCCAAGCTCTATGGGAGCAACTGCGACGTAGTCATTTAAGGTCTTCAACGTGTACCTCCGTAAGTATTCCCTGAACGCCTTTGAGGGTCAGGATCTTCTTTTCAAGTAAAGTGAGCGTCATCATGAAGTCTTGAAGATGGCTCATCAGGTTGTTGTGCTCGACCATCAAGTATGGATCGTTGTTTGAGTCGCTAGGATGGGCAAGCGTGTCTACCATCCTCAGGTCAGTTCCCTCAAACTCCTTGTCCAAGGACATGTAGGAAGACGCTGCTATGAGGTCGTTGATCTCAGACTCCGATGAGTCCGGCACCAGCTTCGCGATCTCCTCTGCCTTAGCGTTGGGGAGCTTCTCGAGGATGCGTCTGATCTTGTAGAGTTTCTTACCTGCGTGTGGTCCGATCGAGACGCTTAGGTTCAGTAGGTTCCCGTTGATCAGGTAGGCTACCATCCATCCGATCGCGAACTGGTGAAACGGAGTTCCGTCTTCTAGGATGAACTTGTCGACCGCAGCGATCAGACCCTCGTTGGAGTTCTGGATTAGGTCTGAGAAGTCCATGGTAGCTGACGTGCGAACGTGACCCTTGGCTCGATTCATTCCAAGCCTCAGGTACATGTTTACTATCGACTCGCGAACCATCTTGATGTCTTCGAAAGTTTCCTTGAGGGCAGGGCTCTCCTTGCCAAGAGCCTTCAGGGTGTCCATGGCGAACTTGCAGAACTGGAAGTTTACCTTCACGTCGTGAAGCATCTTCGGCTTCGAGTGATCGATCGCGTAGTTGACGGTTTCCTTGTACGCACCTTCCTTCTCTCTGAAGTAAGGGCGAGCAGTCAGGATGTTGCCTTCTTGGTAGCGGATGAACTTGATGAACTCGTGGTAGACCTGCTTGCCGCCGCCTACCGACTTCAGCTTTCGCGAGAACTGGTTCTCCAGGCCGTAGAGCTTCTTGAAGAGGTCCTCTACGCTCGCTTGGTCGAGACCTTCCATCGCCTCGTTCATCTCCTTTACGTACATCTGTACTACTGTAATGCTCATCTCATCCTGCCATCTTCACTACTTGAACAGGGCCAACTTCTGAGAAGTAACTCATGCAGATGTCACCATGCCTCTTGAGCATGGGGACGTTGGTTATCCTGAAGGCAACGACCTTACACTCGTACTTACCGGTTGGAGGGTCGATGCGTGTACTCCTACCGATTGGACCTTGCTTAACCTTCGTTCCTGCCTTGTTGCCGAGCCAAGAGATCGTCAGTCTGTTTGGCTTGAAGTCGGTACCGGTCGTCACAGCCGAAGTTCCGACGACGCACTTTATCTTACCAGCGTTGAACTCTTCGCAGATCGCGTTGCCGTCGGCTTCACCTGAAGCGAACTTGTACGGTACACGCAAGAGGACTGATAAGATCTCGTTCTGGACGTACTCGTCGACCAAGATCAAGGTCGGCATGCCGCCGAGAACAGCTTCGTTTGCCAGACCTGCGACCATGTGCGCTATGTCGTAGTTCTTGTAGATGTGGGTCTGGTTCATCTTCACTACGTTATCTGATTTATACGTCGACTTGCTGCTTACGTCAAACACTAAGAACGACAGCTTAGCAAGTACGCCGTCGGTGATCGCCTGCTGGATCGTGTACGTGTAGACGCGCTTCCCTATGATGCCTTCCAGCATGAGGTCCTTGCCGTCGTTTCGCTCTTGGGTAGCTGAGAGGAACCATCGGTATGGGCAATGGGCGAGGAGGTCGCAGCAGAAGTACTGGAACTCTTTCGCCGGGAGCGTGTGGCTCTCGTCTGAGATGAAGACCTTGTACTTGAGGAACTCCTTCTTCATCTCTGGGTCCTTGACCATAGAGAGGCTCTTGCCTACACAGATCAGGATGTCTTTGCCGATCTCCTTCTTCCCAGCGCCGAACATGCCGACGCGCTTCTTCCCGAAGTACCTGATGGCTTCCTTGTAGAACGCCTTCGCAAGGTTCGTCTTCGGAGTGGAGATTATGACTGGGATACCGGCGGCCTTGGTGAGGAGGTGTGCCAGGAAGCTCTTGCCGACGCCAGTTGCCATCTCGACGTGCGAGTGTGGGTTCGCAAGTAGGGCGGTGAAACCCTTCGTCTGGTGGGCCATAGGATCATACGGCGGCTTGTTGTCCCAGGGGATGAGCTTAAACTCTGGAAGTTCTACCTTAGACTCGAACGTCGTTCCGGGGAAAGCTTCCTGAACGCGGGTTTGAAGGCCTGACAGGAACCAGTAGTTGTTTCCATCAAACTCGAGCATGCTCCTGTTCAGGTCAGGCTTCAGCTTCTCGATGCGCTCTAGGCAATAAGCCTCTCCCCACTTGTGCTTCATCTTGGCAAGCGTCTTGATCTGACGCTCGACGGTACGATCCTTGTACGCAAGGAGACTCCGCAGCTTCGAGATCTCCTCGTCGCTGGCATAAACTACTATCTTTACTGGGTTTTCTTGAACAAGTTGCATCTGGCCTTTGTATCGGTTTGAGACATGGCGTCAATTTTACTTGACAACCATCTCAGACAGGATAGTGCCAGATTGTGTAAAGGTCAAGAGAGAGGATTGTCCCTCTTTCGACGCTCCTCAGCCGTGCGCTTCTCGACGAGGTCTCGGTACTCTTTGCTGCCCACTCTTGGAAGCGGTGCGTCATGCCTGGTAACAATACTCTGTTGTTCACTTACGAGGAGAGGGACGGTCTCTAAAGCCGTCCCGATCGTACTTCGTGGGACGTTAGTACTACGTACTCCGTCCCCAAGTCCGTCCCCAAGTCCGTCCCCAAGTCCGTCCCCACTTTTTCCTTGTCGTTTTATGAAAGAAAAACACTCGTTAAGAAGCTCTTCTCGGGAACGGCCCTTCATATGTTTTAGTAGGTCTGAGTCAACAACCTCCACTATCCATGGCTTACTCTTCTCCTGACTGATGAGCTTCAAGATGTTCGCGGTGAACAGAGCCGATAAGATCTCAGTCCATCGATCGTTCCTGATCCCAAAGCTGACATGGTTCTTATCCTCCCTGATCAACTTCATGGTCAAGTCTCTGGTCATACATATAATCTGTCGATTGTGATAGTGCAGTGCGTTGTAAATGGATACGATGGCTTTCTGGGTATTGTTGTTGGCTTGGTCATAGAGTGACTTACACTCGATCCAACGAGGCTCACGAAGGGCCTCTTCGTTGAGGGTTTTCGTGTATCGCAGGCAGATCAAAGACTCTTTCGCTTCACCTATCGTGTTCAGTGTTTTCAAATCCACAGAATATGCTCCTAGAGGGTAAATAGTCCTTGATTATATCGTTGACGGTCGCCACTGTTATGTTTGACGTATCGCGGCGTACGAACTCACCGTTCTTGTTCTGCGCCGGGATCATATCTAAGATCAGGCGCTCAAGCCAACCAGCAAACTCACGCGACTTGTACTCGCCCCAAGTATCAAGATTTTCGCTCATCTCTTCAGGAACAGTGTCATAAGTGAACTGCCACACGAAAACCTTAGTGATTTTTCTATTCCAGGGCCTGCAGTATGACAACATGCGTTCAGGACTTGAGAACTTGCCAACCTTAAAACCATCGACACCTTCAAAGGTGATGATGTAGAATCCGGGTAACTTTGGAAGTTCTCTAAACCAGCGAGTAGGTCTCATAGCCAAGAATATAATTCATGTATTGACCACTCGTCAAGCTACTGCTAACCTCAGAAGAGGCAATGAAGGAGAAGTATGTACCAGAGAGAACTAACGAAAGCGAAGACTGCAGCCAAGACGATGACGTCCGACAAGGACAAACTTAAAGAAATCGTCTTAAGCACCGTTGGACGAGCCGCACGCATGGTCGGCGATACTCTTGGTCCGAACGGAAAAGTTGTCTTGATCGAGAGGCAGGAAAACTTGCCGCCGTTCACCACCAAAGACGGCATCACCGTCTTCAACTCGATGGCGTTCTCGGACCCAACTGCTCAGGCAGTGCTAGAAGTTGCTCGCGACTCGAGTTCCAAGACTAACTCTGAGGCTGGCGACGGTACCACGACCGCAACGATCTTGGCTGAGGCCCTGATTCGACGCGGGTTCGAGTACATCGAGAAGAATCCCCACACGTCTCCGCAGAAGATCATGCGAGACCTAGAGTTCGCGTTCAAGCAGGTCGTAGAGCCTTTCATTAAGGAGAAGTCTCTCAAGATCCCAGCAAAGGACAGCGACAACCTTCTTCGCAAAGTCTCGACGATCGCAACTAACAACGACGTTGAGATGACCGACGCCGTTCTCGAAGCGTTCGACCTCGTCGGACACAACGGGAACATCACCGTGGCGGAGTCTCCCGGATCTTCCGGCTTCGCAGTGGAGCGCGTCGAAGGCTTCCCGATCGCAGTCGGCTTCGAAGAAACTGCCGGTCGCTACATCGAAGAGTTCATCAACGACAAGGGCAACTACCGCATCCAGCTCGAGCGTCCGTGGTTCATCCTGTACAACGGAAAGCTCAACGAGCTTGGGCACCTCCTACCGATCATCGGCATCCTTGGTCAAGGATACGAGGACTCGATCAAGAAGAAGGAGAAGTTCAGCCCGAACGTGGTCGTAGTAGCTCACCAGTTCTCTGACCAAGTCCTCTCTGCCTTCGCGTCGAACTTCGCTGACCCTGGCACGCTTAACATCGTACCCCTTCGTACTATGATGACTCAGCAGGCGAACAGCCCGTACCACTTCCTGGTGGACCTGTCAGCCTTCACCGGTGCGACCGTGTTCGACCCGCTCACTAAACCGCTCGAGACGGCAAAGCTTGCAGACCTCGGCTTGGAGACTATGGACTTGTTCGAGTCATACCGCTACCGCTCCGTCGTGTTTGGAAAACCGCACGAGGTGAACATCTTGGGTAGGGTAGAAGAACTCGAGCAGCAAGCGAAGCAGGCCGAGAGCATTCTGGACGGAGAGATCCTCCAGGAACGCATGGCACTCCTGACCGGAGGCATCGCTCGCCTGAAAGTACTCGGAAGTTCAGAAGCTGAGTTGAAGGAGAAGCGTCACCGCGTCGAAGATGCGGTCGCCTCCATCAAGGGAGCGCTCAAGTACGGCGCTCTGCCCGGCGGCGGCAAGACACTGCTTGCACTTCGCTCTAAGCTGCTCAGCTCTGACGTGTCAGACGCAGTGAAGCAGATCCTCGCTGAGTCCCTCGCAACTCCGTTCGTTCGCTTGCTCGACAACGGCGGGTATAACCCCGACGAGATCGGCCAAGTTCTCGGCGGCATGGGAGTAGACCAAGAAGACTCGTTCATGACCACGTACGACGCCCTCAACCACAAGTTCGGAAACGCCGTATCAATCGGCGTGCTGGACTCCGCTTCTGCCGTCTTGATGGCGATCAAGAACAGCTTGGCCGTCGCCAAGATGCTCATGACCTTGTCAGGCATCGTAGTGTTCAAGCGCGATCATGCCTTGGAAGACAGCGTCAGCAAGAGTTACGCAGCCGAGCAAGAAGTTATGGAAGCCGCAGTTCAGCGAGCCTACAAAGAGAAGTTCGAGCCGCCGAACTAAGGAGACACCGTGCCACTGTTCCTGTTCAAGTGCAACTTATGCTCTAACGAGATCAAGAAGCTCCTCGACAAGCGCCCTGGCTTCCTCCAGTGCGAGTGCGGCGGTGCGATGGAAGTTCAGCAGCCCGACGTTAGCACCACCAGCGTTGAGGTCGTCGACAACGGTGCCATGATCAAGAAGGTCGAGCTTCGCCGCGACGCCGTAGCTAAGGCGAAGGAGAAGGGCGATCGGTACATCCAGACTATGGAAACCAGGGATAAGATCTTGAGGAAAAATGAAGATAACACTTGATAGCTGGACCGTCGATGACTTTCAGAGCATCGGCCCCAACCAGACAGTCGAGCTGAGCCCAGGCCTTTGGGCTGTTCGCGGAGAGAACCAGGACGACGGCGGATCTAACGGGTCCGGCAAGTCCAGCCTCACTCGCGCAATCAAGGTCGGCACGTTCGGCCCCAAGTTCTGCGACGTCAACGTCGACGAGCTTAGGAACTGGAACGGTAAGGGCAAGGCTAGGATTCGACTCAACTACACAGTCGACGGCCTGTCACTCGCGATCGACCGTACGCTCGGCGGCAAGCTGAAGGCTTGGCATGACGGCAAGGAACTTGAGGGCACCAGCGAGCAGGTCCAAGAGAAGATAAACGGTATCCTGAAGCTGACTCCAGAGCAGATCCTCTATCTGACCGACAAGGCTCAGGGATCGTTCGGTGGGTTCCTCCTGAAGAAGGACAAGGATAAGAAGGAGTTCCTGGGCTCGTTCTTCGAGATGGAGAAGCTGGAGAGCGCCGCTGAAGAAGTCTCGGAAGACCTCAAGGACAAGCTGTCCGAGGCCGAGTCCACGATGTCCTGGATCAAGCAGCTTCGCACTAAGGTCGCCGAGATCGAACCATACATCAGCGACGTTACGTCTAAGATCGCCGAGCGCACGTCGCCCGAGTACACAGCACAGCTCGTCCTAACTCAGACTCAGATCCAAGAGTTGAAGAGTGAGAAGGAAGCTATTAAGACTGGACTAGAGAAGGCTGCCGCCGATCCGTCTCTCCTGAAGAAGGATTGCCCCACTTATGATCAGATGGTTCAGGCTGCCGAGAGGTTAAAGTCTGTCGCTGGGAGTACCGGCGAATCGATGGCGGCCATCAATGCTCGACTTACCGAGCTGACTACTAAGCTAAACAGTAAGGTCGAAGTTCCCAAGGAGATGACGGACTCCCTTGCCATGATCGACCAGGCCATATCGAACTTTCACCAGGTCATGAGTAACAAGGCTAGCCTCTCTACTCGGGTCACCACTGCGACAGAGGCCATCAGTAAGTCTAGGGCATCCATAGATGCTATGAAGCCAGACACCTGCTATACCTGCGGTCAGTCGATCTCCTCTCACATATTCGAGGACCTGCGCTCCAAGGCTATGGGCGAGCATGAGAAGTTGGTCATAGCCCATCAGGAAGCTCAGGCCAAGCTAGAAGAGCTGAACAAGTTCTGCAGCGGCAGCGAGATCGCCGGTCTAACCAGTGCCAGAGACGGCGCCGTCAAGCAGATCGAGGAGTTCAACAAGTCACAGGACTCATCCACGCTCAAGGCTGAGGCTGAGGAGCTGAAGGCAAAGCTTACGAACCTGAACTCTCTGGTGGACTCTGCCAAGAGAGAGCTATCGTTCCACGAGCAGACCGTCAACACGTACGCAAACAACGCCTTGAGAGAGGCCAGAACTCGAGATGCTGAGATCGACAAGAGCTTGGCATCTCTGAACTTGCTTGTTAAAGAGCGTGAAGGCCAAGTGGCGTCCTTGAAGGCGTCCCTTACCTCCCTTGAAGCTCAACGCTCAAAGACGGTAGAGGAAGTAAACCGGTCCGAGAAGCAGCATGAAGAACTCCTGGCCGAGATAAACGTCTTGACGAAGGCAGCCGAAGTTCTGTCGCACAACGGGTTCCTCGGCTACATCTTTGACACCATCCTTGACGAGCTGAACGCCAACCTGAACGAGAACCTTAAGTCTATACCGGTCGCGGCTAAGTTCAGCCTGTACTTTACGCCTGACACAGTAGTAAAGACGACCAAGTCGATCAGCAAGACCATATCTTACAAGCTGTTCTCTGGTACCCAAGAAGTGTCGTTCGCGACCTTGTCCGGCGGTGAGCAACTGTCAGTCATCCTGTCAGTCGACGAAGCTCTGGAAACTGTACTGAGCAAGCGACTTGGCGTATCCCTGTCCTGGAAGGTGTTTGACGAGCAGTTCTTCTGGATCGACGAGCACAGTAAAGAGTGCATCTTGGACTTCCTTAGACTTAAGGCACAAGATAAAGCCTACCTGATCATCGATCACGCTGGTGAGTTCAACGCGGCCATCGACAACAGGATCAACGTCATCAAGAAGAACGGTATAGCAACGGTCGAGATATGCCAGTGATGAAGCGGGTACAGAAGAAGACAGACACGCCTGATAACGTGTGGAGAGAGATCTCGATGGAAGACCTCGTCTTCGTCTGCTACGGTCCGATGGGCGACTCTCGGGCCGTCATGATCGACCGCGATGACAAGGCCAAGGTAAAGACTCTGTACGTATTCCAGTCAAAGGATGCCGCAGTGCACTACGTGAAGGAGATGGGATCAAACTTCTTCAGCGGAGAAGTGAAGCTTGGCTTCCTGATCGAGAAGCTTCGGTCAGTGTACGAAGAGGAAAAGGATCACCAAGTCAAGTGTGTATTGACAGGCCTGGAGCAAGACGGTATCCTGTACGAACTTGACGTTCTATGGCAATTATTCACTCATTAAGGAGTCACGATGGACGAAGCTAAAGAGAACAAGCTGCAGAAGCTGATGAAGAAGGTCGAGGAGACTTTCGTCGATTCAGTTCGTGCTGCGAGCAACGAGAAGTTACGTGACGAGATCATCAAGTTGACCGGCGAGATCGACGAGCAGATGGAGTCGAAGAAGAACAACACCGTACTTGCAGAGCACCGCGCCAACGCGAAGGCTTTGGCTGACGGATACAACAACGTGATCAAGGATCGCAAAGACCGCATCTCATTGATCATGCTTCTGCTGGAGAGTCGGGGAAACCTGTGAAACTTTTCGCCCCGGTCCTTATGTTCCTCGCACTTCCCTCGCTGGCGATCGCCGAGCAGAACATCATTCAGAGAGTTGCTCCGAGCATCCACAAGGTCATTACCTTCAAGAACCGTAAGGAAGACGACGTTAGTGGGTACGCCACTGCGTTCTTCGCAAAGCTACCTGACGGAAAAGTTCTCGGCATCACCAACAACCACGTCTGCGCCGTGATGATCGGAAAAGGTCGCGAGACGTTTCTTCGACTCGTCGACAGTAAGGAGAAGATCAACTACGACAAGGAAGCCTTGAAGGTCGACAAGATCTCCATGGCCATGGGCGAAGACATCTGCTTCTTCTCCGTGAAGGGAGAGCCCGGCTCTTACCTCGAACTAGGCAACGACGTCACGAAGCTGGACAAGATCTCTGTGGTCGGCTATCCCGGCATGCAGTTTAACATCATAGCCGAAGACGGTTACTCGTCCGACTCCATCACCCTGAACGAGGCCGCTGATTTAGTTAAATGCCTTGGACCAGTCAACAACGAGTTCGACTACCTGATGTGCAACTCATTCAAAGGCGTGACCTTAAGTTTTCACGACGTTAGTCAGTTCCAGATCACTCCGAACATTGGGCCAGGATTTTCTGGTTCTCCAGTGATCGATCCACAAGGTAAAGTCATAGGTCTTATCGCAAGGTACGTTGAGCCTACTGAGGAGTACACGAACGGACACGGCCTGTTCATACCAGTAAGTAAGATCAAGAAGTACGCCGAGAAGGTCGAACTCTTGAGTCCTGATGATAACCGTGTCATACTGTTCAACTTCACTAGAAACGTAGGCATCGGCATCCATGAGTTCCTGGAGTACCAGCAGCGCGAGCGAGAGCAGTTCATCAAAGAATTACCGAAGAGGTTGATGCGTGAAAGTAATGGCCCTTGATCCAGCAGGCGAGTCGTTCGGAGTAGTGGTCTTAGAACCCACTCCGTCCGGCATGCTAGGCATCTCCTGGAGTCACCTCCTCTCTGCCCCTTCAGAGTGGGGCATCTCCCAGAAGAACTGCTACATGGCACACGCCGTTGCCGCGATGATCGCCCTAGAAAAGCCTGATCACGTAGTAAGCGAGAAGCCTTGGGGCATGGGGTTCTCGAAGCAGTCTCTAACCGAGCTGATCGGCGCGATAAAGGCTGAGATCTGGGATGACATATCGTGGCAAAGCATCTCCGAGGCACGACGCTCTGTGCTGGGAGACGGATGGGGAGACTCCACGAAGCAGATGTCTGCCGAGTGGATCGAGCAATACCCCTGGTCACCCGGAGCTAAGAAGTTCATCCGCGCACAGCTTGAGAAGGCCAACCCGGAAACCAAGGATGGGTACGACATCCTAGATGCAATTCTACATGGCTTGTGTTTTATGGTGAGCAAGGGTATTATAGCTCCTAAGCACAAGGAGCCTAAGGCTAAGAAGGAAAGAAAGAAGAAGGTGAAAGATGCAGTCGTTTGATCCAGATGAGTATAACATGGGAGATCAAGCTGACCAGCTCATCCAAGAAGTTCAGCAGACCGAGGCTGAAGAGGCACAGGTAGAAGCTGAGACTGACGAGGCCCTCGCCGCCGCCATGATGCGGATGGAAGAGGCAAACCTTTGGAAGATCCTCATCAAACAAGACGTGTTCGAGCAAGGTTCTGCCCGTCCCGAGATCCTTACCGCAGCTAACAAGAAGTTGAAGAAGTTTGCACTTACGCAGCTCAACCAACTCTTAAACATTGGCCAGCAAGAGCAAGAGAAGAAGCAGGAGTTCCCCCTCTCTAGGGAAGAGATCTTCGCACTGAAGGTACTCGCCTCCCGCCTTCTCAAGACAGAGACTCCGTCTGTGCCAGTCCCGACCGATACCGAGCGCGTTCCGAGCGTTAGGACCGTTGCCGCGCCTGAGCCGTCTGTTCGTACGGTATCTGCCGCCGAGCCGTCAGTGCGTAAGGTAGCTCCTGCTCAGCCGCAGCAGAGACAGGCTCCTCCAAAGCAGCCTGGAAGGGTAGCTCCTAAGGTTCCAGGTCGTACTCCTAAGAAGGGTGCCGACGCTGGATATGCCTTACCTAAGAATCGACGCCCTATGCCGACAGCAGACCAGCTGATCGGAACCATGCAGCAGCCTAAGGTCGCGGTTACCGCTGAAAACATCTCTCAGCGAGACATGAACGTCGTAAACCCGCAAGACCTTGTGAGTAATTTAGTTCAGCAGTTGACCGGCGGTAACGTAGTAGCGAACGACACGTCGACCACTGATGCAGATGACGTTAACTCAAGAATGTAAGTAAACACGAACAGGAGAAAACAATGTCCGACTCTACCCAAGAACAGCCACTCGCAGCGCCCAACGATCCAACCTCGGCACCACCTCAGGCACCGGCGCAAGATGCCGCTCCTGCTCAGTCGCCAGAACAGCCTCCTCAGGCACCGGCGGCACCGGTAGCTCCTCCTGCTCCCAAGCAAGAGGCTCCAAAGACCTTCTTGCAGCAGTTCAACGACCTGCAGGCTGCAGTTGCCCACCACGGACGACTCTTGCAAGAAGTTGAGATGGCGTTCTCGATCACCGGCGCTACGATGAACGAGAGCATCAACGAGCAGCAGCTCATCACTGACCAACTTCAGGCCATCTACCTCCTCTCAGAGGAAGGAAAACCTCTGACTCGCGTCAACGTCGCGAACAAGGTCAACGACCTGCGCATCCTGGAAGTGCAAGCTCGCCTGAAGAAGGACGAGGAAGAAAACATCATCCGTAAGATTGACACCGTCAGCCTGCGATCGATCATCGTATACGACGACTCTCAGAAGAACGAGGCCTACGCTGTGAAGCCGGTCTCGAAGCTTCCCAAAGAGTTGTCTGACCAGTTGGTCGGCAAGAAGGCTGGTGATACCGTCGGAACGATGAAGATCACGGCCATCTACGAGATGGTACCGCAGACTGAACGCCAAGCGGCTCAAGAAGCCAAGGCCGCAGCACTTGCTGCCGCACAATCAGCAGCTCCGACTGCTCCCCAGGGGTAATGATGAGTAAATCTAAGGCCGAGAAGTCTGTAGCTGACTCAGTCGCTGCAGACATTCGCCTGGTAGCCAAGGCTGCAGGCGTAGAACCCTGGACTCTGACGAAGGCGCAGTACAACAAGTTCGGAGGTAAGTTCTCCGAGTGGGACGTACGTAAGATTGGCGGCTTCAACAGCGTTCGCAACTCCTACTTCGCTCCGCAAGAGCCCAAGGATCACGCAATCATATCCGACATGAGCGAGATCCGCCGGGAGTACAACAAGCTCCTGAAAGACTTTGGCGACGTCGAGAGACTTCACAAGCGAGTCAGAGAGTCTTTGGTTAAGATGCCGAAGATGTCTGGCCCGATGTACAAGCCTAAGAAGGCCACGGCCAAGATCGAGCGTACCGTAAACGCGGTATGGTCAGATCACCACGTAGGATCTGACATCGTGGCTAAGGAGACCAACATCAACTACGGCAAGGTCGAGGAAGCTCGTGCCTTGGCAGCCTTAACCCTCAACATCGCAGAGTATAAGACTCAGTACCGGGACAACACCCGACTGAACCTCTTGATCCTCGGCGACTTGATCGAGAACGAGCTGCACGATCGGACGTCCGCTGACCTCCTGCATATCCAAACGTGCCGTGCGATCTTCATATATCCTCAGGCCATACGGTTCTTAGCATCTCAGTTCCGTAGGATCGACGTATCGTTCGCAGTTGGTAACCACGGTCGCGATACTGCTGTTCATCACAGTCGTGCCACGGCCCTCAAGTACAACGCGATCGAGACCACGATCTACTACGCTATCCGCATCGCCATGTCTGAGTACAAGAACGTGTTCTTCCATCAGCCGATGACTCCTTGGGTTGAGTTCGATGCGTCTGGGTATCGCGGGTATGCGACTCACGGCGATACCAACTTGAATCCAGGCAATCCTGGCAAGAAGGTGAACATCGAGAGCCTGGAGAACCAGACCAACAAGATCAACGCTTCCTTGAAGGACACCGACGAGTACAAGATCTTCGTCTGCGGCCACATCCACCAAGCATTGCATACTAGGCTGTCAAACGGAGCACACCTCTTCCTGAACGGAGCACTGACGCCGCCGAACACCTTCGCTCAGACCCTAAACATCATGGAAGCACCTCAGGTGCAGGTCATGTGGGAGTCTGTTCCGGGGTACCCCGTCGGCGACGTCCGGTTCGTCGATGCATCTGACTCAGCGGGAAAAACAAAACTTGATCAGATCATCACGCCGTTCAAGGAGTTATGATCGTAAGAGAGGCGGCATGGGCCGAAACTCTAGGAGAAGCGAAGAACCTCGGGATGAGACTCTTCGCGGTAAGCTACGTGAGATGCACAAGGAGCTTAGACGTAAAGACCAAGAGATCCACCATCTCCGAGCGGAGATAGACAGGCTCAAGGGACGGTCTAAGGTCAAGGAAAAGGAACCCGTTCGATCCCCAGAGAACCTTTGTCCTAACTGTGGCAGAGGTCACCTGGACATGGTAGAGATCCCGCGCAGAGGGATGGCGCCACTTAACTTCTTGTCCTGTGACTTCTGCGAGTACAAGGTCAAGAAAAATGACGGAAGATGAGGCAAGATTCTACCAAGCCCTGATGCAGAACCTCCACAACGCCGTGAGCGGCAGGAGAGTCGCGCTGGAAGGATTAGAGCAAGAGAGTGCAATGCTTGAGATCTACAGGTCTAAGCATGCTTCTCTGCTAGAGATAAAGCGAGCGGCTAGGCGAGAGTACCAGCTACTGAGCATCCAGGACCTTCGCCGCTTGAAGGCAGAGATGGACGGAGTACGCGGTGCCATCCGACAGTCCAGCGAGATAGTCTCTAGGCTGGAGACTCTGGTTAAGGACCACGACATCGAGATCAGACACCTGGGAGAACGTATCGACTACTTCGTGATCAAGACGCGACGCGGCGTAGTCCTAGACTTCAAAGGTAGGACGAGTGGATAAAGACGAACTAAGGAAAAAAGTCGAGTCTGAGACTGACTTCATCAACTCCAAGAAGTATAACAATAGTTTCAGCGAGTTCGTCGAAAACAACTCGAGTAACCGCAACAACGACAAGCTCATATGCACGCTGCTAGTCCTGGAGCCCGACGAACTCGTCAAGCTCTGGAAGGGCATCATAGAGAAGGGTAGACGGTACTTTCGTTTTAAGGTAGATTAGAGGGGATGTCATACTTTAAGCAACTCATAAATCCACACAGTCACACGCACTATTCATTGGATGGCGCTGCGACAGTTGAGGACGTAGTCAAGCGAACCAAAGAGCTTGGTGCTACTCACGTCGCCGTGACGGAGCATGGAAACATGAACTCCGCGCTCGAGCTGTTCGAGAAGGCGGGTAAGTCAGGCCTTAAGCCCATCTGTGGGATCGAACTCTACGTTCAGTCGCCGTTCTTGGAAGAGCTTCGCAAGATCGTTACGTTTGAAGTTCAGCAGTCAGGAAAGATAAAGGATGCCGAAGACCTCGAGAAGAAGGTCGAGAAGGCTATGAAGAACGAGTACGTTCACCTCACCGTCCATTTCAAGGACGAGTGGGCCTACCAGTACTTCTGCAAGCTTACTCCTGCGATGGAAGAGCGAGCCGTGGTCAAGTGGGGAGAGCGCAAGCCGATCGCTACCCTCGAAGAGATCCGAGGAGCTGCCGGTCACATAACTATCTGCTCGTCATGCCTGATCGGGATGACTCAGAAGTTCATCCTCCCTCGCAAGAAGTCTGGCATCGCCACTCCAGAGCTGGCCGAGAAGGCTTACAGGATCATACGCGAGATAGCAGGGAAGGATGACTTCTACGTAGAGATCTTTCCTCACGAGATTACCCACGAGTGGTCTCGTCCCGACAAGGACAAGCCTGGTACCGGCAAGTTCGTTCCGCACGAGTGCACGCAGTACGCACCAGACGGCGACATCCAGAAGCCAGCCAACGAGTTCATGATCCACCTAGCCAACAAGTACAACGACCCGATCATAGTATCACTGGACTCTCACTTCGCTTACCCAGAACAGAAGATCGTTCAAGATGCCCGGCTCGGTAACGGTGACGAGAACTGGAAGTTCTACAACTCGTACCACATCCTTACGTCTCAAGAGGCATTCCAGTCACTCAACAAGACGCTGAAGGTCGACAAGAAGACATTCGAGGGATGGATCGATAACTCGTACAAGTTCGGCAGCCGGTTCGACAACTTCAAGCTGGTGACCTCGAAGCAGCGCTGGGTTCTCCAGCCGCTCCCTCCAAACTGGCAAGAACTTCTCCTCAAGTACATCGAAGCCTTCGGTCGAATGGACTGGAATAACCAAGCCATGCTCGAGCGTCTCAAGTACGAGATCGACGTTCTGGCAAACAACGGCAAGCTCAACCTAATGTCATACTTCTTCACCGTGATGGACATAGCAGAGTTCTGCCGTAACAACGACGTCCTTATGAACGTGAGGGGATCTGCTGGCGGCGTACTCCTGCTCTACCTCGTAGGCGTGAGCGCCGTAAATCCTCTGAAGCATAACCTGTCGTTCGAGCGCTTCCTGACTACTGGCCGCATCAAGGCAAACACCCTGCCAGACGTGGACATGGACATCTCCGACCAAGACAAGGTATTCGAGTATCTGACGAACAAGTACGGAGACGCCTTCTGCAGGATCTCAGTAGATTCACAGCTCAAGCTCAAGTCATCGATCCAAGACGCTGAGCGCGTTAAGTTTGGCAAAGTTCGACCTGAAACTATGAAGCTGTGCAAGTCAATCAAGGCAGCTCCGACCGGCATGGACGACTACTTATACGTCTTTGGCGGCGTCGACCAGCAGGGAAACCCGGTCATAGGCTTACTCGAGACCCATAAAGGCCTCAAAGATTACGCAGAGAACAATCCTGAAGTCTGGAAGCAAGTAGTGGAGATGTTGGGCATCATTCGACAGAAGAGCCAGCACGCTTGTGGCGTGGTTATCGCTGACAGGCCAGTCCAGGACTACGTTCCTGTGACCAAGGTTGGCGGAGTCCGAGTAACCGGCTTCTCCCCGAAGCAGCTCGAGGCTGCAGGCCTTGTGAAGCTGGACCTACTAGGCCTAAACACCCTTCGAGACATGAACTTATGCCTGAAGCTGATCAAGGAGCGCCACGGCGTTACCCTGGACTGGAGCAATCTGCCGTACGACGAGGAGTGCTTCAGGTGGTTCGCTGAAGGAAAGGTCGCTGGCGTATTCCAGTTCGACTCCTTCACGGCAATCCCCCTCCTCAAGGGAATAAAGCCGAGGGACATAGACGGGCTCTCTGCTACCACGGCTCTTGGCCGACCAGGTACGACCGACGCTCCTGAGAGCGCAACTTCCAGCCGTACCTTAGCCGACGTGTTCGTTGCTCGAGCGCAGGGCGAGAAGATTCGGTACGTCAACGATGACCTTGAGCCAATCTTGAAAGAAACATATGGCATCGCACTCTACCAAGAGCAGACGATCCAGATCTTCCGTGACCTGGCGAACTACACCGCAGAAGACGGTGAAGGTGTTCGTCGCGGTATCGGTAAGAAGGATGCTGACCTACTCGCCAAGTATACCAAGGACCTCAAGGACAAGGTTCTGGCGCGTGGCTGGACCGAGGAGCAGGTTCAACTTCTCATGGACCAGATCATGGCGAGTTCCCGGTACTCGTTCAACAAGTCTCACTCGACCAGCTACGCTTACGTCGCATACGCTGGCATGTACCTGAAGATTCACTACCCTCTTGAGTTCTGGACATCGATCTTGACCTTTGCTTCTAAGAAAGACCTCAAAGACTACTGGACGCACGTAGAAGACTTCGTGAAGTATCCTGACGTCAACAGGTCGAAGGAGACTTTCCAGATCGCCAAGAGGGAAGACGGCACTGAGTACATCCAGTCTCCGATCAACTTGATCGATGGAGTTGGACCGGCCACAGCCAAGGAGATCATCAACAAGGCACCATACGCCTCGCTCGAAGACTTCGTTAAGCGCATCAATCGACGCATCGTTAACAAGAAGATCGTAACTCGACTGGTGTTCTCTGGAACTATGGACTGCCTGATGCCAGCAGGCCTTAACGACGCTGAGAAGCTCGACCTCTACCTTCAGACGAAGGCCCTGGTGGACAACGAGAAGAAGGAAGCTGTCCCAGCCCAGTACCTCTCGTTCACTCCGCTCATGAACTTCCTATTCAAGAAGGCCATCTTCAAGGTCTTCAAGGAAGACGTAACACCGCTTACGCTACCGATCTTGGCAGACCGTAGGCTCATCGCGCAGCGCGGCAACTACCTGGTATACAAGGACCCAAACAGTAAGAAGCTTGATAACGCACCGCTCATAACGCCTAGCGACTACGAAGTATATGCAGAGGACGAAGACCTCACTGCTACCGTTGCAATGGTCGCGTACGTGACTGAGTGCGAGGAGAAGTCGTTCGCTGAAGGTTCAAAGACCATGATGAAGCTTACCCTTGAAGCCGGAGACTCGACCATCGAAACGGTAAAGTTCCCATCATGGGGAGAGACTGAACATGGGGTTGACAAAGACATAGATGGAAGCGTAGCATTGATTGTGATGACGAAGAAGTTCCAGAAGAACTTCGTAATCGATAAGATCATGAAGCTCGAGAAGATCGAAAACTTCTAAGGAGAAAAGATGCCAGAACAAACTACCAAGACTCTTCGCGAAGAGTACTTGAAGGCCAAGCAACTCTCGAAGATGAACATCCAGGACGGAAGTCCAGAGACGAAGTTCCAGCGCGAAGGCGCAAAGAACAGAGCCGTGAGCACTCTTCCCAACATAGAGAGAGACCTGCTTGCGCGGATCACCCGCGACTCCGTAACCGTAGTGGTTACCGAAGACGCAGACGCCTTAGCCTTGGCTAGCCAGCTCGCGACTGAGAACGACAACGTCGTGTGCTTGGGCTACAAGGACATCGATCGTCTGATTGCTCAGACCCTTTACCCGAAGGACCTCGCCGCCGGTTACCCGATCAACGCTGAGTTCGTCTCGCGGCTGAACTCCCTCCTGGCCGGAGACGTATCTTACCAGATCGGAGCTGACTACATGCCAGCGGTGAAGCCAGCAGCTACCCTCTACGGAGTTGCCAAGACTCGTGAGGAACTTACCAAGAAGATCACGATCATGCTCCGTGGGGCCTATGGTACCGAGCTGAACCGGATCTACCTCACGAAGCGCCTCAACGAAGAGATCTTTAAGCGAATCGACAACGACAAGATCATCGCGATCTTGGTCGAAGTTCCTCTCGAGTTAGTCAAGGAGATCGGTAAAGCTACCGGTCGCTCGGTGGTTCTCACCACCTCCAACTACCCCGGCGCCATCCAGTATGACCCGGCTATGACAGCGACACAACTGCGCTCGGCTATTGCCAAGGCCGTGACCGCAGCAAACAAAGGCACGAAAACCAAAAACTAAGGAGAAAACATATGTCAGTTGGCTCATACGATCCCAACAAACCCCGCCAAGGCGGATACGGTCCCAAGAAAGTTCGCCTGGGGTTCAACCGTCAAACGAACCTGATCGTCGCTCGTCCCCTACCCCCGTTCGGGTCTCTCAAGGACAGCAACTCGATCATGTTCTTCTGGTCAGTGATCTGGCTGGAAGGTTCCGGCGGCAAGAAGTTCCCGACCGCTTCCATCCAACGGAAGAAGAACAAGCAGATCGTTCAGGCCGATCCTATCCTCGAGAAGGCCGCAGCGATGAAGACTATGATCGAGAACGCCCAGAAAGCGGGCGAGAATCCTCAGGTCATCGCTCAGATGCTCGAGAAGGTGAACTCCCTGGCGCCTGACAACAAGTGCTACTTAAACGTGCTGACCCCCGACGGTCAGATCGCGATCCTGAAGATCCCATGGACTGCATGGACTCAGTTAGAAGAGAAGCTGAAGAAGCTCTCCTCCCAAGGTCTGGACGCAGTAGGAACCGGCCCCAACAGCGGACTCTTCTTCGAGTTCAAGCGCTGGAAGGACGACAAGGGAAAGACTCAGTTCTCCGTGGAGCCCGTTACCGAGCTGAAGCGTGATCCCGTCACCGGCATCATCAACCCGAGCTACAAGTTCGCGCCCCTGGACGAGATCGTCCTGAAGCGCATCGAAGCCGAGGCTTCTGACCTCACGAAGCTCTACGAGACCCGCTCTGTAGAAGAGCAGGCCCAGCTCGCTACCCTGGACCCGGCTGTGATCAGCCGCGTGATGATGAAGTCGCGACAGGCACAGGACGACGGTGACAACGATGAGCCGGATGATACTCCGACTCAGACCCTCACCGGATACCAGATGCCGACTACGCCCGCTGCACCTACTACACCGGCTGCTCCTGTTGGAGCCCTAGGTGCTCTGGGGGTTCAGTCGCAGATGCCCAGTACGCCAGTCCAGCCCGTTGCACCTCCTCCTCCCGCTCCGGCAGCTCCGGCAGCTCCAGCAGCCGCAGCTCCTGCTCAGACACCGACTGCTCCCACGGCACCAGCGTTCCCGGCAGCGCCAGGCATCCCTGACGACGTGAGGAAGTTCCTGTTCAATAACCAAGCCGCTCAGTCAGGAGCTAAAACCTAATGAGCGAACCAGTTGGAGTCCAGAACTACTTGGAGTTGATTACCGGAGACGGTAAGAGCACCTTCAAGCTGGACTTCACTAAACTCAACCAAGTGGAGAGTCGAATCGAAGAGGTTCGGCTCGCCAATCCCCTCACCCTTCCAGACCTCATCGTTGACTTTACAGTAGCGATGAGTAAGGCCGCCGACTTGATCGGTCAAGTTGAGGTCGAGCTTAGGACAGCTCAGAGAGAGCTTGACATAACCGAGTCTATCGCCCTACTCGAGAGAGTCGAGATGGTGCTCAAGGATAAGAAGGTTAAGTCTAGCGCAGACACACGCAAGGCCGCAGTAGCCTTGGACAAAGAAGTTATGGCTGCCAGGGAGCGCGTCGACGTGTTGACTGCCGTGTCGAAGCTCCTGTCTAACAAGAGACTGGCGGTCGAGATGGCCTACTACAGCGCCAAGAAGGTGTGCGAGTACAACGCACTGCCCCTCTCAACACGAAACCTAGCAGGTGGAAGATAATGGATTTCTTATCGAAGCTTAAGAAAGATGCAGCAAAGCTCGTAACTGGAGCCCGTGAGAGTTGGATTGCCAGGACTGCAAGCGGCGCCTTGAATTACCTGTACGGTAAGCTCATGGGCATGAAGTCTGGCTACACGCAGCTCCTGTACGGACCTCCGAAGTCTGGTAAGTCACTGATCGCGTTTGCCTACGCCGGTCAGCTTCATAAGGATGATCCAGAAGCGATCGTCCTTCACTTCGACACTGAGTTCCGTGACAACGTGGACACTTGGGTTGAAGCGTTCGGTATCGACAAGAACCGGTTCATATCGCGTCAGACGAACAACCCGGTCGAGATCTTCGATTACATAGCGAACGAAGTTAAGGCCATGCTACAAGACGGTGCTCCGATCAAGATGATCATCATCGACTCGCTCGCCATGATCAACTACCCGAAGGAAGCCAACCGCGAGAAGACTACAGACTTCGTCATGGGCGATGCTGCCGCATACTTAGGTCCAGCAATGAAGCTGATCTTGCCAGTCATCAGAACCTTCAAGATCGCCCTCATCCTGTGCCAACACGTACGCGATAACATGGACCCCAACACGGCTAAGTATCGTCCGTACGTCATCCCTGGCGGCAAAGCACTCAAGCACTCTGTCGAGTACTGGGTTCTCTGCGAGAAGGTGAACTCTAAGGACTCGAAGACGTTCGACAGCGACAAGAAGGATGGAGCCGGTAATCCGATCCAGACAGGACATACGATCCGCGTAAGGATGGAAGAGAACTCGCTTGGACCTCAGAACAGGGCCGTAGAGATTGACCTGTCCTACACGCGTGGTATCATCAACCACGGCAAGGCCATCGCCGAGATAGCCATCAACATGGGCATCGTAGAGAGGCCGAACAACGTGCAGTACGTCTACGAAGGAAAGAAGTGGCAGGGCGCTGCGAACTTCGAGGAAGCTGTCGAGCAAGACACCGACCTCCAGCACAAGCTGGTCAACGCCATCAGAGACAACGACTTAACTTAAACTTAGGAGCCTTCGCGCTCCGCCTGGGCAGCTTGCGAACCCCCTCCATCGCGGCTGCCCAGTTCTTTCTTACGGTGACTATGGAAGTTTCTGAGAAGATAGAGAAGTTCTTCAATAAGTACGGCATAGAAGCCAGGTACGAGACTTCCAGAAGCTACGTGTTTGACTGCCCTGCCTGCGGAGGCTCTGAGAAGTTATACGTCGAGAAGGCTACTGGCAAGACGATTTGCTTCAAGGGCGAAGATCACTCCTGTCCGAAGCCGTCCGATAAACTAGAGTTCTGCATGTCGATCGTGTCCGGGCTAGACCTGGACATGGTTAAGACTGAGTTTGAGCAGGGGCTCCTTCAGGTAGGCGACACGCTCGACATATCGTTTGACGATAAGCCGAAGGTCGCGGACGTAAAGACCATAGAACCGATCAGCCCCGGCGACCTCCCTCAAGACATCGCACCTATCTCTGCCGACATCTCAGCGCCTGGAAGGGCGTACTTGGAAGGTCGCGGGATAACCTTTGACATGATGAAGAAGTACGGGATCATGTACGCCTTCGGAGCCCGCCGAGTTATCTTCCCGGTCATCATGGACAACAAGATATACGGGTATCAGGGCCGAGCGATCGACCCGGTCGACAAGAAGGACCGGATGAGGAACCTTCCTGGTGAATGGAAGTCAAAGACTCTCATGTTTCGCGATAACTTGGTCGGGTCAGAGCACATCATCATCGCAGAAGGCCCTATCTCGGCACTGAAGTTCGAGCAGGTCGGAGGCTTCGTAGCCACGATGGGCAAGCTCGTAAGCCTAGATCAGATGCAGATGATCAAGAACTCTGGCGTGAAGAAGGTCTACATGGCCCTTGACCGTGACGCAGCGGACAACACTAAGAAGCTTCGCGACTACTTTCTCATAGAGAACAACATGCCCTGCTACTTGATCGAGGTCCCCGACCATCGGGATGACTTCGGTGACTGCACCTTCGAGGAGTGCGCTGCGGCATTTAAGGACGCAAGGCTCGTTGCCAGAGATGAGCTTTTCCTGTACATTGAGGACTGATGAGCGATAAGAAAACCGACTACACATTTGAGTTTACTCCGGCTTACCAAGAAGCAATCGTCGGCTACTGCCTTACTGACGCCAAGTTCTTTCACCGCTGCATGAACAAGATCAAGGCTGAGTGGTTTACCTGCAGCCCTACCACGATCTCAATCTACACTCAGATGGTCGCATTCTACACTCGGCACGGATACGCTCCGAAGTGCATGGAAGTCGGAGGGATCGCCCTCCCTGAGGAGATGCTGAACGAGACGTGGTTCCTGCAGCAGTCGACCCAAGACCGCGAGAAGATCAAGACCGAGATCGTAAAGTGCATCGCTTCTCGGCAAGCAGTAAACTTCGAGACTCTGCAGAAGCAGATGACTGGCTGGCTTCGCAAGAAGATGCTGATGGAAACTCTCAGCATCGGTGCTAGCAAGCTCAACAAGAACGGGTACGACGACTCGTACGAGTGGACGTCCAAACGAGTGAAGGACATCATCGATGCATCCTTCTTCGATGAGTTTAAGACTGAGAGCTTCGAGGGCCTCCTCGAGTTCTTCCAGAAGACTGACCCGAACAGTAGGTCGATCTCGACCGGAAGTAAGATCCTAGACAAGAGTCTAGGCGGTGGTCTATTCAAGGGTGAGACTTGCGCAGTCATGGCACCGACGAACATGGGTAAGAGTAAGGCCCTCCTAACGATGGCAAGGCACGCTGCCGTTCAGGGATACAAGACCTTGCTGATTAGCCACGAGGATAACGCGAGCAAGATCAAGGAGCGCCTGACGGCATCGTTCGTCGGCCTTCCTCCCAAGTTCATCAGGTTTGCGCTTGCGAAGGATCACGTCAACTTCGGCGTACCGGCTGACAAGATGGAAGCAGTTCACAGGTACGTCGTCCATCAGATCCAGCTTGCAGAAGAACTCATAGGAAGAAACCTTGTCTACTTGCCGTACATCAAGACTGGCAAGATGTTCGTTGAAGACCTGATCGTAGAGATCCAGCGCCTTCAAGAGAACGAGATCATCAAGACCGGCAAGGGCTTTGACATGATCGTGGACGACTATCCGAAGAAGCTCCGCCTGAAGAGCCGAGCTGGTGGTAAGGAAAGCCTCTACCGAGCTGAGCTGGCTGATATCTACGACATCTTTAACCAGCTAGCGGTCGAACTTGACGCACACTGTCTAGTAGCCATCCAGGTCAACCGGGTCGGTGCCCAGATGAACAAGGGTAAGGTTGAGAACGACCGCTTCCTCGGCAACGAGGAGATAGACGAGTCCTACGGCATCGCTCAGAACATGGGGCAAATCATCACCCTTAACAGGTCTGACGACGACAAGGGTATGAACATCCTCCACTACAACATTCCTAAGTCCAGGAACGAGAGCAACGACATCTCCGTCACGACCAGATCCGACTACGGAGCTAACCTGCTCCACGGCGACTGGGAGATGTTCCAGAAGTACGGCTCCCTTATCCTCAACAAGCCTCTCGGGTCTAACGGCTACAGCAACAACCTGAAGAGACCAGCGATAGTTTCAGATAAGGACTTGAACGAAGCTGAGGCCAATGCTAAGATTGCAATTAACCACTACCTTCAAACGAATCAGGAGCTGGCATGTTACCTACAAACTCTTGGAAGATAACCGCGATCGTGGGCATAGTCGCCCTTGTCGTCGGTTACGGAACCGCACGCATGACCGTGCCTACGAAGGTCGTCACTAAGACCCAGGAAGTCATCAGGACCGTAACGGTCGAGAACAAGGATCAAGTTACGACAGAGACTACGATCAAGAAGCCCGACGGCACCGTGATCACTCAAGAAAGAACAGAGGACAAAGACCTCATCACCACGCACGAAGATGAGTCCATCAAGGTAGATAAGACCGTGACAAACGAGAAGCCGAGCTGGATGATCTCCGGCGGTTACGGATACGACTTCGGCGGCGGTACTCCCACTCCTACTTACATGTTCCAAGCTCAGAAGCGAATAATTGGGAACATCTTTGCCGGTGGTATGGTCAACACCAACCTCGGGAACAGAACTAGCGGCCTGCTGACTGTAGGGTTCGAGTTCTGATGAAGAAGGAAGGGGTCTCACCACATGACCTCGAGAAGTCTCTCAACCAGAGAGACTTTAGCCAGGTAAAAGACCTGGCACTGGCTAGGTTTAGGGAGACGATGCCCGACAGGCACAGTCCAGACAACCACATGGCGAGCTGCTACACGCATGGGGTCCTGATACTACTTGCGTCCAAAGGATACGAACTTGTCAAGAAGGAGACAAAGTGAGCACCACAAGTAAGAGTAAGTTTAAGATCAAGAAAGTCACCAAGTTTGATGACCTGCTCGGCGAAGCAGGAAGCAAGGTTGAGCTTCCTACCTCAGACCTATGCCTCACTTCTGACACAGTGATCGCCCAGTTCGACTACGAAGAGGGCGACGAACAAGAGGAGCAGAAGAAGATCAAGGTTCATCCTGGCATCTACACGATGACCATGACTATGGCTGGTATGCGGCTGGATCAGACTGAGCTTCGCACTGACGAGCTGCTTGCTGGGGTTGCAAACACGACAACGATCGTCAACCAGGGAAAACACTTCTTCAAGAAGCTCCACGTCTACCAGAAGCGCAAGCGCCCGGCAAAGCGCTCGATCTTGTTCTACAGCGGACCCGGCATGGGCAAGAGCGCAGCCATCCGCTTCTCGATCAAGGAGCTGGTCGCAGAAGATCCTGGAACCGTTGCCTTGATCTGGCCGTCTTCTGAAGTAAAGCCTGAGCACGTTGGGCGCTTCTTCACCTTCAACGCTGAATATGTCCAGGGATGTACCCGAGTCATCCTGGTCGTAGAAGAGATCGGCGGCAGCGAGGAAGATGGGGCACACGCAAGGCGTGAGGTTAGCGCTGGACTACTCAACTTCCTGGACGGCATCAACGTGACCTTCAAGCTCCCTACCTTCATCGTAGCTACCACGAACTACCCGCAGAACCTCCTGAAGGAACTCGCGGATCGCCCTGGTCGCTTCGACCGACTCATCGAGCTGGACCCGCCGTCACTGGCCGAGAAGATCAAGCTTCTTGAGTTCTTCGAAGGTCGACCTTTGAACGAGTCCGAGCAAGCTGCGCTCGCCGCTAACGACGCCAAGGACCTCAGCATAGCGCATATCCAAGAGATCGGCATACGCGCCGAGATCGAGGACCTATCCTTCGAGGAAGTCATCAGGCAGATGGTCGAACATCGTGCTCGCTTCGCCAAAGGATTCGACAAGAAAGGATCGCTGGGCTTACACCGTGACTGAAGTCTGGTCGATCATCTTCACCTACCAAGACCGGGAGGGACAGTACGTCCAGCGGGAAGTCTTTAGGTCGGAAGAGATCGCGGCCCTCAAGGTCTCAGCCGAGATCAGAACGCGCATAGAACGACTTGGCATGAAGTTCTACTGGAGCCAGGTCAAGAAGCTCGATGACGCAGAGCTTCAAACACTCGAGGATTACGTTTACGAAGACGTCATGGTACACTAGGGGCATATGTCAGCGAACAAACTTGACAGCATCAAGACAATCCATGAAGCCGACGTCGACGTTAAGAACCGTCGCGTCTACCTGTTTACCGACGTATCCCCTGACTCCGCTAGGAAGACGGTTCAGAGCCTTCACTTTCTTGACAAGACCGAAGGTGAGATCTACGTCTACTTTAACACTCCTGGCGGCGAGTGGGACGATGGGATCGCCATCTACAACGCCATATTACACTGTAAAAACACTATCATAGGCGTAGTCATCGGGCAATGCTCGAGCATGGGCTCAGTCATCCTGCAGGCATGTGACCGTCGCGTAATTCATCAATACTGCTGCATGCTAGTCCACCCTGGAAGTGCCAGACACAGCTCAGTCGTTCCTGACTTCATCGAGCGGGCCGAGTTTGAGAAGAAGACGTTGGAGATTATGAACAGGATCTACTACGACCGCATGAAGCAGACGATCACTGATCCAGAAAACTTGCCATCGTTCAAAAAATTTGTTAGCTTTATATCGCGAGATCGCTACATCTTTGCCGAGGAAGCAGTTGAGCTTGGCTTGGTTGATGAGATGACGATTCTCGAACAGGAGGAGTAGTGATGGAGGAGCAGAAGGGTACGATCGACGAAGGACTGGTGGAAGCCATCGCTGAAGCCGATGCCAATGCTGACGAGGCAAAGCCAGAAGAGAAGAAGGCTGCCCCGCTCTCTAAGAAGGTTGAGAAGCAGCGCAAGGCTCAGGAAAAGCAGTTTAAGAAGATGATGGATAACTTTCGCGCAAACCGCGTGAAGGCAAACCAGACTCTGAAGTTCCGGCTAGACCTCCTAAAGCGCCAGCTTGGAAAAGATGACTTCAACGCACTCAAGTCGATCTGCACCGTCGAAGTTCCAGAGCAGAAGGATGCTGACGGAAAGGTTATCCAAGAGGCAAAGACCGTCGTCAACAAGCAAGCCCTGCTCGTCGAAGCTAGTCACTTACTGGTCTTGATGCGCGAAGAGCGCATGAAGAAGGGGCTTCGCAAGCGCACTACCGGTCGCTCCAGCGATCGCAAGGCACACAAGTCGATGCTTGCGTTCTTGACTAAGCGCAACAAGCAGAGTGCTGCCGAGAACGTCACCGCGAAGGTGATCGCAGGCAAGCAGGGGTAGATGTTCTTCCTAGTCATCGTCGGGTTCTTACTGATGCTGTCCGGTCAAGGAGAGGTGGGTTTCCTACTCATGCTCCTTGGCCTGATCTTCTTAGTAGTCGAGCATCAGAGCCTGTCTGAGAACCCGCCGTCCAAGTGTCCGCCGCACAGGTGGACTCGCCGCGAGAACGGCGACATGTGGTGCCCCGAGTGCAAGCGTACTCCGCAAGGGAGAAGGTTCAGTGGAGATTGAGATCCCCAACGACTTCATCGAGGCGCTTATCGGAAGGCTTGGCATCTTAAGGCCTAGGGTCGAGATCAACCCGAAGAACCAGACCGTTGGCTATCGGTTCAAGAACGATGACATAAACATAGAAGCCATCGTCGGAGCAGTAATCGTAGCGAACCAGTCACCGCGACCTCCAGGCATCCCTATCTTGCCAAATGCCATTGGCTTGAACTTCCAGCAGGTTGAGATCCTCAGCGGTCGATACGACTCTTTGATCTGTACTACCCTATACAACATGTCCGTCCTGGACTACGTCGGGGAGCACAGGATTGACTTCAACTGAGACTTCCCTTATCCTGAGATCAGGAGGGAAGATGCTCGTTAAGTCTCTGGTAGCCGCTAACGTAGCCGCTATGATGTTCGTCTTCGTGATACTTTCAGGAGCCACGTCGTGCTCTATCGAGAAAGTCAAGGAAACTTTTCCCGCACCGTCGTCTGGCGACATCTTAGTGATGATGATCGATACCGGCATCGACGCCGATCATAAGCTTCTAAAAGACTACGTCGACCGCAGCAGAAGCGTCGACCTCGAAGACGGAGATGACCAGGGCGACGCGCACGGAACCCACGTCGCCGGACTCATAGTCTACGGCAGGACCATAGACGAAGGTCACCCTGTTGGCCTATGCCACAGAGTCAGGATCATCTCCTGCAACAAGCTGCACAGAGACAACAGTGACATACCAGCATGCCTAGACCTTGCCCTGAAGATGGGAGTTCAGTACATAAACATCTCCGGCGGAGGCGATAAGGCCATGCCTCTCGAGAGGACTCTCATGCAAGAGCTTGACTCTAAGGGCGTCGTGATAGTGATGGCTGCTGGCAACGAGAATAACGACCTCGCGGAGAAGCCGTACTACCCAGCATCCTACAAGCTCAAGCACAGCATCGTCGTAGCAAATGGAACCGACAGAGAGCACAAGGCTCTAACCTCCAACTACGGAACTGATGTGGTATGGGAATGGGGTAGCGATGTACTGTCGACAGCTCCCATGGACAGATTCGACCGCATGACTGGAACCTCCCAGGCAGCGCCCATACGCCTGCACAAGATCTTGATGTCTCTTTGTGAGACAGGAGTAAACTATAAACTTTACAACGCGCCTTTCCGTGATACGATGGTGCGATACAAATAGGAGAGGACATGGAAGCAGCTATGGACCAAAACGAACAGTCTGTGATGACTCCCGAACAGAAGACAGATCGCATGCTCAAGATCATAGAGCGCCTTGCGACCATCGAGATGACGCTCAACGCTGTCAAGAGCTTGTACAACGAGAAGGACAGCTTGACCCTTGAGTTGAAAGACCTGATGGGCGTCGGCGTCGAGCTGACCCACGGCGACGCGATCATAAAGGTGGTCGACAACTTCGCCGAGAAGAACACCGTGTTTCGAACCGCTGGCGTGAAGCGCTTCGAGCTTGAGATCGACTCGGTCTCAGCTCGCGTGGAGAAGCTCCTCAAGAAGGAGAAGAAGAAGTGATGGACCTTAACCAGTCTGAAAACTTATGCCGTAAGCTCGGTAACGTGATCGACTTGGTTAAGCCAACCGCGAGCCAGGACTTTGGTCAAGTTACGGAAGACATCGAAGGGTTCACCGTCCTAAGCAGCATCAACTGCCTCAAGGCTGGTCTCTTCCAGTGTCGCCTGTCTGTGGCCGGTGACTACGTGAAGACCAAGAGTGGATTGAAGCAGGTGTCTGGCATCTCGCAGACTGGGACCAAGCAAGAAGTGATCGACTGGGTCAAGTACACTCTGCCCATGTTCATCAGCAGCCTCAAGAAGTCGGCGGATGCATGAGCTTAGTCGTCCTGACTGACGACCACCCAGTCCTGAAGATGAAGAGTGAGAAGGTTGAAGCTGCAGCCTTAGCAGCCTTGGATACTTTCATGAAGGAGTTGGTCGAAGTGATGAAGGCCAACAACGGTATCGGCATAGCAGCACCTCAAGTTGGAGTACTGAAGCAGATCATCGTGATAAACACCAAGCTGGTCGGCGGCACTCTTGAGAACGAGATCATGATCAACCCAGTAATCGTAAAGCAGAGTCATGAGAAAAGTACAGACAGCGAGGGATGCCTCAGCTTGCCTGGTAAGCACTACCTAGTTCAGAGAAGGGACGAAGTCTTCGTCTCGTACATGACTCCGGCGGGAAAGACCAGGTCCCAGAACCTGTCGGAGATCGATGCCCGGTGCGTACAACATGAGGTGGACCATCTTCGCGGTATATTGATGAGTGATGTTGGAGTTCCAGTTGAAGATCCTAAGACTACGTGATCGCTTACTATTACTGCTCCTCATCGTGGTCGCCACTGTAGCCTTGACTATCAACTTTGCATGGTGTTATCTTAGTGACATGTATCACCGGAGGAAAGATGACTCGAAAAGATCGTGAAGAGCTGAACGCCATGTCCCTTGACGTGTACGGCAACAGGAATGCCTGGGCAAAGCAAGTTCGCAAAGGTGAGTATCGCTCGGAAGCCTCTATGACTAACAGTGGTCAGCCGATCAACGTCAAGCGTTGGTACCCGATCACGCCGGAAGAAGCGAAGAAGCGCATGGAGAAGATGTTGGCCGATCGTGCGTTGGCAAAGATTGAAGCACAGAAGAAGCCACTTGAACTTAAAGGAGGGCCAGATGGCTCGGAAAAGCAAGAAAGCAAAGAAATCGCGCAGCCCGCGCAGTAATCCCGTCGTCGAGGCTCTTACCGCTGTCAGCGGCGAGCTGAACGGCATCAACGAGCGCCTGAACACAGTTCAGGAAAACGTCGAGACGCTTCGCGGAGAAGTGTCGGAAGTGAAGACTACGACGTCTTCGCTGAAGACCGATGCTGCTCCTGCGGCACCAGCAAACACCGATGCGCTGGACGCCCTGGTCAAGACACAACAAGTTGAGGCTGCTAAGCGCTTGCGTGAGGAAGTCCTCCCTGAGGCACGCCGCGCTCAGCGCTTCTACGGATACTTGACCCTGTCGGTTAACGGCGGTGAGTTCAAGATGGAGAAGATCGAGAGTGTATCGCGCCTTGAAGAAGTTCTTAAGGGCGTCGAGGACGGCACGATTCGCATCTTGATGAACCCCTTCGCAGCTCAGCCGACTGCTCACGTCGAGAAGGTGTCTGAAGTAACGCAGGCTCTGAAAGCCACGGAGACTCCTAAGCGGGGCCTCTTGCAACGCCTGCTCGACCTAGGGAAGTAAGTGAAGATAACCTGCCTCTCAGACACACACATGCGCCTCGACAAGGTCCCTGCCCTTCCGGGTGGGGACACGATCGTTCACTCTGGTGACTTGACCGGTCGCGGTGAGATCTGGGAGATGGAGCGAGAACTGAAGAAGTTAGGGGACCTTAAGAAGCGGTACCAGTATGTTCACTGCATATACGTGGCCGGTAACCACGACTGGCTTGCCTTCCGTGATCAGACTAGGGTACGAGAACTTTGTAAGAAGAACGGCATCATCTACCTCCAAGACGAAGAAGTGACCCTCGACGGGGTAAGGTTCTACGGCTCTCCGTGGCAGCCTGCCTTCTGCGGATGGGCATTTAACCTCCCACGCGGCGAAGCCTTAAGGAAGGTATGGGATCAGATCCCCACCAATGGCATAGATTACCTTATCACTCACGGCCCACCTTATGGTATCCTGGACGAGGTCGTTAAGGTTGATGGAACCTCTTACCACCCGCCGGAGCTTGTCGGATGTGCTGACCTACTGAACAGACTGCTTCACGTTAAGCCGAAGGTTCACCAGTTTGGTCACATCCACTGCGCTTCTGGCGAGAAGACGTTCATGGACATAAAGTTCATCAACGCGAGCATGTGTGATGAGATGTATATGGTAACCAATCCGGTAAGGGAAGTAGAGATCTAATCCATGAGTAAGACGATACCGCTCACGAAAGGATACGTGACTGTCGTTGACGATGAAGATTACGATATGCTCATGCAGTGGAAGTGGCAAGCGCGGCCAACCAGAAGTAGTGGAAAGTACATCAGAAACAAGACTGATGTTTATGCTGCCAGAACCGGTAAAGATAAAGGCCGGTCGTATCCAATCCTCCTACATCGACTGATTATGGGCTTCCCAGCCTGCCAGGTAGACCATAAAAACGGCAATACTCTCGATAATCAAAAAACCAACTTAAGACTGTGTACAAACTCTAGTAACCGGGCCAACAGCGCGAAGATGTCTGGCAGATCGTCTAGCTATAAAGGTGTCACTTGGGACAAAAATCGATCAAAGTGGAAGACTGCTATTAAAGTAAATGGTAAGATGATTAACGCAGGTCGGTTCGACGACGAGATCTTAGCAGCTAAAACATATGACGAACTTGCATTAAAGTACTTTGGAGAGTTTGCTAAAACAAACTTTAAGTAAATGACGAAGCCGGTCGCTCTAATAGGAGATGTTCATGCGATACCTGACGAGTTTCAGGAACTCCTGGCATGGATCAACGATCAGGGCATCCCAAATAACAGGATCTGGGTCCTCGGGGACTTGTGGGATCGCGGTCCTGACTCGGGAGCGATCAGCCGCATCTGTCGTCAGCGCGGGATCAACTCGATCTTGGGAAACCATGAGCAGTCGATCATCAACCGCTGGTCTGCCAAGGTCAAGGGTAACAAGATGCGTCATCCGAACCCCGACAAAGAGCGCACGATCGCATCAGTTACCCAGGAAGACATCGACTGGGCTTCAAAGCTACCGCCTATCCACATCTTCGACGACTTGAAGCTAGTCATAGCCCACGGCGGCGTCTGGCCCCGCATACCGTTCTACAAGCAGCCCAAGAACGTCATCAGGGCTCAGATGATCCAGGCATGGAACCCTGGACCGTCGAGGTGGTGGGGTCCGCAGGCTAAGGCGGGCAGCGGATACTCAGAAGAGGAGTCCTACGCTCAGGGCTGGAGGCGATGGTACGAGGTCTACGATCACCAGTACGACATCGCGTTTGGCCACAGCGTCTTCCAGCAGCCTCTTATCTATAAGAATCCAGGCGCCGGGACCGTGTTCGGCTTGGATACCGGCGGAGTATTTGGTGGTTGTCTGACCGGCATGATATACTACGGAAAAGGCGAGTACCACATCAAGCAGGTGACGGCGAAGAAGGTGTACTGCCAAGACATGAACAAGCAGTTTGGGGTCGACGATGAAGGATAAGATACACGTAGACATCAACACCCAAGAGCGCATAGTCCTGTGGAACGACCAGGCGGTCTTCGTAGACTGCGACGACACTATGATCTTATGGTCTTACCCGGAAGGCATCGACACGCGGCACTTAACCCATGCCAAGGATGTTCATGGAAACGATACGTTAGTATTCTTGAATCATCAACGCCACATAGACTTCGTAAAGCGCCTGTACAGGCAGGGCGTAATGGTCATCGTATGGAGCGCAGCCGGAACACGCTGGGCAGACCATACCGCCGACATCCTAGGACTTGATGGCTTCGTGACGGTGACCATGTGCAAGCCGAAGTTCATGCTGGACGATCTGTCAGCCGACAAGTTCATGCCTAAGAACACGTTCCTTGATCCTTTTAATCCTATGAAGGACAAGGACGAGGACAACCGCTTCCACACGGATGGCAAAGATGAGCCGTAAGCTCCGACCGCTTGGTCAGGTAACCCAGGACATGGAACCCCTCCTGTTCGAGATGTGCGACGATCATGACCTTCAGCACGGGGAGATCCTTGGCCTGGTCAAGGCTTGGCTGGACATCCACTACCCGGCTGGACGCGAAGAGTACGTTGACGGCAGTGGACATCCTGTGGTAAAGATCGTAGAGTATAGGCCTGTAACACAAACTCCTAAGGAGAAGAAAAAATGAAGAAGTTGCTCTTAGCGGCCATCGCCGCCGCAGTCGTCCTCGCAGGTACGGTGCAGTATGCCGCGTACCAAGTTGCTCACCAGTCGTACGTCACCCAGCTCACCTCGAAGGAGCAGTTGACGAAGAGCCTTCAGGATCTTCAGACTAGCAAGCTCACTACGGCTCTAATTCTTGTCACCAGCGGCGACAAGGAGATGGAAGCTATGTTCAAGGCATCGGCTAAGAAGTACCACGGCAAGATCTTGTTCTTGGAAGTCGATCCTTCTAAAGTTCAGGAAGCCTCCGTTGGCGAAGACCCCGCAGTGGTGGTCGTCGACAAGGTCGTCGGCCTGCAAGTTCTGCGCGGTAAGGCGCCGAGCCAGCAAGCCCTCGACAACGTGATCGAGCAGCTACTCGCCATCAACGGACAGTTCCAGCGTAAGTAGATGAAGATCATCTTCGTCGGCTGCAATCCTTCTCCGAAGAACGCGGACAGTCGGGTACCCTTCGTAGGTACCCGTTCTGGCTCCATCTTCTTTCGGTGGACGGAAGAGCTTGGTCTGAGCCGGGACCAGTACGAGATCATCAACGTGTCGAGCAAGGTGACCAAGTCGTCGGCTCAAGTCAAGAAGTCAGACATCTCTCTGGAGCAGGTCGCGAAGGCGATCTTGCTCTTGTCTGGCAAGAAGACGAAGATCATCACTCTAGGAACTATGGCCGCCTGGGCTCTCGAGCAGCTCAAGATCGACCACTTCTCGCTACCTCACCCGTCGGGGCTTAACCGCAAGCTCAACGACAAGAACTTCGCGAAGGAACAGTTACGCCTATGCAAGAAGTACCTAAGAAGCGATTCGACTTCGGATTCGGCGAAGCCGTCTGCGTAAGAGAAGTCCTCGCTAACTTCTATACTCCGCACATGGGAGAGCACAACACGATCCTCTCGGTTCGTGACATGGGTTATCCGGGCACAGGCCCCGGACTCCCAGAGCTGATCGAAGACACCCGCAGCGTCATACGTGACGAGACGGGCTACAACTACAAGCATGTCCTGATTACGGCTGGAGCTGCTCAAGCAATCATCGTTGCCGTCAAAGCACTGTCTCTGAGCGACTGCACGTTTGTCAGGTACCACGAGCCGTACTTCTCTCACTACCCGTCATTGATAGAGATGGCCGGGGCCAACCCGGTCCCGTTCGCGGACGACGCAATCGAGTACAGGGACGAGGTCCGTCTGGTTGACTCTCCGTCAAACCCTGAGGGGAAAACACGACTCGACGACTGCGACATCTGGGATGCTACGTACGCGAACCGAATCTACAGCAAGCTCCATGCTGCTAATCCTAAGCATAAGATCATGATCGGCAGCTTCGGGAAGCTGCTTGGACTCAACGGCGTTCGCCTTGGGTGGATCGCAACAGATGACTCGTACTTGTTTGATAAGATGGTTGACATAAACTACCACATGACCCTAGGCGTGAGCGTTCCCTCTCAGCGGCTCGTCTCGAGCATCATAGAGAACGTAGAGATGGGTCAGTTCACTCAAGAAGCGGCCTTACAGATCGACTGTAACCGCGAGGAGATGTCAAAGCTCGAGTACTTGTCTGGAGACGATGAAGTACCATCAAGCGGCATGTTCTACTGGGCTTCCATGGACTCGAAGGCTCGCGGCCTACTGAAGATCGCGGGAGTTAAGTGGATAGAAGGGACTGACTGCGGCGGGACAGAATATCACTTAAGGTTAAACCTTGCTCAGTCAAGAAAGCTCACTCAAGAGATGGTGAGGGCGGTCAGGAAGCTCGATGGAAAGAAGTAGTCACAAGTACGTACTAGCAAGCGCTATCGCCCATGCGCTGATCTTCCTGTCGATGTCTCCGATGCATGGATGTGTGACCGGCAGTAAGGGCGCTGCGATGAAGATGGCGAACGGTGCCCAGTCAGGCGTTAAGCACGTAGAACATGTAACCGTTGACCTGATCACCGAGGAGATCAAGGATAAGAAGACTGACGAGGGGAAGACTAAAGACAAGAAGCCAGGCCTTGTCACTGAGCCCGCAAAGATGGTTCACGAGAACGACGACTGCAAGCGCTGGTTTGGCGGCATAGGCATCACAGTGACCAACCTTAATGCCCTAGGCGTCGAGATCTTGAAAGTTCACCATGGGTATCCTGCCGAGAGAGCAGGTCTCATGGCCGGAGACGTGATCATCCACGTGAGTGACAGGGAGATTCGCGGAGAGGTTGGAACTGAGGTTACACTGACGGTACTCCGAAGCGGAGCGCCTATCATGTTTACGATGCTTAGGGACAAGATCTGTTATTAAATATGGCATATAACCCTGAAAGCAGTAGAAAGTGGTATCAGAAAAATCGCGAAAAACGACTCGCAGCGATGCTGGAGAGGTATCAAGACCCTGAAGTAAAGAAACGAAAACAGGAATATGACCGTCAAAGGCGACAGCGCCTGAAGGATGCAGGAGAAAAACAGTTTTCAGAAGCTCAGAGGCAGACCCACTACCGAAAACGGTACGGTATAGATATAAATATTTACGAAAAAATGTTAGAAAGTCAAAACGGCTGTTGTGCTATATGCGGGACGGCTCAAGCAGAATTAAAGAAAACTTTAGCCGTAGACCATTGTCATGTGACAGGCAGGGTGCGCGGTCTTTTATGTGATCCATGCAATAAAGGTTTAGGTTACTTCAGAGATAGTTTAGAGATTATGAGTAGGGCCATAGATTATCTTAAGGATTAAACCATCGCGTACCGCCAGGTTTATATGATCCAAATGGTTTATTTTGGAAATGTACCCAGTTTTGATTGCCATTCTCACAATAAAGCCCGGCGTCTTCAAGGATGGACGGATTCTCTTTAAGCCACTTAGTGATCTCAAGGCCTGGATCGGCGATGTCTACGGCAGCACAGTCGGTCACAGTTTCTAAGTGCTTCGACTGCTTCGGAACCTTACTCTCGTCAAACACTCCGTCTAAGAACGGCTTCTGGTGGTTCGCAGCCTTTGCTCGGTAGATGTCGAGGTGGTGCTCCCACGTCCTGACTCCGCTCGTGACAGTCATAGGCTTGTTCCAGGCCGTCCGAACCTTGTTGGCTCGATCGAGCAGGTCTTGCTCTTGAGCCAGCTTGTCGGGGTCAAGCTCGCTAGCTTGTTTTTCATTTCCGATGATCTCTTGTAAACCTAGCATTGTAGTTCTCCTTTTCGAGCTACATCTTAGCACACAGTCTCGGTTTGATACAAGGTTCACGAAAAATTTGCACTCCTGCGATGCGTCGCAGTAAGATCTAAGAGTGGAGGTAATCATGGATAACCAAACCGCTACTCAGATCGAATCGAAGCCGGGCATCATGTTGGCCGGTGAGTTTCCCCTTTCCCAGTCACCAACCGCCTACGTCATCAACCTTCACATGCGCAACATCATAGAGTGCTACGAGGTCGTCGAGAAGCGCCGCATACCTAAGAGCATCTACGAGCGCCACTTCGACAACTGGGTCGGCACGTTCGGCCTCGCGACCGTGGAAGAAGCCCTTAATCTGATGGGCCGTGGCCTTGATGGTCGCAAGTTCAAGAAAGAGAAGGCTGCGTAATGGACGCAAACGAGGTCAGCAACATCTTAGGGGTTAACGCAGGCGGTCTCAACATCAAGAAGATCCGCACGCTCGCTGGTCAGAACATCGAGTTCTTGACTGGGCGAAGGTTCTCGCTTGTCCAGTGGCTCAAGAGCGTTGGTCGGCAGTACCCGTACCACGACGAGCCTCAAGACTACTACTGGGACTTCAGCCTAAGTCTGGGATACTACGAAGTTTATACGCCACGGTTCATGGAGTACGATGACTTCTACTACATGCTCGAGCTGGCTGTCACGACTACGACTAAGTACATGATCCTGTCTCGACACAGGGACTTCAGACATCCGAGGAAGGTCAGAGTTAGATACCAACAACCCAACTTCAAGTACGTGGAGGTACCATGAAGACTAGAACGCCCGCAAATAATCGCAAGAACTTTCGTCGCGCCCGCGCAATCAAGCGCTTAGAGGCTCGACTTAAGCTCTCTGACTCGGAGATCTTTAAGATCGCCAAGTCGCTCAAGCCCGGAACAAACGACGGCATCGTCGACTATCGTAAGAGGATGAACGACGAGCTGGAGCGTACGAAGAAGATTCAAATTACAAAGGGAGGAAACCTATGAAAACAGTAACTTACCTATCACTTCTGATCGCCATGATGATGCTGGCCGCTTGCGGTCGCATGGAGAGTACCGACTACGTGGCTGGACCACAGGGACCAACTGGTCCGCAAGGGCCTCAGGGACCTGCTGCACCCGCTCCGACGCCGAGCGCTATCCAGCAGATCGTCGACTCTGAGAACGCTTACCGCGCTACTCTGGGCGAAGCTCCGCTTACTCCGGGTCTATCGTGCCAGGTCGTTGCCGTAGCTTCCGGCACGTACCTGTCCAGCTCGAGTCCGGGATACACTGCCGCACAAGCGATCGTCACGACAGGACCGACGTACTCGTACCTCTTGTCGACCTCGATCAACCAGGCTAACGTGGCGGGAACTGCAGGCAACAGCCTCATCGATCCTGAGATTCGTCCACTGTTCTTGAACAACAACTACCGCATCGTGTGCACGGGCCAACTGGTAGTGGCAGAAGACGGATACTACGGGTTCTCAACGTCTTCTGACGACGGGTCGCTCCTGTACATCGACGGAACACTGGTCGTAGACAACGACGGAGCCCACGGCATCCAGACCGTTTCAGGAACCAAGCTGCTCGAGGCTGCCGTCACGCACTCCTTCACCTTATACTACGCGGAGAGCGCTGGCGGTAACATAGCGATGGTCTTGAACATGGACGGTTCTGTCTTGACTGCAGACCACCTCTACCACTAAGATAAACTGTGGCCCCGCTTCGTCGGGGCTTTTAATCTAGGAGGTACATTTTTATGCAAGTTGATAAGTATGGACTCCCCATATCAGAGGGTGATGGCGGAGACTCCCTTCACCACTACTTCACAGGCGAACTTCGACTTAGGCTTGCGATGAACCCTATCAAGTGGTCTCTGAAGGATCAAAGTCCTCAGTTGAAGAACGCCGTAGACGGCATCTCCAAGCTGTGCTCTACAGACGATGCCTTCAAGAACTTGGAAGTTCAGCCTGGCATATACATTCGCAATCCAGACCCAACTCAGTGGGTTTCCGATCCAAGAAACGTATCGCGCGATCAGCTTACTGCCGTCATCGCGTTCTTATCTTACACGACCGACAAGGTTAGGCTATGGAACTTGCTCAAGGCCTGCCTGAAGCGCTACATGTTCGCGCAGAACATATACCCTAACTGGGTCGATCCGCGCACTCAAGCGGTAACGGCGAAGACTCCCGACTTCATCACGCCTGACTTATGGACTTTGTTTGCCAGAGGACTCCTCGGGGCATGGTCATGGCCGATCAACTTCTTCCTGGACCTCTTCATACTCCTGTCAGTGATCTTCAAGCTATGGGCACCTCTGTCAGTTGACGGAACCCTCACGTTTAGGTGGCCGGGGCCGGGCGATACCGATGATGACAACATGCACAACGTCTTGATGGTGTCGCAGTATCGATACCCGACCCCTCTGTCCTGGTTTGCTCGAAAACTGTTCAAGAAGTACCGTAAGCCAAACTTCGGTAACACCCAGATGGGAGAGAAGGACCCGATGATGGGCGCCCTCGTTTGGTACTACCGCGCAAGCATCGGCGAAGATCCTGAGTTCGCAGAGATTGCGCGACCGATCGTGGAGAGGTATTAGATGTACCTTGAGCCTGCTTACTTAGCTGGAGTCCTTGACTCTGATGGTTCCATCTCCATAGTCAGGAGGAAGAAGCAGAAGACTATCAACGGCTTTCATTACAGAGCCGTGTTCCAGCTATCATGGATCAAGAAAGATTTGACCATGGAAGTTTTGTCCGAGCTAGTTGTAAAATACGGAGGCAATCTTAATGAGATTGAAAGCAGGTGGAAGGGCCAGTTTCAATCTCATAACAGCGTCTTGAAGTATTCTCTTGAAGGTCACGGACTAGACCGCTTCTTGAGTGATGTACTTCCCTATGTTAAGTTGAAGAGAGAACAAGTATTCCTTGCTATAATGATGCGCACCAACAGGCGTGAGTGGCAGAGGATGAGGATCAGAACTAAGCCTGACTGGGCGTGGCAGAAGGAACACGACATCTATAAAAAATTTAAGGGGTTAAATACTAAAAATGGACACAATTAGCATTTGTTTCGACGTGGACGGAACTTTGATTCATCAAGTAGGCGAGCGAGAAGATACGCCTAAGTACGAAAACATTGAACTCTTTCATCATTTCCAGCGTATTGGATGTGACATGTATATCTGGTCCGGAGGCGGCACAAGTTATGCTGAACGCTGGGCTGAGAAACTTGGTCTCAAAGCTAAAGTCGTTGCCAAGGGTAGCTTCAAGCCCGACATCGCTGTCGACGACATGGACGTAAACCTCGGCAAAGTAAACTTACGGGTGAGCGGTGGATAACTTATCAACTGAGATCATAAAAGTTCAAAACCAGACCTTCTCGTTCAACCAGAAGTATCCGTTCCAGGTCGGCGAGCGAGAGAAGTTCACTGCCTTCGGTAACAAGAAGCGCTTGGTCATCATGTTCAGGGAGCCTTGGTACGTTCTTCCTAACGGCCAGTGGTACACCAGGACTGACGCATCAGGATTCTCGATAAGCAAGTCTAGGGTCAAGTCGGACGGCGCTGCGCTCAGTCAGCGCCTGATGCGCCACTCTGCAGAAGTCACGGGCGTATGCTTCGCGGTAGGCTGTGGCGTGCTCATGCGCGTCGGGAATGCCCATCACCCAGACGGCATCACGCAGAACTGGTGGGACCAAGATCCGTTCTCCCTCAAGTTCTGGAACGAAGCATCACGCCGGAACATGGGCGAGGCCATCGAAGTACAGTTCAACCTCGGCGAGAGGAAGATCTGGGTCAAGAACCCGCTAGAGATCGAGCACTTCATCTCCCGCAAGGAGAAGGGCGACAGCGACATCCAGCAACTCCTGGTTGAGTGGGGTATGTGGGCCGGGATGTGTGATTCGCAGCCCCAGTACGGCTCGTACCGTAGAGAAGATGCCATATCTTACTCTGGCCTGTCTCGTCAGTTAGCTGGAGAAGCTCCAGCCGAGGACTCTGTTGTCAAGAACGACATGCGAATCTTGCACGTCATAAAGAAGGTCTTCTACCCCGGCGTCTCGCAGGTTCAGGGTAAGGCCGAGCACGGCGAGTGGGGAGCACAGGCTCTTCGCTACGTGGCTGACGTCTCAGACCTAAGGAAGCGGACCCTCTACAAGATCGCCAGCATTGGTTCCCTAGTCGAGAAGATAACTGGACGTCGTCCTAAGACGCTCGTAAATGCCTTCGGCGAGAATCTTCACACTGTCCTTGGTGACCCAGCCAGCAGTTACTCCTACGGGAGCCATAAGTCGGGCGTAATCGTCTACATCGATCAGTGGATCAAGCTCGCCAAAGATCTCATGGACGCCGAAGTACCAATGGAGTACATAGTCCAGATGATCCCATATTTCAAGACTTCGGTCAGCCGCGACGACATAGACTTCCGTGCGTTCTTCGTGGACATCGTCAAGGAGTTCGGACACGTCAAGGTTCTGGGATGGCTCGAGAGAGATCCCAGCTTGGAAGCTAATACTGTGCCTGCAGACGGCGCTGCTGCCCTGGCGCAGGCCCTCGAAGCTGGCGTCTACGGAGGAAGATCCTCTACGCCGCTAGATCACTTAGTCGAAGCCTGTCGCATCTTAAGGGAGTCTCGCGACAAGCTGACCAAGGCTACTCCGCGACAGCTCAAGGTGTTTCCGAACGGCGTTCAGGCTAGGAGGTACTACAAGACGGCCAAGGAGTTCCACGACGACGTGTCCAAGCAGGCTGGTCGGTTCGACGAGCTTGGTCAGTCCATCGTCATCAAGTGGGACGACCGCTGGAAGCACTTGCATGGTATCAGGGCGGGCGAACTGAGGCTCCTCCTCCCGCGCAGCACTGGAACGGTCACTCGCTGGGGTAAGATGCAGGGGCACTGCATCTCGTCTTACTCTCGAGGGATGCTGCCTAAGCGCGGCGCTGGAACTAGCATGCCCGCTGGGTACGGAGACTCAAGCCCCGACAAGGAGCGCACCATCCTCGGCGGTGTGTTCAAGGGAACTGAGCTTCTGTACTGCCTTCGCATAGAGCCTGGACAGCATCCACCCATCAAGCTATCGCGATCGCACGAAGCCCTAGGTGCGGACCCTGACGTAACCGCAAGGGAAGTTCTCGAAACGAGGCAGGACTTAGACTGGAGTCTCGAAGAGTTACGAGGGAAGCAGAACTGTAACCCGGAAAAGTTGCACGCCCAGCTCATATGTAGTATGCTTGAGAAAGCTGGAGTTTACGCCGAGAAGTGGCGTGGATATAACAAACTGGAGGAGTAGCTTGGAAAAGATCGTTTTAACATCGCATATGTTGCTCTCAGGAGATGGCGGAGACGATGGCAGACGCCGTCGTCGTTCCCGCCCGAATCCGTACGACATCCACTACAATCAGGACCTTTACCCGAACCATGCTCGACTTCTCCAGAACCGCTACAAGCACGTAAGAGAGCGCCTGTTCAAACGCGTAGGCGTGCAGGCTGGCATCGGCACCTACCTCAAGCTCACTGAGATGTGTGGCCGGTCGTTCGCCGAGCTTATCCGCCGAGACGAGAACTTCCGGTGGGCTCCGAACCGCGATTACCACCTTGGCTACAAGCGCAATCCGAAGTACCTCATGCGTGCCAAGGTTTGGGGAGAAGAAATCTTCTTGATCTACGACGCCTACGACATGATGGTCCTGACGGTGTTCGCCGACAGCGACGAGAACTTCCAAGACAGCTTCAACATCCACCCGGACACAGTTGAGACCCAGATCATCATCGACATGGACAAGCTCTACCCAAGGACAGGCAATGGCTAAGGGTATACTTTCCTTCAACCTTCCAGAAGAAGAGAGTGAGTTCAAGACTGCCCAACAAGGCGGCGACTGCAAGTGTGCCCTGGAGTCGATCGCGAACGACATCTTCCGTAAGCGTCTGAAGTACGGAGAGTTCCCGGAAGACCAGCGTAAGCTGATACAGGAGATGAGCGATGAGTTCTGGGAGACTTTGAGACAGTATGGAATAGACCCGTATGAACCTTAAGTTCGAGACAGACGACTACGAGACCGCCCATGCCCTGTGGAACACGATGTACCATAACTTTGGTCGCATCGGTCCGTTCAAGTGCGATGGTATGGCAGTCAGTCAGCAGCATAAGAAGATAGACATCTTCGCGCTCGAGCCTTCTGAGATCGTACCTCGGAAGTACCAGGTAGAGATCCACAACTTTCGATACAGTCCGATTACGTGGACTGAGCGTAAAAATAGGTTTAAGAAAAGGATGAAGAGATGGATGTCGAAATTGCTTCGCTGACGTACCCAGGCTTCTCGAAGAAGTTCGTCGATAGCTTGAAGAACACCGGCTTCGCGGTCGTAACTGGTCATGAGATAGACCCGAGACAGCTCTCAGATGCGTACAAGCTCTGGGGCAAGTTCTTCGACCAGCCGCTCAAGAAGAAGATGGCGCTCCTTTACTCGAAGGAGACCCATGGCGGCTACTTCCCGATGAAGTCGGAGAAGGCAAAGGATGCGAAGGTCGGTGACCTGAAGGAGTTCTACCACTGGTATGACCACTTGGAGCATGGCGAGGATGACCTTAACTGCTCAACCTGGTCACTCCGATACGACTTGCTCAGTCTTGCCACGAACCTCTTAAACAAGATCGAGGATGAGCTGCGCCTGCGCAACGTGAAGATGAACTCGACTGAGGATCTCAGCAACATGATCTACGGAAGCAGGCAGACTCTGTTCAGGATCATACACTATCCACCGATCAAGGATGTCGAAGTCGAAGAAGGCGCTACTCGCGCTGCGGCTCACGAAGACATCAACCTGCTTACACTGCTTCCTGCTGCGACAAACTCGGGCTTGCAGGTTAAGGATTCGATGGGCGTCTGGCACGACATCCACGCAAACCCGGACATGATCATCGTGAACGTCGGTGACATGCTGCAAGAGGTTACCGGCGGTTACCTCAAGAGCACGACCCACCGCGTGGTGGTCGACGTCAACTCGACCGCCGAGAGCCGATACTCTATGCCCCTGTTCTTACATCCGCGCCCGGAAGTTCGCCTGAGCGATCGCTACACGGCCAAGGAGTACTTGGCTGAGCGCCTTAAGCAGTTAGGACTCGCCTGATGCGTACGTTGATCAAGGTCAAGTTTGGCTCTCACCTATATGGTACCAGTACGCCGGAGTCCGACCTGGACTTCAAGTCTGTGTTTGTTCCATCAGGCCGCGACATCTTACTCGGCAGATACCCTAAGACCAGCATCAACGAGTCGACCAAGAAGGACAACGACGTCAAGAACACGTCTTCTGACGTCGACAGCGAGGACTTCTCCCTGAACGGGTTCATCCGGCTCTTATCTGAAGGTCAGACGGCAGCCTTGGAGATCCTGTTTGCTCCTGACGACATGATCGTCGAGATGGACCGTGAGTGGGCACTCTTTCGCGACAACGCTCATAGGCTAGTCCACAAAGACGTGACCGCGTTCTTCGGGTATGCTCGCCAGCAGGCCGCGAAGTACGGCCTAAAGGGGTCCAGGATCAGCGCTATCCGTCGCGTGATGGAGTACCTTGACCAGTTCAGCGAAGATACTAAGCTGCAAGTACTGTACGACGCTGAGAGCGTAGTTCCACGGGACAAAGGCCTAAGGTCTTTCGTAGAGAAGAACTCAGACTTGAAGCTCGACGAGAGCGAACCGTTGATAAAGTTCACGACGAACAACTACGTTCGCAACGGTCAGCAGTGCGAAGAGACGTACTTCGAAGTTTGTAACCGCAAGATCCCGCTCCACAACAACGTCAAGCATACGAAGCAGGTCTTCCAGCGCGTCTGGGACGAATACGGCAAGCGTGCACGTCAGGCTGAGACCAACGAAGGAGTCGACTGGAAGGCCTTGTCACATGCCGTCCGTGTTGGGAAGCAAGCTTTAGAGCTTCTGACTACCGGTAGAATCACGTTACCACGCCCGGAAGCCGCAACTCTCCTTGCGATCAAGAAAGGTGAGCTTCCTTACAAGGAAGTTGCCAGCCTAATCGAAAGCTTGCTTGAGGAACTCAAGATCGTTCAGAAGGAGTCTACGCTTCCAGCCAAGTTTGACTCTGCGCTGGGCGAAGACCTTCTACTTCACTTCTACGAGATGGCCGTCTTGGACGCCGGTGAAGCCGACCAGCTTGCAAACATGAGGAACGTGTACCCGTGACCAAAGACGACGTCCGTTTTCTAATCTTGATGATGGCGCTCGCGTTTGCGATCATGATGGTCGCTTGCACCAAGAAGACGACTAAGGTCGATGACTTTGGCATGTGCATGATCCCGCACACAGACGTGAAGCCGCCTGAGGAGATGATGTGAAGTACGTGATTTTTCTTGATATTGATGGTGTCCTTAACAGTCGCGGGTACTTCTACACCGACCTCAAGTACCGCGAGTACGAGAAGGCGATGCCGGACATGGCGCACCGCGTTGACACCAAGCGGTTCATGCGACTTAACCTGGACCCGTCTGCCGTCAGGAACCTAAGGTTCCTCCTTGAGAAGTTACCAGAAGACAAGGAGATCTGGATCTCCTCTAGCTGGGGAATGGCGTTCTCTCTGGCCGAGATCAAGTCTGCCTTGAAAGTTCGCGGCCTCGGAGAGTTCGTCAAGTACGTGAGAGACGTTACCCCGCGCAAGATGTCATCGTGGAGGTGTAACGAGATCGGGTGGGCTCTGGAAGAGGTCGCCGAGACGTACAAGGGACCTGTACGGTGGGTATCGATCGACGATAACCCGCCGCTCCCGCAGAACTACCTTGAAACCGTCATCTACCGCAACAAGATGTTCAAGGTCGAGTACAACCCCGAGTTCACGACTAGCAAGCAGAACGGCTTGACCTATACTGATACGCTCGATATACTGACCATGCTTGTTCCAGGATTCAAACCTAAGATGGAGCCGTTATGAAGTACATCACTGCCTCAGAGCTTAACAAGGTTGAGCAGAAGCTGATCGATGACCCAGTAGAAGCGCTTGCCGTCGTTCGCATGGCGAAGGTCCGCTTCGGGTTCTGCAACACGTTCCTCGACTTCACGAGCGAGAAGATCGCGACTACTTCGTTTGACTTCCTGAAGTCCCTCGGCTTCAAGGTTCGCTACTACGCCGAAGGCGGTAAGAAGGCGTACCGGGCAACAAAGACGTTAGAAGTTCAGTGGTAAGGAGAATCATATGAAGCGCGGTTACGAGATTGGATCTGGCCGGGTGATCTACCAGATTACTCGCACGAAGACTGAAGACGGTAAGCTCATCATCACTGAGATGCCTGTGTTTCGCGGCAGCCCCGAGAAGCAGGCACGCGGCATGATGAAGGCTCATACGCCCGCCGGTGCGCTGGCGATCGTCGACAAGCTCTTGTCGAAGGACACGTTCTGGCTCAACGTCCGAAACTACATCATGAACCGAATCAAGGAAGCTGGCGAGAAGAAGGTATCGAATAAATGAAGAAGTGGAGAAAGTGGACTTCAGAAGAAGTTTCTTTCTTAACTGAAAATTATGGTAAGGTGACGACTCAAAGCATAGCATCTGCTCTTGGCAGATGCTGGAGTTCAACTTATGCCAAAGCCGTACTTCTTAAACTTACTAAGCCTAAAGCTCCTGTTCAGATAGGAGAAAAATTAGGTAGACTTCTTGTCTTGAAAGTTTCTGATAAAAAATCTACGTCTCATGCCTTATTTTTCACTTGTCAGTGTGATTGCGGGTCTATTGTTGATGTAAGGGCGGCGCAATTAAGGAACGGACGCACAAAATCTTGCGGTTGTTACACTGTCGAACAAACCCAAAGGGCGCTTAGGATGGCTCCAGGGCAGACTTCATATAGAAGCCTGGAGCGAAGAACTAAAGTGTCTGCACGAAAGAGGAACCTGGAATATAATTTAACTACAGAACAGTTCATGAGTTTGGTCTGCTTGAGCTGTCACTGGTGCGGTCAAGAACCGGCCCCGTACAATGTATATATGAAGCACGATGGCACCTTCAGGCCAACGAATAGTGTCACTATTGGATGGGCTCGACAGCAAACAGTATTTGTGAACGGAATAGACAGAATAGACAGTAGCGTCGGATATACGATAGAAAACTGCGTACCGTGCTGTTCCATGTGCAATTTAATGAAACTAGATTATAGCCCAGAGCAATTTTTGAATCAAGTTAAGAAGATCGCTGAACATAAAGGCATTGTATGACCCATGTTATGATAGACCTAGAAACATTCGGTAACTCGCCCGGCTGCGCCTTCGCCTCCCTTGGAGCCATAGAGTTTGACCCAGAGACCCGCAAGAAGGGGCGATCGCTGTACCTCGTCATCAACAAGGCGAGCTGCGTCGCCAAGGGCCTCACTCTTGACCAAGACACAATCAACTGGTGGGCTACTCAGCCCGAGGAAGCCCGGTCTGTGCTTGCCAAGTCTGAGTCTGAGAAGGTCGGAGAAGACAACGTCACCCTAGAAGGCGCACTGATAGCTCTCACTTACTTCCTCAAGGAGTGTGGGGATAACGTGAAGGTGTTTAGCTGCGGGGCAGACTTCGATTTACCCCTCATGGTGTACGCCTTCAAAGCCTGCGGCCTAGAAGTGCCGTGGAAGTTCTGGAACAGCCGCTGCTTTCGTACCTGGAAGAGCCTGGCCCCATGGGTGAAGGCACCCGCCGGTGCCGTCGCACATAACGCCTTGCAAGACGCATCAGACCAAGTCGATCACCTCTTTGCCATTGCAACTAACCTGAGACTTAAGATAAGATAGTGTGTCAAACCTTGGAGGGTTTAATGAAGCTCAAGGCTGGTGATCGAGTATACTACGCTCGCAGGAGCTGGAGAGACCCCGAGCCCTCTACGGTCGTCAAGGCTACTGACAAACAGGTAGTCATCCAAGAGGACCCTGCACCGGATGATAGCTATCAGGGGACCAAGTGGACTATCAGGGGTAATGAGATAGATCATATATTCCACACGCTGCCTGAAGCATTCGAGCATCTTGCTCAGCAGGAAGACGCAGAAGCCGCGCGTGCCGAAGAGCGGGCCGCAGAGCACCGCAACAACGCGGCAGAGTTCAGGAGGAAAGCCCGTGAGCCGAAGACAAACTAACGTCTGGGACTTCTTGACTAAGCTCTTGGATGCGATCACGACTGCTGGCGGAGCTATCCTGGGTACCATTGCCATGTTCTTAGTTGTCCTACTGTTCACACCGATCGGATGGATGGGCATCATGATCATGGGCGTCCTGTACATGTTGTTCACGGGTGATCGTGGAACGTATCCATGAGCAAAGATCTACTGGACAAGCTCCAGGAAGTCATGGAAGAGCTGTTCGTTCTCTGCGTCCAGTCGGGCGTCAGCGCTCCCGATCCAGTGCTTTACATGCCACGCCGGACAGTAGCGGAGCTGTACAAGTCAAGGCAGAGTAAGCAGAGCAGCATGCGACAGTTCGAGATGTTCAGCCAGCAGCCCATAGGAGATAGGGATACCCACTTCGACATGGAACTGAACTACGGCAGCCTTGGATCTTGCAAGCTACGCATGTTGGAAGAGTGGAACTCGATCAAGCGCAATGATGCATGGGACCTCTTGGCCGTAACAAGCCAGTCCGTATCCTTTCTCCTATCGATGAAGGAGGCTATGAGGGCTCCTGCTGGCTTGCAAAGGATGGTTAACCCCGCTATCATAGACTACAAGGTTGAAGAGATCGTAAAGCAGTTTAAACGAATCAAAGAAAGTATGGCAAATGATGAACAAGCTTATCCTGGTATTCAGCAGTATCCTGATTTCAGCAATGGCATCGGCGAAGGTGGTAGAGCTTTCGACCCCGGAGCAGCTCAAGACTGAGCTTGCGAAGCCTGGACCTGGCATCGTCCTCCTCTACTCCGCACCGTGGTGTCCCGGATGTCAGTTGTTTCATCCGGTCTACGAGAAGTTGTCTGAGAAGATGAAGCCGATCCGCTTCTACGACATCAACATAGACGTAACTGCTCCACTCAAGGAGCATGAAGGTATGGTGCCTTACATCCCGACCGCCTTCGTCGGCCACAGCGAAGATCAGCTCCGCAACAGACCGTGCAGGATCTTGAACGATGACCGAGACTTCGACACTGTGAGAGAAGAGATCGAAGAGTGTCTGAGAAGTACTAAGTAGGAGGAGACATGGAAGCAGGAAAGATGGTTGGTTACAAGTTCTCGTTCGGCACTAAGAACGGCGTAATCACCACGTCGGTAGACGAGCTTCGCAAGACTCTGTCGCAGTCACCGTACTTCGACAGCGTGGCCATGCGCCCAAACGCGTACGTGGGTGGGTACGACTCGCTGGAAGTCACCATGACCACGACGCATAACTCTCTCATCGAAGTCATCAACCTGCTCGACGAAGTCAAGGCGATGCTGTCCCTGGCCGACAAGGACTTACTGAGCTACTCTGCCTTCATAATGGAGGAGTGATGCCTAACTCGATCACCGTTCATACTTCTAAAAGCCCTATCGACCCCTTAGCAGATGGAGTGAAGCTAGACGTCCTGGTCGCGACACACTTCATGGGCGAAGAAGTCTACGAGGAGCGCTGGGGAAAGCAGAAGCAGTACGGCGCCTTCAGCCTGGGGAAGCCTGACTACTACGACAGCGCTGGCGAGATGATCCTGTTCAACCCGCTCCCCTCGTACTCGTACGACATGGCCGATGCGTGGAAGGTCGTCGAGAAGCTGCACGAAGTATCTGGCGTCTGCGGGTTCACTCTTATGTTCGACGACGACCAGTGGATCTGTAAGCTGGGATGGTCCAACGAAGGCGAAGCGTGTAACGGCATGGGAGTTGCCGACACTGCTCCACTGGCGATCTGCAGAGCAGCACTAGACGCGGTGAAGTGATGAAGAGGCTTGAGGGCGAGGTCAGGATAGAGGATGGACGCCTCTTGGTTGACGCAGAGCCCCACGTCATGTCCAGACTTCGGCCAATCTTCGACAACGCGACCAACTGGTCCAACCGGGGCAAGTACACCCATCGTCCGATCACGTTCCCGTTCAACATGACTTCGGCCAAGGACATCCTCTGGATCATGCAGAGGTACAACCTGGCCTGCGATCCCCTGACAGCAAGCAAGATCCAAGAGAAGTCTGACGAGTATGACCGAGTACTCGAGTCTGTGGTCAACGCGGACAAGGATACGACGTACCGCGTTAGTCCAGAAGCCCTTCAGCTCGCTTTAAGCCTCAGAACCCACCAAGTTACCTTCAAGAACGCCATCTGGCAGCTCAAGCGCATGCTCCTGTCCGACAAGATGGGCCTCGGGAAAACCCCGTCCGGCATCTCGATGCTTCAGGAGCCTGAGTCGCGCCCGGCGCTGATCGTGGTACCGCCGCACCTGTGCTCTCAGTGGGAGCGCGAGGTAAATCGGTTCCTACCCGGCGCCAGCACACACGTCATACGAGGCTTCAAGAACTACGAGCTGCCCCAAGTCGACGTCTTGATCACAGGATACAACCGGCTCCAGCCGTGGCAGGACACACTCCTGGCCGACAAGAGTCACTTCAAGACCCTGATAGGCGACGAGATCCAGGAACTGAGGCACACCGGCACCGGAAAGCGCGAGATCTTTCGCATCTTGTCAGAGCGCGTCAAGTTCTGCGCGGGTCTGAGCGGTACGCCGATCTACAACCACGGTGACGAGATCTGGAGTGTCCTGGACGCCATATCCCCTGAGTGCCTAGGAAGCCGCGACGAGTTCGTGGAAGAGTGGTGCGGCTGGTCCGGCGTAGTCCGGGAGCCTAGCGTCCTCAACCACTACCTGAAGACACGCGGTCTGATGATGCGGAGGACCCCGGAAGAAGTTGGGCTCCACTTCGGAGAAGCCTCGAAGCACGTCTACACGCTCGACGCCGACATGAAGCAGCTCGAAGCCGTCCAGAACGTCATGAAGATGCTGGCCTTGAGCGTGCTGAATGGCAACGTGAACGAGCAGAGCGAGTCTTCCCGCGAGTTCGACTGGAAGCTCCGTCACGCCACTGGAGTGGCTAAGGCTAGGCCTGTGGCCGAGTTCGTAAAGATGATCTGCGACCAGGGCGACAAGGTTCTCCTGGCCGGTTGGCACCGCGACGTCTACGACATCTGGATGAAGGAGCTGAAGGCCTACAATCCCGTCATGTACACCGGCACCGAGTCTCCCAAGGAGAAGGACAAGGCCGTCAAGGAGTTCGTCGAGGGGAATGCGAAGGTGTTCATCATCAGTCTCAGGTCTGGATCTGGCCTCGATGGGCTTCAGAGAGCCTGCGCGACCGCTGTGTTCGGCGAGCTTGACTGGAGCCCACACGTAATGGATCAAGTCGTAGCCCGCCTTGACCGCGACGGCCAGACGAAGCACGTCCAGGCGTTCTACCTGACGATCGCCGACGGAGCCGACCCGTTCATGATCGAACTCGTAGCGAAGAAGCGTGACCAGCACGATGGCGTAGTGGAAGGCAAAGACAGCGCCGGTGAGATCTTGGCGTTCGACAGCGGCGGCAAGGAGCGAATCCGAGAGCTTGCGAAGTCGTACCTCAAGTCGATCGGCGAAGAGGCAGTAGAAGCTATCCAGGAAGTTGGCCTTCAGGCCGACGTAGCCAATGCCCTGAGGTCAGTCCGAGTCCCGGTAAACACCGAGGAAGAGATGCAGGCTGCACTCCACGACGTTCTTCCTAAGGTTCTGCCGCAAGACGTCAAGATCGAGCGCGAGGTCAAGATCTCGAAGCGAAGCCGCCTAGACTTCATGGTCACTCGCGGCGAAGAGCGCGTCGCTATCGAGTGTAAGATCGCATCGACCAAGCGGGCCGAGGTCTACCGGCAAGTTCGCAAGTACGTGGAAGAAGGCAAGGTCACGTCCGTGGTCTTGTTCGCGCCTTGGTTCGGGATACCAACTTTTAAGGTTGACGAGGTGGTCGTGACTGTGGTTGACACAGCGGCGGCGTCGCTGTAAAATCTTCTCATGTATTGGCAAACTCACGGTCACTGTAAAAACTATCACCGCTCAAGAACGTACAACGTCTGGCACAAGATGCGCCAGCGGTGCTTCAATCCCAAAGATCCCAAGTATCCTAACTATGGCGGCAGAGGTATAACTATTGACCCAAGATGGATGGTATTTGAAACTTTCTTAGAAGATATGGGAGTGTGCCCCGACAAACACTCTATAGATCGTATCGATAATAATGCCAACTACTGTAAGGCAAACTGCAAGTGGTCCACTAACAAAGAACAGTGCAATAATAGAAGATCTTGTAGATACCTAGAGTTCAACGGTAAGAAGATGACTCACCAACAATGGGCAGAATCTTTAGGTTTTAAGGAAGGATCTGCCATCGCGTTTAGGTTAAAATCTGGATGGACTATAGAAGAAGCACTCACAACTCGCAAAGGCCAATCGAGAACGTCTCGTTCTGAGACTTGCGTTGACACAATGTCACAGGCCCTGTAATCTAACCTTGAAACTTTCTTGGAGGGAAGGCATGAAGAAGGGGCAAGGTAACGACTTAGTCGGATGGACGGCCCGTGCGCTGCAAGACGTCAAGACGCACAACGGGTTCACGATCGTCAAAGACTCTAAGGTGAAGGTCGTAGACTATCTACACCTCGACAAGCACTACTGTGTCACCTTGATCGACTCGATCTGGGCGTCGTCGCTCATAGTGAGCGAGAACGACATGATGCTCTGCTTCGACTTTATCTCGTCCGGCCAGCCCGAACGAGTTCCTGTTCCAAAGTCACTAGCGAAGTGGTATAACGAAACCAAGAAGTACACGGGGTATTAAGATGAAGAAACCGCAGCTATGGTTAGAAGAACAGCGATGGGGCGAGAAGGATGGTGTCCATACCATGCTGCGCATCTTTTATCCTGACGGATCGTCCGAGTACCTGAACTTAAACAAGTACTATGATAACGGCAACGTGCTATTCAACACAACTGGTGACTGGGAGCGGTCCCACGGTAACGACTGGAGCCCCGATGACTACGATGGTCAGTACGGCAACGATACTGAAGCACACTTCCTGGGGTACCTGTGAAGTACGTCGCAGTCGTCGTGAACATCAACGGCTCGATAGACTCACAAGGTGAGGTCATCATGGGAGACGTGACGTTTCCAGATCATCCGGTGCAGTTCTTCCGTGACAGTGACATAGGTAAGAGTATCAGTGAAGGTGAACCTTTAGGCGTAGCCAAGCTTAGGAAGGAAGGTAACCAAGTCTTCGCGGACATCGATACCTTCAGTCCCATAGACATATCCGGCATGTACGCGGTTCCCACAGGATCGATAAAGACCAGGAGAGGGAACGTGATCACGGAGTGCAGCATATCAGGCATCATGTTGACCCCTTCCCCTGCCGACAAAAATCTGTTACCACTTACTAAAGTGGAGGATGACGATGGGCAAGCACGTTAGCTTCGGAAGCTCGAGTAGTGGCATCAAGGAACACGTCAAGGGACTCGTGACCTTCGAGTACTACCGCGACGGGAACCTGTTCTACAAGACAGAGTCAGGCCTTCGCTTCCCGGTGCCGGTCTCAGACATCGGCAACGCCACGTTCATGGCCTCAGACCGCGCCATGCTGTTCATGCGTTGGATCAGGCAGCACCTCGAGATCAACAAAGGCGTAGCAGTCATGGTCGACGTATCTATAAAGCCCAACGAGGCCAAGCTGGTCGATCCATCGAACCCGGCAAACTCTGTCCTCATCAAGAACATAGGAGACGGCAATGGTTAGGATAGGCAGGCCTCCTCACGTTTACCTGATCGAAGGCCATAATGACATGAGCCACTTTACTCCGAGCGAGTACGTGTGCAACGAGTTCGTATACGTCACCGACGAACTTTACATGAAGCTCCTCCAGTTCACGGACCCGACGCTCATCGAGGGAACGCAGACCGAGAAGGAAGAGATGAAGTCTGCCTTGGAGTCATCAGCGGTTAAGTCTCTCGGACCAGGTGAAAGTTCTGCTGATAACTTGATGACTTTCTTGTCCGGCACGTCGCTTGCGCAGCGCATCAAGCGCGCGATAGACATGAACCCTGGCAAGAGCATGCTCTGGCAGTTCAACGGACTTGGTCCGAACATGAAGGATCAGTACCGTCACGTAGTCGCTATGGGAGACCCGAGCCTGCTGCACGTCTGGACTGACTTTGAAGCCTACGTCATCCTGCCCTTGCACCGCATGAGGGTTAAGGCACTGAACAGGATGATCCGCAGACGGCAGCAGCGTGAGATCGCAAGCTGGGAAGCGTACCTTAAAGAAGTCTACTCAAGGAGAGAAAATGAAACTGCTAACCCTTAGCCTGATTGCCATGTCGCTGGCGGCCTGCGCGAGCAAGCCTGTCAAGCAGGAGCCGTCTGAGTACGTGATCGGATGCGCCACTGGCATGTTCATGGTAGCGAAGATGAACAACAGCGTAACCGAGGACAACCGAGAAGGACTAACTCAGTTATTTGCTCAGATCTGCATGTCACTTGAACACAGCTACCGGGAGAGGACCAAGTGAGGTTCAAGAGTAAGGTCGTCCACATCGACGCGAAGCAGTGGGACGGCGACTGGCGCGTGCTGTGCGACTGGGCATCGTCCATCAGCGTAGGCAGCGGTACCGGCTTGTCGTACAACGGTAAGAGCTTGCAGATCCACACCCTGGAAGGTACCATGTCGGTCGGCATCGGTGATTGGGTGATTTGCGGAACCGAGGGCGAGTTTTATCCGTGCAAAAATACGGTCTTTCAACGTAAATACGAACCGGCCCCTGAGCCGGAGAGGAGTGGTGCAGTATGATTACATCGAACGGAACATTTGTACAGGTGGTGACGGCTGCAGAAGCTGCGGCTGCCTACAAAGCCAACCCGTACAACAAGATGGAGACGCTCAAGGCAGACCTCATGGACGGCATCACCCGCGCAATGCTCTGCGGTAGCCCTAGCTACTCGTACTTCGGGTACAGGAATAAGCTGGAGCAGCCTGTCATAGACTGGCTCGTCAGCCTGGGATACTTGGTGTGGCACCATAGTCCATACGATGGCTCAGGTCGCAAGCAGTACACCTACAGCATCTACTGGGCATTCCCAGACGACGCAACGGTCGCACCGTTTGCCCCTGGCGAGCGATTCGACGAGGGCTACAGCGACGCGGAGAGTACGGTATGAAGAAGCTGTTTCGGTTTCAGTACGAGAAGTGCAGCGGCACTTGCTACCACCCGTCTCCAGAGTTCTTCGAGGAGCTTCGGTGCCTGGACAAGACAGTCCTGAAGCGCGTGGTGGATAAGGTAGTCGCATCGCACGACAGGGTGTGCAACGATCCAGAGATGCGATTCGGCGTAGACTACGACGAGAAGAGCAAGCACTACATCGCCAGCTTCGTTAACCACGGCAAGCTTGACTTGTTCACGTCCAGAGTGTTCATGGGAGCCGTCGAGGAGATGTGCGAGTTCATCCTGTCCGAGGTCCAAGGAGGTGCGTCTGGCGACTGCGAGTACGATCACACTACTGAAAAGTTGCACGAAGCCATCATGAGGGCCGTATGATCATCTCTCAGGTAATGCGTACGGTAGCGATCTTCGTATGGATACTGCTTGGCCTACACCTGATCGCCGTCGATCGTATCGCAGCGACCTGTACGCTGATCAGCGGTACTCTGTTCATGGCCGCTTTGATATACGACGAGGCTTCATCATGAAGAAGGAAGAACTGCAGAAGCACTTAGACTCTCTGCTAGAGAAGCGCCGCAAGATCTTGACCAGCAAGAGTGCGAAGCCGAGCGAGATCACCGACAAGTTAAACAAGGTCGCCAAGGAGATCGAGTCGACCAGAAACAAGATGGAGAAGTTATGAAACTGTACGCTACCAAGTTCCGAGAGAAGGGTGACAAGGAGTATAAGACTGTCCTGATCATGGCGAAGGACTTCGACGAGTATCGCGAGAAGTTCGCAGACTTCTTGAAGGTCGGCGAGTACGACGTCGACAAGCGTACCATATCATGGGCAGGAAACTCTGTTCCGTTCATGTCCGAGGGTAGAGCTGAAGTCCTGTGCACAAACTTGGACGAAGTGAACTAACATGAGGTACCTAGTCAAGCAGCCGGAGAAGTACAGGAAGGCGAAGTCTAAGAGCAAGCGCCTTAACCCGTCCTGGCACTTCGACACCGAGCAGGAAGCCAAGGCCTTCGCAGACTCCTTCAAGGAGTGCTGGGTCGACGTGTGGTTTGAGGGTAAGATCGTCCACAGCAACTACAGTAAGGCAGTGCCGGACTGGTTCAGGAAGATCAAGGAAGTAGCATGACGGAAGTCTACGAGCTTGAGTTCAGCCATCAGATAGAGCCTCAGAACTACGGCCTCTTCAAGAGCATCTTTCACGCAGAGCAGTACATGAAAGAGTACTTGAAGGGTGTAGACTTAACCAAGAAGACGTCGTATCATGACGGTCAGACGATCATCTACGACGGTGATTATATCTTAAGACGGAGGATTGTGCGATGAGTGACGAAGGATACGACGCAGGACCTTGGGACAAGGATCATCCGGCTCCCACGAGCAGCCCAGCAACTGACGACATCAAGGACCAGCCGATAACGCTTAACGGCATGAAGCTGGCGGACGACGAGATCTTGGTCCTCAACATCCAAGGCCCAGACATCGACGCTGACATGATCCAGAACATCCGCACCTCCCTCCGCAGGGAGCTTGGCGAAGGCCGCGTGCTCATCCTTGGAAGCGACGACGAGACGACAGTCCAGATGGCTACCATCAAGCAGCCGCCGTCCACTCTCGCGGTGAAGGTCTCAGGTGCTGAAATTTACAAGGCCGTCAAGAACTACATCAAGTCGAACGAGGTCATCCACGCCAAGGTCAAGGAAGCCGTCGAGGAGACGATCAAGAAGGGCGCGGTGCAGAACCAGCTCGACCAGATCGTGAAGCAGCACTTCACCGGCTGGGGATCTGAGAAGAAGCTGACCGAACTCATGAAGCAGGTCATCAGCGACGACTTCAGGAAGCGCGTCGACGCCGAGATCGCAAGTGCCGTCGAGAAGGTGCTGGAGCGTGCGGTGTTCGTGATGCCTCCGAAGGACAAGCAGACGTGAAGACCTTAGTCCTCCTGGCACTGTTCATCTCTGGCTGCTCGATCGAGATCGGGTCTAACACCAGCATCGAAGAGCAGATGCAGAACTACTGCAAGAAGTGCGGTGGAGTAAGCGCCGGGTTCGTGAACGACTACGGCCTCGAGCTTACCTGCGTCGATGGAACACACCTGTCGCAGAAGTACGTCGGCCTCAAGGGGACGAAGACCGTACTGGGGAGCTGCAAGTGATCGACTTCAACAACTGCATCATGGAGTTCGAGGTTGGACACTACGCGATCGCCGAGGTCGGCGGTGTCCTGACGAAGTACAGGGCATACGAGATCTTAGAGCGACGTCCCGAAGAAAACCAGCTCCTACTGAGAGATGACAGTAAGGATTCTCCCGTAGAGTTCTGGGTCGACTCTCGATGTTTTCGATACTTCCCGTACAGCGCAGTCGTCTTCGCTGAGGGTGAGCATAAGACCATCGACGAGCTTCTGCACGAGATCGCCTACTCCTGGGACCACACCTACTGGCCATCGACACTACATAAGGACGAAGATGGCTTGTTCCACGTCAACAAGCTAACGATCAGCCCGTTCTGGACTGAGTACAAGGGTCAGTACGAGAAGGTCGCGCCGGGGCTCTACGAGTACCTGTGCCGCATATACGAGGTGATCGAGGAAGCCCGCGAGAAGTTCGGGAAGCCTAAGATGTTCGACGGGACGGAGGTTCAGGATGAGTAACTTTCTGCAGATGCTTAAGAAGGCCCGCAAAGACCTCATCGACGCAGGCATGAGCTACAGGGACGTGAGCGAGCTGATCACGAACGGCCAAGTCTCCTTCGACACTTCGCTAGACGACCAAGCAGAGCAGATGAAGTGGAAGCTGAAGAAGCTTGGACTTAAGGTTGACATAACGACGACCGAGTCGAGTCACTACAACAGAGAGTCACACAAGATGTGGGTCCGCCTGTGAAGACGGTTGACATCTACGAGCCTGGCGACAAGATCAGCCTCTACTCGTGCCCGCGCTGCGGTCGCAACGTCTACAACGAGGTGACAGGTGTCGACTGCTACGGAGCCAACGACATCACCACCTACATCAAGTGCCTAGGCTGTAACTTGCTCTACTGGTTCAGCTCGTTTACTGGCAGAACAAACACTAACGGGAACGATGCCGCATGAAAACTCTGAAGTACGTCTTAGGATCTGCTGCCATCCTCTACGCGATGGGGAGCCTAGTCATGCTAGTGTCTGGGCTTCAGGATAGTCAGTGGGGTCCGATGTTCTCAGACTGCAGGACTGACAAGAACCACCTTGAGCAGATCTTCTTACCGGCATACTCAGCCGGATGCTGGCTGGGGCACAAGTGAGCGCCGCAGACAAGAGGCACGCCAACCACGGAGAAGTATTCAGCGGGTCGATAATGATCCAGCAGGGCTACGCCATAGCCACGATGAACACCTGCGCGATGTTCCAAGACCGTGGACTACACGGCTCATCAGGGGACGTCAACGGTAGAGCCATCATGATCAACAGGAGCAACTCTATAATGGGGTCGGAGGAAGCCTGGGAGAGGAACAAAGCTCTCTTGGAGTCCAACGATGACTAGGCAGCAGAAGATCAACTTGATCAAGGTCCTTCGATGTTCGCTCAAGTCAGAGAACATCACTGATTACTGTGACGGCGACGGAATAGGTTACTCCAGCACTGCAAGCTACTCCAGAGATGTAGCGGTGAAGCATAACGACGAGCTGAGGGCGTTCATAGCCATCTTGACTCGGGAAGTGAAGAAGAGTAAGATCTAGGTAGCTCTAGGAGGGACTTATGAGCGATCTGGCTGCATACCTTATCGGTTTCATCGGATTCTTGATCTTCGTCTACAAGATCATACGCGTTCTGACGCCTCAGAACGACCTCATGGACGCCATCGACACCTCCCTCCGCTTCGCTTACTGCGAACTCCGAGACGCTGAGGACGAGGTTGGCAAGCGCTTCTACATGAACCAGATTGAGACGCTCAACCGAGCACTCTCTGACGCCGCTCGAGGCGGTGTGCCGGAGGACTTCGCATGACCTGGGACAAGGCGCAACGCTTCTTCAACGGTGCGATCGTCGGCGCAGGCGCAGCCCTGATCATCGCCTTCGCTATCGGACAGGTAACTGCCTGGATGTTCTTCTGGTTCGGAACCTGGACCGGGCTAGCGATCGGAACTAAGATCGTCCGGTACTGGAGGAGTCGATGAAGACCACTAACCAGCCACTCATCCTACCAGCTCCGCGCAAGGAGAAGAACGGCGTCTTCTTTGACCCCTACAACTGGAAGTGCAACACCGACAACGGCAGGAAGAACTCCGCCGACTCACGCCGCAAGACGAAGTTCAAGCCACGAACGATCGCTGACGTCATCGCAGAGCGTGAGAATGGCGAGCGATAACCACGTCCACATCTTCGTCAAGCCTTTCCAGATCTGGCCCTTCAAGAAGGTCTGGTATCGATCGCTCTGCGGTCGCGAGAAGTCAGAGTACCCGCACCTAGACCAGGCCGACCTGTCCTGCAAGCACTGCGCTGCTAGGCTCGAAGATCGCGGGGTCTGGAAGGAGTATCGCAGGTCCCAGATGAAGTTCTCAGCCCTCAAGTCTTTCAGAGAGGCTTTCGGCGAAGAGAAGTTTGAGAACAGGGCCTTCGCCCTTGAGAACCATGTCACCAGCCTCGACTACTTCACGGAGGATGAGGCATGACTCACATCTTCCTGATGCCATTTCGCATCTACCCGTCCAAGAAGATATGGTACAAGTCCTTGTGCGGCGCTGAGAAGTCCGAGTCTCAGCAGGTCGGTTACACCAACTGTCACGTGTGCGATCACCTCAAGGAGCACAACCAAGTGCACATCATCAGGGCTCAGTTTGACCAGCACGTCACGAGTGCTCCGGTCAGCTTCAGGGTTCCGGTGATAGGATGAAGTGCGACTTCTGCGGAGGCACCGGCTTCCACCTGTCCCCTGACGTAGTAGAGCCGATCTTGATCCCCTGCACCAAGAAGGGCTGCAAGGCTGGCAAGAAGCCGCCGAAGCCGCCTAAGAAGACCACCACGATGAGCGGCGTCAAGTACGAGTGGGTCGTGATCGAGTGGCACGGCCCGGCGGGATGGGAAGTTGTGTCGAAGAAGACTGGCGACTTCAAAGAACACATGGCCCAAGTTGCCGAGCGTCGAAAGAACTCACCGCCTGGTCACGTTAAGTCAATCCATGTCTGCTGGCTCGACGACGTCAGGAACTGGGATGGTCCAGAAGATGTAGTTCTGTCTCTGCACGATCGTCTCGAAGTGAAACACTTCAAGAAGTTTTTGGAGCTTAAGGAAAAGTATGGTATGGAAGTACTTGAGAAGCGCCCTTACTGGCGCAAATACTTAGGACTGGAGGACTAAATGGACAACTATCAGCAAGAGCGTGCTAAGGAAGCTGGTCGGATGATCGGCTTCACCGTCGGTGGAACGATCTCGTTCGTGATCCTGCTCCTGTTCTACATGATCGGCTGCCCGCAGTACAACGTGTACCAGCAGCGCATGGAAGGTGAAGCGCAGCTCGCTCACGCCGAGTACTCGAAGAAGGTTCAGGTCCAAGACGCCCTCGGTAAGCTCGAGGCTTCAAAGTCTCTGGCCGAAGTCGAGGTCACCCGCGCTGGCGGCGTGGCCCGAGCAAACAACATCATCGGCGACTCGCTCAAGAACAACGAAGCCTACCTCCGCTGGCTCTACATCGAGGGCTTGAAGGAGAAGCAGGGCACTGAGGTCATCTACGTGCCGACGGAAGCCGGTCTTCCTATCCTCGAGGCTGGTAAGCGCGTGATGAAGCTCCAAGAGGAGAAGAAGTAATGACCACCCGGAAGCAGTTTGAAGAAGCAGTCGAAGTAATCCAAGCAGCGCTCCGAGAGAAGCTGGTGATCGATGACCTCTATCAGCCCACAGGAGTGGACCAGGTTTACATCAACAGTCACACTGCTTGCCCCATAAATTACAGCAGCGACATCGACTTCGGTGGATGGACCGTCTGCGATAGCCGCAAGCTGTGCATTCGCACGGAAGCTGATGTTCTGAAAGAGCAGCTCGATCAAGCTGAGAAAGAACATAAGGAAAACTTGAGCAAAGTATCTACGGCAAACATCCTGTCATCTCACTCTGCTACCAAGGTGGAAGAGCTGAAGATGAAGCTCGCTCAGCTCGGGAAGTATCCATGAACCGTCGTGGCTTCATCCGTGGCATGCTTGCGGCAGCAGCGCTCGCCGCTGTTCCGTTCAAGTGGGCGTTCAAGCAGACGTCCAAGGTCTTCACTGGCGCAAGGGCTAGGATCTTCATTAACGGTAAGTTAATCGCTTACACAGGCGAAGTTACCGTATCCTACGATCCCAAAGATTTATCCATGCATACTATTGGACAGTACAAACCTGAAGAAGTTAATCTAGGACCAGTTGAGTTCACTGCTACTGTCACGCGTGTAGTAAAGGGTTCTGAGTGGGACAAGCTCATGAGCCTTTCTGACGAAGACCGCGAAGCTCTCTTGAACGAGAATCCGCCAGTTCGTCGCGAGGACATCACATGAGTCAGCATGACCTTGGCATCATATACGAGAACGAAGTCGCAACTGTGCAAGAGTTCGAGATCGAGAACAAGCCGTACGGCTGCCACTCTGAGTACGTCGTCAAGCACAAGACCTTGCCGTGCGTTCCTAAGTGGTTCAACGAGCAAGACGGTTGGGACGCTCGCAAGAAGGCGATAGCCTACTGCGACAACTACGATAGGCAGATGGTCATATGAAGAAGCCTAAGATCTTAGTCGGATTCTTCAACCAGGCTGGAGGCTTCACGAAGGGAAGCGTAACGGCTTCGTCCATGACTGACGTCATCATAGAGAAGTGGGCTTACGACAAGCTCGTCGTTGGCCTCAGAGAGCTTCACAAGGAGCTTATCCTCTCTCCAGACGACGGTATCCGCCCGATAGTAGTTGCCAAGGTAGTGAAGACTCTGCTTGAGGAAGTTGGGGAGAAGCCGTGACTAACGGAAGCTGGATCGGCGTAGACCTTGACGGGACGCTCGCCCACTACGATGGCTGGAAGGGTCCTGAGCATATCGGTGAACCTGTTCCTATAATGATGGCCCGCGTTAAAACTTGGCTTGCTCAAGGCCGTCGTGTTAAGATCATGACAGCTCGAGCTAGTGATCCCGCACAGGTCGTCCACGTCAAAAAGTGGCTGGTCAAGCATGTCGGGATCGAGCTTGAGGTTACGAACGTAAAGGACTTCCAGATGGTTGAGCTTTGGGACGATCGGGCAGTGCAAGTGATCCCGAACACAGGCCGAAGAGTGGACGGTATGCCATGAACACGATCGACATCGTGAGCATGCACGTAGAAGTCCTCGAGATCGCCGAGCAGGTAAGGAATGCTCCTGCTGGCGTTAGCCTCGACCTACTTGATGCCCGCCTAGAGGCCATGAAGAGAAAGCTCCTGGCTGACATAGACGAGCGCTTAGAAGAGATTGCGCGAGAGGAGATGGGCTGATGGAGACCTACACGACTGAGCCGTTACAGATCCCAGACAACGCCATGAGGCACCTAAGGACGATGTACCCCGGCCACTTCGACGATCAGGAGATCGTTGAGAAGTTTGTGACTGAGTGCATAATGAAGTTGCTCGATCCCCAGGAAGAGATCAACAAGTTGGAGGAAACCCCGTGAAGTACCTTATCCTTGCCCTTGTCCTGATGGCTGGATGCTCGAAGGGGCCGGACCCGATCGAAGTCTGCCGCGACTACTGCACTGGTTACCTTGACACCATAGTAAGGATCGGGACCGAGCGCAGCGACAACCTTTACCACTGCCGCTGCAGCAACAGCGGGAAGAGGAACGGCGATGAGTAAGGTTAAGATGACCGTAGCCAAGCTGAAGACGATCAAGGAGATGCGGGACCTAGCCCTCAAGCGCTTCAACAAGCTGGACGCGCAGCTCCGTAAGGCCTGCACGCATCCCAAGCGCATGTGCTACACTACCGAGAGCTACCATACCGATACCCTTGGGAACAACGGATACGGTGAGTACCAAGACCACTGCGGCTGCTGCGAAGCTTATCTTGGAGAGTCTTATAGAGCTGACGACCGTCGCTACGGTGGTACCATGAACGAGCCAAACTACGAACTGAGAGAGGACTAACGTGAGGTACCTGGTCAAGATAACCTTGCCTGACGGCGAGCAGGTCGAAGGTCAAGTAGTCCATCCCGACGGCCCGGACGGGCCAAAGCCTAAGGATCTTCGGCAGGCTCGCGAGATCGCTAAGAACATGCAGTGGCTGGACCAGAATGACGGTGAGTCTGTCAACGTCGTGAACAAGAAGAAGATAAAGGTGTGGGAAGCATGAGATCGATAGACTTCGGAGAATATGGACAGGGCGCTCGCTGGGTAACGCTGGAGCAGGCTGACGAGGCCAGAGAACTTCGACTAAGCTGTCAAAGCGGCATAGGTCAAGTATTCATGCACAAGGAGTACGGCGACATCATCATAGCGTGGCCTGTGAGCTTTGACTCGCACTACCAGCCCGGCCAACCCACCAAGCACACTATCCATTACAAGATCGAGGGTGAACATTCACCTGGTTCCTACTACGCCGACATGAGGGGTAATCCGTTCCTGTACAACTTCGAGTACCTAGGGGAGTTCGGAGACATGCATGAAGATTAACGCTGGGTTCGAGCAGAAGGATAAGACGCGCATAGTCTGGATCATTGACCAGAACCTCAACGTAGTGAGGGTTCGCGCCAGGTACAGAGCTGCGTTCTCGAGCTGGTCGTACACGTCCGTCGACGGTAAGTCAGGCGGTTCCCACCTGTTCCCGTACTATCCGACCGTCGGCATGGGACGTCGCTCCTACTACGGAGACGGCCCGCACTACACGACTCGCAGCGAAGCCGTCGAAGACCTGCGCCCCATCGTACTGAAGGTCATGCGAGAACTCAGGAAGAGCATGCGAAAGGCCTTGAACTCACAGCTCGAAGAGTTGCGGAGTAAGCTCTGATGGAGACCGTGGAGGAACTCAAGGCTGAGGTCAGTCGCTTATCCACCGAACTGCTCGAGTGGGAGACTTCCTACACGGTAAAGCGCTTCAACAAGAGCATCGCCCAGTCGATCCAGGACCTCGTGATGACGATCGGCTATCGCCACGATCCGAAGCAGTTTAAGATCATGCTGCCCCAGACTGTCATAGACATCTTCAACGAAGAGCGCGACGAGTTCAACGACCGCGATACGAAGGTTACCTGGGACGCAGAGACTAGATCTCTGCAGCGCTTTCCTGTTAAGATAAGGAAAAACTTCCTAGAGTACATGGGAGTCGAAGTGGAGCTGGTGCCTTATGAGTAGGGAAGATATGATCGACGACCTAATAACGGCTGACGTTAAAGAGATCGTAGACGCTGTCAAAGCAGGCAACGAGTACACGCCAGGCGACATCCGCCACATCCTCGCTTACGGTCGTGGGTACGATACCTGGACCGACGAGGAAGTCTTGAAAGAGTGGAAGGAACGGCATGAGTGACGAGATGTTCTCAAACTTTGGCTCTGACCAGTCTGCGGTCCTTGACACAAGCGCTGTCCTGACTCAGGAGATCATCGAAGAGGCCGCGCAGCGTTGCCTGGACAACTTTGGCCAGTACGATCCGCCTTACATGGTCAGTCCTGAGACCTACGCCCACCTTGAGCTGCACCATAACCCCGTCTTCTACGACATCGTAGTCGAAGCGTACGTCACGCACCGTGGCCGGGTATCCAAGCGCCGGTTTAAGAACATCCTAAAGATGCGCAAGAAGCTCTTCGCAAAGATCATGATGGAGCACCTGTCCAACGAGAACGCCCATACCGTAGGCCGCCAGATCTACATGGCGATGGGAGCCAAGGCTGCGTGCGAGGAACTCGAGAAGTACCAGGACTCACCGGCCAAGGAAGCGGCACTCGCCCTGGTTACCTCCAAGGACCCTATCCGCTTCACGACAGACCACGTCCCTACCGGCTTCAAGCTCTACCGAGGCGAAGATGGTACAGACACCTAAGGCCCAGACGTTCGAGCAGCAGGTCGAGGAGTTCTACTACTCCGTCATCGGAAGCCCGTACACACCCGGCATAGAGGACAGCGTGATGAACATGCTTATCTTCTGGCAAAGATGCTACGACTCTGGTACTATCACCCATCAGCAGTTCGAACTGGCGAAGCCTTACGGTTTTAAGCTAATAAAGGCCATAAGGAATGTAGCGCACCGAGGATATGCCGGTCAGATAGAAGAAGCCGTGTGGATAGATGCACCGAACTACGATGCGAAGTTTAAGTACAGAACATAAAAGGAGAACTAACATGAAGACCAAGAACCAAGAAGATAAGCCTGCGACCCCAGTCCCATCGCTGCTGACGTACTCTGCACTGAAGCGTCAGACACGCCTGACGGATGAAGAGATGATGCTCATCGTCCGTAAGTACTTTGCCTGCGAAGGATTCTTGAGCGAGAAGACTGAGGCTGCAATTAACAGCCCTCTGTTTAACGACTATAACTTCAAGTCAAGACTCTTCATCGAAATACTTAAAGTCGAGGCTTCGTCTATGAAGCTGTACAATAGTGAGGACATATACGACTACATGGTCGACACCAAGCTCATCAACAAGAGCGCAGAGTCCCGGCTTGCTGTCATAAGCACCGTGAGTAACCTCGTGAACGACGGCAAGCTTCGCGGCCTAGACTACGCACTCGTGAACTTCGACAACGGCAAGCGAGAGAGTAGGCTCTACCGCTTCGAAGACGTGCAAGGCCGGATCATCAAGAAGTTGCTCAAGCATGTGACCGTGAAGTCGCACCGCGTGGTGAAGGCTGAGCCCGTGATCAAGGCTGGCGAAGGGAAGAAGACCATCATCAGGAAGAGTACTACGGTTACCCAGCCAACTTCGAAGGAAGTGTCCGAGCTTAAGGCTCAGCTCGCGTCTGCCAACGAAACGATCGTGCGCATGACTGCGGAGAACGAGTCTCTGAAGGAAGAGCTGAGGACGCTCAGGAACTTGGAGCGGAGCAGTATCCAGAAGATCTTGGAAGCTACGACCAGCATCGAGGAGAAGCTGTCCAAGTCCGCGCCGCAGCCGACGCCAAGACCAACCGCAGAAGTCGCCCAGCCCTTGCCCATAGACCAAGTTTTGGACATACCCGTATCGATCACCGATGCTCGGCTGACGACGCCAGACAACCACCTGTGCCTGGTGCTACTCAACTACCTAACGCGGACGAGGGGTCCGTACACCACCAAGGTTGAGACCTTGAACTTGTGGGAAAAGTGGCTCGACGACGCCACTGACGGAAACCTCCTGCCGGGCCAGATGTACTGCGTAGTTCACAACTACGTCCTCGGTGTCTTGAACAACTACACGTTCCTGCAGTCTCAGTTCTCCAACCTGTACGACACTACCAAGACGTACCTGACGGCGAACGCTGAGGGTAAGAAGAACTACGTGAACTTGCTTGGGCAGTGGCAGGCAAACACCAACCGTACCGTTCCAGTTACTGGTAACATCGTCGTATGAACAAGGGCGACGTCGTCAACCTCACAGAAGACTTCGAGTACCTGGGCGTCGGGCGCACGAGCCTCGGCGTCATAGTGAGCATAGCAGACACCGATGTAGAGGTGAAGTTCGTCGGTCGTCGTGGTACGATCATATGTCAACTGGATGAGTTAAAGGTGGTGCAAGATGGAGAAGAACGTAATGGCTAAGGTGTACGTAATTGCGTACCTGATCTTACTGGGAACGCTGCTCGGCTTCGTGGCAGGCGGCATCGTCCAGAAGCACGAGATGAAGCCGATCGTACTGCACGACTTCAACGTGGGCCGGAACCAGGGCTTCGTGATCGGCTGCCAGTTCGCAGCCTCGAGCATGCGCGGGGTCGATCCAGGTGATCCGTTAGTTGAGATGTACAAGGAGTGGTGCACGAAGAACGCGATGGCCTTCAGCAAGATGGCGGATAAATGAAGATGATCAACGAGGTCAGGATAAAGGCTCCCATGCGCCAGGTGATCGAGGTTCCAGACGCTCGGTACGACCGCGAGTGGAAGACCTACTTCTTGCCGATCACCGTCACGGAAGAGCATCCTAAGGACAGTAATCCCATATCAGAGCTTGTCACGATCTGCCTCAACGACAAGGCAGACGCAGAGAGGCTCATCAGCCTGATCAGGAAGGCGACGAGGAAGATCAAGTGAGCGAGTACGGCTATCACTACAACGTGATTCAGACCAACGGCGAAGGCTGGCACGTCCTGACCTTGATGGAGGACTACCAGCAGCATGGGTATGAGTCGTTCGGAACGATGGTCGACGCGAAGACTGGCGTCCTCTGCATACTGATGCGCAAGCCGATGACCGCCGAAGAAGCTAGGCAGAAGCGCATGAAGTGGGCCATTGACCAAGAGCGTCGTGAGAAGAAGGCTAGGTCAAAGTGAAGGTCTCGTTCGACGAGAAGATCAACCTGCTGCACGTCACTTACCCGACCCAGGTCGAGCTGGCTCAGGCACTCGCTCGCTTCCAGGAACACTACGAGAACCCAGAACTTCGCGGCAAGGTCTTTACCCTAGGAGAACTCCGCGAGTGGTACACCAATTTCCACGGAGCTTGGACGTACTACGTGGACTGGAGCGGTTTTAACTTCCCATCGCACGTCCTCGAATACTTCAAGGACGGATCGTTTGATCCCCTGACTGCACTGGAAGAGGAGTTCCTGGAAGCCGTCCGCTACCGGCGCGGCAAGTTCTACATCATCGGAACCTACGATGGCGACGACTCCACGGTCAAGCACGAGAAGCTGCACGCACTCTGGTACTCAAACGAGGCCTACAAGGAAGAAGTGCAGAAGTACTTCTCGATATGCTTTCACCTGAGCCCGCTGGCCGCTCACCTCCGCAAGAAGGGCTACCACGAAGAAGTCATCGAGGATGAGATGCAGGCGTACCTTGGAGCTTCGCACGAGTACCTGCAGGACCAAGGGCTGATCACGACGAACTGCGACATGAGCCCAGAAGCTCACTTATTTACTCACGCCTTGAAGATCGAAGAGATCGCTAACAAGTACCTGGAAGCGCAGAGGGGAAGATAAGTGAACGGCAGCCTACTCCACTTCGAGAAGACGGACAAGGTCGTCGTTCACTACGCGAAGCTCAACTCCGTGGACCTGGGGGTCGAATTCTTCACGATGATCATGAGGCCGATCGCGTTCGCGACGCCAAGCCACGAGTACGTGAGGGTAGGTTACCAGGAGATGATGGCTGATCCGCGCGGGGCCTTGGGATGCCTGAAGCGGGCCGTGCTGAAGCGCTACGTGGGCATGCTGAACGCATCTGTCAACTCTTCAGACGAAGAGAGGCTGATGCAGGAGGCTGGCTTAGGATGGATGTGGGAGATCAACGACGTCGAGCTTGTCGAGTGTCGCCTGCTTGTCCCGAAGATGCCTGTCTACGACGTGCCGCACGCTCTGCTCGTCTCTCACGTAGCCGATGCTCACGTCCTTCCTCATCCAGAAGGTTATGCACCGCCACTCGCATTCCAAGAACTGCAGCAATAACCAGACAACCAACAGGGATGAGCGGACCCATCAGTTCTGCCCCTGCTTCTTCTTGAGTTCCTTAGCCCGCTTGCGAGCCTTGGCCTCTTCGCCGACCTTGTAGCTGAAGCCGCAGGTCGGACACTTCTTGTAGAACGAGTTCGTAGGGTGTCCTAGGACGTAGGAGAAGCACACCGGGCAGTGCTGGATGGGAGCGTCGCTTGAGTCTTCCATGAAGATCTTATAGGTCGATGAGCGGAGTATTAGACCAGGCAGCGATCGGTACTCGATACTGGCCAGACTCAATCTGACCTGTAGCAAACGGAGAGGCGTTACCGTTCATGGGCGTACCGTTCAAGGTGTTGGCAGTGTTGAAGTACAGGTTGGATGTGGTTTGTCCAGGGAGAGCGACGAGGCGAGTCTCGCCCACGTTACTGTTGTTCAAGCACGTTCCCAAGAACAGTGTTCCAGAAGGGATCAGGGTTGAGTCGACCAGGATGTTCGTAGGCAGAGGAAGAAGTGCTATAGCAGAAGAAACGGTACCGGTGGTGAAGCGGTAGTCGCAGGTGATGTTCTTCCCGTCGCGGTTGTAGTAGAAGTTAGCCCCAGTGAGAGTGCCTAGACCGCCGCCAGCCGTGCCTTGAAACAGGAGGGTTGTCTCTGTGCGTGGTAAGCCTACGATCGTGACGAACGATCCGAACGCTCCGCTGCTGTCAGCCAGGAAAGCCCCAACCAGGAGTGCACCAGAGTTCGATCCTCGAAACGTACTGGAGACGCTAGAGCTGACTTGTAGAGCACCGTTCAAGAGGTAGACGTAGTACATGGTTCCAGCAGTCAAGCTTGGAACTGCGACGGTCAGCGTAAATCCAGCTACGGTAGCAGATATGATGCCGGAGCCCTGTGACAGACTGCTTGGCAGAACGTACGTAAGTCCGGGGGTTGTGAAGAGGTTGGTAGCTGGCATGTTACTGTCCCATCAGCGCGTTGATCTCGTCGTCGGTCAAGCCCAGCGCCTTGAGCTTTGATAGACCGGAAGCCTTGGCCTTGGCCTGAGCGTTGGCGACGTCAGCTCTGCGATCCTCTGCGGACTGGTAGTTCTTGTACTCAGCCGACTTCTTGTTGATCTTGTTCCAGTAGCTGACGACCGCACTGCGGACGTCTTGACCGGGCTCATCAGTGAAGTGAACCTGGAACTGTGAGTTCGCAGAGCATCCGCAGTACTTGTCGCCCGCGTTCTTGGCGAGCCAAGCGTGGACGAGGTTCATGTCTACTTTGAAGGCTTTCCAATCAAGGTTGATGTCGATGGTCATGTTACCTCTCCCTCACGGTGAGTATGCGAGCGCCGATGTTGCCTGTACTCGTGTTTACAAACCAGTACAGGTCTACCTTGTGATAGCCAGGGGCAACCTGAACGATGAAACTGTCAGTAATGGTAGAACCGGCTGTTCCCACCGCACTAGCCTTAGAGTTACCCACCGCAACACCGTCTACGTAAACTTGGAGGTTAACTGAGTCTCCAGCACCACCGCTGTTGGAGACGACGGCGGAGTAGCTTATGTCTAACGGTCCCCCGTTCGTCTTGATGGTGCATGATAGGTCGGGAACAGGGATTGCTGTAGTAGACGTCGTGGTCGGCGTTGCCGTGACTCCAACTGCCTGCGACCACGCCTTCACTGCAGGCAAAGCATCCTTGACCGGAGTTGACTTTCGGTTATCGCTGATCGAGTTAGATCCAATGTTCAGGGTGTTCTGGAGATCCGCGTAGACGTTCGGCTTGTACGAGTGGATCGGAACGATGAGTTGGATGTCCGGGAAGAAGAAGCTTCCAGTTCCAGCACTCCTCTGGATGGTGATCGTGTGGATGCCTAAGCTTAGTCCAGAGATCGAGATGCGACCGGGGATCAGTCCAGTTGCAGTAGTGGTGGTGTACGTTCCACCACCGCCGTTGCTCATGTTCTGAAGGGCAGTTGCGGTAGCATACAGACTTCCGTCAACGGAGACCTGAACGCTGAACGTGCCTCCGACGGAGTTTTCTACGGTTAATACTGCCCCAGTACCGAAGAAAGTGTACGATGCTGGTTGGCTGTTGTTGGTGGAAGTACTCGTGTCCCATCCAGAGGGGTACGTGGTGCTCGACTGTATCGTCCAGTTGGCACCCGTGTAGACAAACTCTCTGGCAATGCTCTTGTACAGTGTTCCCTGAGCTAAGATGAGAGCACCGTTCGCAGTGTTGTCTGTGAGTGCAGAAGTGCTGAAGTTTGCCATCACGTTGTAGTCAGCAATCTCCACGGTTCCAGAAGGAAGCGAAGGCTTCTTGGGCTGGTAAACCATGAACTTGACTATGCCGCCTAAACCGCTGGTAACAGCAGTCAGGGTGAGCTTAAACGTGTGGCTGCCGTAGGGCAGTCCAGACACGACCTTTACGATCTGTGTTCCACTAGTCGGCAAGGTGATGGCAGCCGCAGTGCTACCGTCGATTGCGTAGGTAAAGCTTGCTCCCACTAACGAAGACGCGGTGTACTGTATGTCAAGGCCAGTGCCGACGAACGTCAGGATATGGCTCTGCGATGAAGCGCTGTGCCCTAGCGCATCATAGCCGTTGATGGCTGAAAAGTTACAACCAGTCGACGATAACGTGGTCGTACCGTCGTCCAAGGTAAATGCGGCAACTTGGCTACCCGACACTCTGCTGAAGTCGTCAGTGCGGCCTGCACCAAACTCACGCGGGAAGTATGTTTTAGCAACTTCTTCGTTCGTGTGGTCCGCAGATGTCAAGAGTGCAGAAGAGGTGTTGACTGCCTGCCACGCACTTCCGATAGACCCGTCACCGTTCTGGTAGACCAGGACTCGTCCGCCTCTGGTGCCGGTAGCGATAGCGTTGTACGCGAACGTAGACTGAGCAGAAGTGGTGTACTTCTTCCCTTGAACGTACCCAACACCAGGGCTAACCGTGATGTTCGATGACTCGTTCAAGAACTCAAAGCCCTGAACCCCGATCTGGACTGCGGACGTGAAGTTGATCTTTACGGTGTGAATGCCGAGGGTAAGGCCGGAGACCGCCTTGATGATCCCGTCCGATGCGTAGTTCCTTCCAGAGAGCACGTTTGAGAACGAGCTGCTCCAGATGTTAGCCCCAGCGGCACCGCCGTCGGTCGCAACGGTGATGGTCGCTGCCGCACTGCCGATCGCAAACAGGCAGTTCAGGCCAGTCCCGTAGAAGGTAACTTCGATGTAGTCAGAGCCAGAAGTTGACGGTAAGATGTAGAGGCCGGAAGTAGTAGCTCCGCTGTTCGTCCAGTTACCGACGAACCTTACTTGTCCGAAGGTATCGTTGATTAAGCCAGAGACCGTCTCCCCGTTTGGACCATACTCGTTTTGAATCTGAAAGATCGACTGAGAAGGTATGCGTTCAACGCCCATCCTCGCCTTCAAGTTCTGGGAAAGGTCAGCCATCGAAGCGCGGTTGGTTATGGTCGAGTAGAACGTGCCAGCAGCCGGAGTTCCGGTAGTGGTAGTGGCGGTTATCGTACTGTCAGTCTGACTGACGAAGCCCTGGAAGCCAGACGCCATCTCAGCATAGAGCTGAGTGAACCGGTTGTCGGTCAGGAACTCAGACTCCTTCTTCAAGCCCAGCTTGTAAGCGAGGATGTTCAGGTTAGCGGGCAAGTTGTAGTTGAGCGTAACCTGCGAAGAGGTGTTGTCAGAGGCGATGCTGGTGAAGGTGTAGTCGTTCGACGAGCCGAGCGTGAGAAGCTTGCCATCTACGTACAGCAAGAACTGGTCAGTCAGGGACTGGTCGATGCTGAAGGTCATGTTGATGACGTTCTGGTTAGCGGTCGACGTCGCCGTGTACTTCGAGAGGACCGGTTGGATCGGCGAGTACGGGAGGTCGTTGGTCGTCGTCCGCTTGACCGTGCCTTTGGGATTTAGTACTTGTGATGCTGGCATGTCTTATCCTTTATAGTCCGCAGTCAACTGTCCAGTGAGCGGTATAGAAGTGTCCGGCAGTAAGAACAGCACCGCCCTCTATCGTCACGTAGTTCTCTCCCCAGTTGAAGTTGGTGGGAGTGATCGACGTATCGCTGGAAGAGTTGTTGTCGTGAACCTTGCCAGCGGTACCAGTAGTGTCCGAGTAGAACTGCACCAGAGTGTATGTTCCAGGAAGGCGCTTAGGTACCTTGAACCAGGCCTTACCACCGTCACTCATCGTTTGAGTATCGGTAGCGATGTTGCGGTAACATCCATTTTCGTTGGCGGTGCCAGGAGCAACTCCTTGCGGATAGCTCTTCTCGTAGTAGCGCTGACACAGCGCAAGCTCTTGCTGGATGCTTCTGCCGTTGCGAGCAAACCCAGTCGCCGAGAAGCCCAAGGGTCCTTCGACGATCGAGAACTGAGCAATCTGGAAAGTTGCGCTGCTGGTAGCCATCCAGTTCGTGGCAGAAGAAGCAACTACGTAGCTGCCAGCCTGCCAAGAGTTGAGGGTAGAAGTCGCGTACGTGGTTCCGGCATAACTTCCTATGTCGACGTACAGTGCGTTCGTGTTGTCGAAGTTCCACGTGCCAACAGTGTCCATCTGGACTGAGATAGAAATAAACTGCCACGTACTGGCTCCGTTGATGGTAAACGTAGTGACGTAGCTTCTGTTGGTAGACCCATTTCTAAGAGCGAACGAGTAAGTTCCAGTTACGGAAGCTTGAGCCCAGAACCCAAAGGTCACTGTTTTTTGATGGATCTTCTCAAAGTCTAGCCCTTCCATTCGGTACTGACAAACCTCTACGTAGTCCGAGGCTGCGAAGGATGCTATCCCCGTAACCATCGTTGCCAGTAAGCTGTACGTACTCTGAAATCCTGACTGGGCTACGGTAGGTATCGTAGCAGACCTAGCTATCGAGTAGTTCTTAACAGTTGATCCTCCAGAATCGTAGGTGAACATGTCGGCGGCATATCCAGAAGTTGTGGTCGCAGTGTTGACCGTCGTGGTGCTACCCTCGACGCGCTGCCAGAAGTCGAAGGCACCGTTGATCGCCAGGTTCCTGATCTCAGATGGTGTATGTGCGCCTATGATCTTACTCATGTTTCACCTTAAATCTCCGCGTCCGCAGTCCAATGGATTTTATACGCAGTTTGCGCCGCTGGCGTGACGGAAGTACCAATAGTTACACTACCTAGTCCCACTGTCAATATAGATGATGCTATTGAAGCGCTGTTTGTACTAGTTTCCCAGGATGCTCCACCCGAGACAGGATTGATACCGGTAACTGTCGGTGAAGCTCTCTTCTCTGCCTTGAAGCCAACTGACACTAATAGACCACCGGTAACATTTGTACCGATTGACCACCAACTTGCTGTATCTACGACTGTACCTGGAGCTGTTCCAATGTCATAACTCTTCTCGTAGTAGCGCTGACAGAGAGCAACTTCTTCACCAAAGTACCGTCCAGCTCTGGCAAATGTCATGGCAGTAGCGCCGATGTTGACTTCAGCTTGTTCAACCACGAACCCGTTGTTGAGCGCGTACAAGTTGCCGCTTGATACTCCAGTGATACGAACCCTGATGCCTATCACGCCGCTCGCCGTTGGAGTGTTACCGCTGTTCTGGTTGAGCAGAGAAGCGAGCGTGAAGCCTGACGAGTTGACGGTGACAAGCTGCTCAGTTCCGAAGAACAAGGTCGGCTTGATCTCAGAAGTGGCGTAGGCGAACTGGATACCGACCTGGTTCACGTTGCCGAGAGCCTTGACGTACATGCTGGCCGAGATGCTCTGGTTTATGAGGTCGATCGACATCGGGTTCTCTATCACCTGGTAAAGCTCGGTCACGTTCGCTTGCGAAGCTGTCGGGGCGGTCGTGATCTGAACAGAGCATCCATACTTGGAACCGGGCAAGGTGCCTGTAACTTGTGACATCGTGATGACGCCAGAAGTTCCGAGGCCGTTCTTCACGTACCATCGATCGGCTGCGACGTAGGACGAGCTGCCGTTTGCGATCGTAGCCGAAGTCTGACGCTGCCACAGGTCGAAGGCGCCGTTGATCAAGTAGTTCTTGAGGCCGTTGGTCTGAAGCTGAGTGATAGCGGTCGAGTTCTGACTCGATACGTCAACGACCTGAACACGGTAGACGATCATGAAGTCAAGTGCCAGTGAGCTGTAATCCTTGTCGAGCTGGATGATGGTCGAGCTGACCTCAGTGTAGTAACCGTCAGAGGTCGGGACAGAACCAGCGACGTAGCGCGGGAGCATCTGACCGTTGACGTAGACGTCGAGGATGCCGTAAGCGTTTCCTGAGTTCACGCCGATCGGGTACTGAAGACCGCCGGTCAAGGCGATCTGTGTCTTACCACCTACGACGGACAAGGTGCAGTTGATGGGAGAAGTCGAGCTGTTAGTTACACCGTAAGCAGACCAGAGGGTAGCGCCTGAGGCAGAGCCCAGAGCCTTCTGCATGAAGGCTTCGTAGTTGAGCAAGTTGACGAAGCCGGTGCCAGAAGACCTTGCCGAGAAGAAGCGGAGGTAGAGGCTCGTTCCCGAAGTCGGGGCCACGTCGCTCTGCATCTGGTCGGTCGTGTTCGTAGTGCGAGTCTGGAGGGTCATCCAGTTCGTGTTGTCGGTTGATCCTACGTAAGCGCAGAACGGAGCAACGTCGGGCGTCCAGAGGTTTGATCCAGAGGCCGCGTTGTCCTCGTAGTCCACCATGATCTCGGAGAACGCAGTAGAGCCGAAGGAGGCAGAGATCGCTGCGGCAGTCGAGTTCGCGTTGTAGTTGTAGATGTCAACCGTGTGGACGCACTGCGACACGCAGCAAGCCACAGCGCTCGGGTTAGAGGCAAAGGCCGACTCGATCGTGAAGGGGGTTCCCGCACCACCGTCGGAGTTGATCGATCCGATGACCGTGATCTTCCTGACCTCGCCAGTCACCAAGTTGATGACGACGTCACCAGCAGCGACCGTGAAGGCAGGTCCTGATCCACCGCTGATGTGCATGGTAACAGAAGTGTTGGCGGTTATCGTGCGCGATGCGTCGTAGTTGATCGTGTACATCTGCTTCGCGGCGTTGTACGAAGCGTTGGTGAAGCCAGTGTTCGCGTTGACGGCAGATACGGAGTTGGTCGGGCCTTCGGTGAAGGGCTCGATGAACACGGCACGGAACTGGAGGGTGTCCAGGTCGGAGCCAGAACCACTGGTACCGGAGCCTCCGCCTTGACCAAGGCGAAGCGTCTGACCAGCGTTCTGGGCGAAGCCGTTGCGCCAGTACAAGCGCTGGGTTCCGTCAGCAGCGTCTACGCGCTTGGCGATCAGGAAGACTTCCTGGTTCGCGTTGACCGCAGCAGACAGCGCAGAGCCGTTGGTGACGATCGAGAGCGTTGCGGTTCCAGCCGTGCGGTTTAGGACCGCGACGAGCATGTCGCCGGAGTTCGTGAAGTTCTGGGAAGAAGAACCGAGGCTAATGACCTGGGGTACAGCGCCAGAGATCTTCTGGTTGACTGTGATCTTGAGGTTGTCAGTGAACTGGACCTGAGTGCCGGTGAACGTGATGGTACCGCCGTCTGTCAGGAGGATGTTTCGATCCTCGAACAGCTTGCCCATCTCTCCGTCTATGTTAGAGAGGAGGGTGTCGACGCCGGTGTTCGCCGCGTTGCCGATCATGGACGGAGTACTTCTCAGTATACTCTGCCTGATGTCCTGATTCGTTGTTCCTGGTCCTGGCATGTTTTCCTCTTTACGGTGACCTGTCGACTCGGAAGTCTACCAAGTCTCCGACTACTAAGTTGAACGTGAACGTGACTTGCGTCTTGGTGCCTGATCCCACGTAGTTGTAGTCAGCGCTGGGTTCTAGGCGTTGGCCGTTGAAGTAGACCTGAAGCTCAGCTCCCACGTAAGATCCGCTTGCTGGGAGAGTGACTGCGGTACCCGAAGTGATCGGCGATGCGACCGTGTACCGCTGGTCGTAGACTGGCACGTAGACGTTAGCCGCCTGGGACCTAGGAAACCCGTTTACTAGGGCTAGAAAGGTCCCTGACATTAGTTGACTCCAACAGGCACCGCATCCACGTCAACGACGTTCGTAGACTTCACTATGCCGAGGCGAGTGATCGCTTGGCCAGTAGTCGACGGTGCAGTGTTACTCCAAGCACCTGCGGCCTGAAGGAAGAACGGCTTGCCCTGGTCGTTGGTAGCGAACGCAGTGTCGCTCGAGCCGAGGGTAAGAAGTCCCTTACGAACGACCGTGATGCTGTTACCAGCAGACACGGAGGTCGGGTTGTTGAACAGACCGATGACGTAGAACTCGTCGTAGGTTGAAGTGTCGATGTCGGCAGCGTACACCCGGCCAGCAGTCTCGCCGTTCTGAACGATGGCTCTGCGGATTGCGTACGTCGTATTCGCGCTGAACGATTGACCGGCCACTTCGGTAGTGACCCAGGCGGGAGCGTTCTGAACGGCAGCGGCTGAACCGTTACCGCCCGTGATGGTGAGCTGGTCGAAGACGTTGGTGTTGACCTTGGCAGCAGTAACCGCGTTGTTGACGAGGTCAGTCGACTGGATGCTGTTCGAGAGGTTCAACTTCGAGTACGCGATCGCAGCCGAGGCGTTGATGTCCGCGTTCACGATCGAGTTGCTCAAGCTCAGCTTGCTGTAGGCGATCGCGGCAGAAGGACTGACGTCGGAGTTGACGATAGAACCGGCAAGGCTTAACTTGCTGTAGGCGATCGCGGCAGAAGGACTGATGTCCGCGTTCACGATGCTGGCAGACAGGTTCAACTTGCTGTAGGCGATCGCAGCCGAGGCGCTGACCTGGGTATTCGTGATACCGCCAGCCTTGACCTCGAGGTTGTTGCCGCTGAAGTCGATCGTGGTGCCGTCGACGTTTACGTTCAGCGTGTTACCGCTGTAGGACAGACCGTTACCGGCCAAGATCTTGGAAGGACCTGAGAAGTCAACCCACGAGAGGGTAGACGACACGTAGGTGTACGAAGATCCGTAGTGCTGAGAGCCAGGCGCGTTGACGTTGAACGCCCAGTTGTTTGCAGGCGAAGCGAACGTGTAGGCGTAAGAGCCAGGCGTTGCGTTCGTGACGGTCGCGATCGTGTTGTGGTGACCTGCGAAGCTGCCGCCAAGCTGCGCCGTGAAGGACGAGTACGTGATCGTAGAGTCGCCCGTGCCGCTGGACTTGGTGATAGTGCCGCTTGCCGGAGGATAACCGTTGCTCGTCGCAACTAGCGTTGTACCGCCAGCGATCGTGCTCTGGACGATGAAGGCGTAGCCGTTAGAGTCGAGGTAGATAGCGCCAGCAGTTGCGTTCGCAGCCGTGACCGTGAACGTGAATACTTCGGGAGTGTCGATGGACACACCGAAGCGGTCGCCGACCTGCATGGCAGTCTGAGTTCCAGAGCCAAGGGGTAAGCCGTTCGAGATGTCGATCCAGTTCGCACCGTCCCACCACACGACGTGACCAGCAAAGCCGGACCAAGCGCCCGTAGGCGATGCTCCGATGACGTAGGTCAAGCTGTAGATCGGCGATCCGGGAGGAGCGCTTAGGCTGTCGTCGGTGATGTCTGGGTCTCTGACTGGGTTCTGCCACAGGAGGCCTGTGCTCGCAGAGGTCAACTGACCGTAGTTCACCGCGTCGTTCGGGTTCGTACCGTTCGCGAGGCCAGTGATCTTGTTGCTGTTCAGGTTGAAGTTGCCGGTAGCGGGTACTGTGCCGTCGGCCAAGAACAAGTTGCCTGACAAGATACCAGAAGCCTGGACGTAGCCAGAAGCACTCTGGATCAAGACGTCGTTGGTTGAACCACCGAGGGTAGCCAACTTCGTGTAGGCGATGGCCGCAGAGGGAGATACGTCAGAGTTGACGATCGAGCCTGAGAGGTTCAGCTTGCTGTAGGCGATTGCCGCGCCAGCCGCGATGTTCGAGTTCGTCAGGTTCCCGAGGTCGACGTCGGCGTCGGGCATCGTGATCGTGCGAGTGTGGCCGGTCGTGATGCCAGCAGCACTGAACGCGATCTTCTTGGTCGTGTCAGACACGTTCTCGATTCGGAAGACCGAGTCGAGGGGAGTAAGGATCGCGCCTAGGGCAGAGTCGATGCCAAGCAAAGCACCTTTGACGGTCGCAGCAGTAGGTGTGAAGTTCAGGTAGTTGTCGTAGTCACCGATAAGGCGTGAGCCGTCGGTACCGTTGGTCGCAGCAGACAGGGAGCTGGTGCGGGTATAGACCGTGTCGTGCGTGTGGTAGGACGTGTTGACGTCGGTACCGTTCTGGAGGCTGACAAGGCGGTCTAATATAGTCTTGGTGAGTTCAGTGTTGGATACACCACCGCCTACCTTGACGGACAGCGTCACAAGCGTGTTGGCGCTTATGTCTATGCCCCTTGTTGCGGCTCCTACTAACCTGGCTAGTACGCTAATGTCTGACATCTTCTCGTTTTCCTACTTAAAAAATGATGGGAAGTTAGGCGGGTGTTACCTTCTGATTAAGATCTTGACCTAACTTACTGTCTTTGTTATCTTTTTCACTATCCTCAACCTCGCAGAAGTCGACGTTGAAGTTCGCGAGCTTCCAGCCGTAGGGCTTCAGGACCTTGTTGGCCTCAGCGTGGGCCTTCTTCAGGATGGCGTTCACCTGGTTACCCAGTTCTTCAGCCATCCTCATGCGCTCGCTGACTCCCATGCTTGCTAGTGGACGGGCGTTTTCTTTTACTAAGCGCTTACTCATGTGGCCCTTTCTTATAGTTGACCGATGATCGCGATGGCGACCAAGAGGTCAAGCTGCGAAGGTGTGGTCTCGTTCTTAACTATGAAGCCGACTCGGACAACCCAGTCGCCTTCCACGAATCCGTCAACCCCGATGTCAGGCTTGTCGTTGGTGAGCCCACCGGAGAGCGATACGAACACCGCGTCACCGGGCGAGAACATGCCGACGTTGTAGATCGTGCCGCTCGCGATGATCGTACCCTGGCTTCCGTTACCCACAGTGGCGACCGTGAGGCCAGCCAAGGATAGGACGTCAGCTTCCAGTGTAGGATTTATAGTAGCCATGCCTGTAGCTGTAATCTTTACAGGCAAGGCAGCACCGATCGCAGACCCCGTGTTGTTGGTCGAGGTCTTGGTGATCGACTGCGCCTGCACTGGTATGCCGAAGCTCTGGGAAGAGTAGCTCATTAGTTGATCCACCATTGTACCCCATCGCTCGACACGTCGATCGAGTCGCCTGGGTTCGTGAGTACCTTGGTCATCGCGAAGTCGATGTTGTCGGCTCCAGACACTGTGACGGTGTTAGCTGACATATCCTTCTTCTTGATCGTGAACCTTACGCCAGTCGCACTGCTCGCAGAAGGCAGCGAGATGATGATCGAGGCAGAAGATGCGTCAGCGAGCACGAAGTCGTCGACTCCTAGGGAGATCGTGTGATTCGCGCTGTAAGTCGTGAAGCTTCTGTTGTTCGAGATGCCTGCCAAGAACACGCCGCGAGTCTGCTTGCGGTAAGCGCCTAGGCCTACGTCGTAGATGAGCAGGTAGTTCGAGTTGTTCGCGACCGAGTCAGTCGGCAGGTGGACGAAGTCGTCGTCGGGAGCACCGCCGCCAGTTCCAGGACCGCCAGGCATCCTGATCTTGAAGTCGAGGACGTCGCCAACGACTAAGTTCTGGTTGATCTGGATGGTAGTCGACTGAGCACCGAACACTCCAACCTCAGTCCAGCCGCCGGTCACAGAGTCTACGTTGGTGAGCGGCAGGAACTGACCGTTGAGGAACAGGTCAAGCCAACCTTTACCGACGGTGTAGTACTGCGTTGCGTTAGAGTTTCGAGAGTTGAGCGGCAAGGTGATGTTCGTGCCGGACGTTATCGGTCCGTTGATCTGGTTGTTGCCAGAAGCACCGCTCGTGACCAACAGCAGAGACTCGTCGTACGCGGGGTTCGACAAGGTCGTGAAGATGCTGTTGATGTTACCAGCACAGATCGAGATCGCGATGGTCAGCGAGTCAGCGCTCGAGAACGTGTAAGGGCTTCCAGCCTGAGGGAAGATGGTGTAAGGCGGAGAGGTGTCGGACTCTGACTCAGAGCCGATGAACTTCAGGATGTTGAGCAGCGTCGGATCGTCGATCTGAGCTGAGTCGCCCTGCTCGAGTACGCCGTTACCACCACGCAGTCTTAGGTAGATGCGAGGAGTCGCAGTGACAGAACCGTCGCCCGCTATGCCGCCGCCAGTCTCAGAGTAGACCTGGTAGTACGTCGTGTAGTTTGCGCTTGCGTAGCTCACGCCGCCGTTGGTAGTTGCGACCGAGTAACCGGCAGACTGAGGAGGAGTTCCGGTACTCTTCAGACGCGCAGCGTTGAAGCTGTCCGCCGTCGTACCCTTGATCATCCACACGTAGTTTCCAGCAGAGAGGCTCGGGTAGCCAGCGCCGGTGAACGTGAAGTCGATGTCTGCCAAGTTGGTGATGGCGGTCGCAGCTACTACGTCAGAAGACGCGAGCACGGAGCCAGTGGGCACGTTGCCCGAGGCTGCGTACACGTCGATGTACACGTTGCCGGTCGGAGTTCCCATGGGGTTACCGCCGACGACCGTGATCTTACCTAAGTTGATGCCAGCGCCGAGCGAGAAGTTGTTACCCTGCCAGTCCTGAGTCGTGATCGATCCAGTGTCGAAGCCGCTAGATGGAGCAGGAGTAGCGCCGGTCAAGCCGTCTGCGACGAGAGTATAGGCCGGTGATCCGCCGGAGACGTCGGGGCCAGGGTTGTAGACCGTGAAGGTCTTAGAGCCCGTGACCGCCTGGATGTCGTACTTGCCGTCGAAGCTCGAGTCGTTGGCGCCCGCGATCGTGATCGCCTGTCCTACGACGAGGTTGTGGTTCAAAACTGTCTTAACAGTCGCGTAGTTGCTCGCCCGAGACAGACCGCCGTTCGCAGGCGTGTCGATCATGAGGGTCGTGAACGCGTTGTCGTCGCGCTTCGCTAACCAGTAAGTATCCCCTGACACTGGTACTGCCGTGGGATCAGCAGCGGTGACCGTGCCGTAAGTTCCCTGACAGCGAAGTGCCTTGCCAGTAACGGTCGTGCCGATGTAGTTGGACGCGAGGGTGATCGTGCTGCCGGACACCATGCTGACCTTGGCGTAGGCCGCGATGTTGTCAGCCGCGTACTTGACCCAGTCGCCAGCGCTGATGCCGCTTATGGTGTTCGCAGCAGTTATCGTGTTGGTGCCGTTGGTGAAGGAGAACGTGTTCGATGACTGGAAGTCTTGGTCGCGGACGAGGCTGACGTAGCAAACCTGACCGTCGTTGAGTTCGACGCTCCCCTGAGTGATAGTGTAAGTCAGCGGGCCGAAGATCGACCTGACGAGGACGTTTGAGGTCCACTCGAGCAAGCCTGCAGTGGCTGGATCATGTACGAATGCGCCAGAGCCAGTGATGACTGAGAACTCAGCGTTGAACGCGAGGTTTGCGACGCTGGCACCAGGGATCAGCGAAGATCCGTTGACGTACCAGAGGGAGCCGCCTGACAGGTTCAGGATACGGCTCATCACCATGTCCATCCAGTCCTTGAACTTCAGGAGGTTGAAGTCACCGTTCTGGAAGGGGTCTGGCTGGCCGTTGGCCGTGACGATGAGAGGATTCTCAGCAGTTAATGACGCAGTGTAGTAAGGGTTCGGAGCAGCTCCACCTTGTCCTAGACGGAATGGCGAGTACTTGGCGTTCTCGATGCTGATCGCAGCGCCTGAGCTGTTGACGCCCACGATCGCAAGCGGCATGTTGGTGCCGAAGCCTGAGGTGTTGATGACGATCTGGTACTCGAGCACGAGCCCAAGCGGGACGTTCTTCGTGAACTCAACCTTGGCGTCGACGTCCCAGAAGCTGACCAGGTCGTTGGTCGAGGGATCAGTCGCGCGGAGTAACTGGACAGATACGTAGTTGGTAGCCCCTGAGGTGAAGGAGCCGACGACGTTCGGGTTCGTCGCGTTCAGGATCTCGTTCGGGGTTCCAGCGGGAACTGTGAGGTAGGAGCCATCGGCCTGGCCAGGCATCCATATGACGCTGTCCGACACAGACACTTGGATGGTCGATGCCTGAGCGTTGATGTAGTTCGCCGCGTTCGGTATGTAGAATCCCCTAAGGGTGTAGGGCGAAGTACCGATGAAGCCGGACAGTAAGGCCCTGAAGTCGAAGATGTTTCCATCCTCGATCATCTTGAGGTGAGGGACGTCTACGCGCTGAGCCTGAAGCCAGTTAAACCGCTGTGTATTTGCCATTTAGATCTGCCTTCCAAGCCACTTGATGGGATCTCTGATGGACTCGTTCTGTTCTGGAGTTTGCCACGCAGAGACGCAGTAGTTGACCGGTTGAACACCGCCGACGACGCCAGGCAAAGCTTCTACGTTGGTGCCACAAGTGACCTTGAACGGTTCCATGCCCGGAGGTAAGTCGCCGACGTAAGGTGCTGGGTAGCCGGGCCACGGTTGGACTGCAGGAGTGACGATGATGTTCGGGTGAAGGATCGTAGGAGGAATATACGGTGCCACGTAGGGAACTTGTACGGGCTGGGCCAACACTTCTGCCTTAAGCTTGAGGGCTTCGATGATCTGTTTCTGTATGTTAACCAGGTCTTTGAGAGCCTGGACCTCTTGCTCGAGGGCTTCTTCGCGGGTCATCGTTTCACCTTAGATTGGCAGGACTGCCTAGGACTGGGTGTCCTCAGGATTAAGATCTTGAGCTAACCGGCTGATTTGCTTGTCTTTCTTTCGATCGTATTTGGTCTCATCACCGTGATTTTTGTTCGGCGGTAGCTTGAGGCGCATGCTGGGCTTCTGGACCTTCTTAGGCTTTCGCATTGAGGTAGTCCAGGACGCTGTGAACAACTTCGGGTCGATCTTCGAGATGGCCCAGTATGATGTTGCAGCTAAAGCAGATCAGACCGCGCACTCTGCCGGTCTTGTGGCAGTGATCAACCGTCAAGTTCTTGATCTTGCCTGTTTGAGGATAAACGGCAGTCTCCGGGTTCGTGCATATCTTACAGACCCCGTCTTGCTCGGCAAGCATCTGATTATATTGATCAAGTGTTATACCGTACTTATGCTTAAGCATGCGATTCTTGGCTTCAAGCGGATTTCTCGCCCTTGTAGCTCGTTGATAGCCCCGCTGCTTTGCCCGTCTGTCTGGGTTGTTAAGACGTGAAGCATCGTAACATGCCTGACAAAGACCCTTACCGATATGTTTTCTATCGGGATGACAAGTGGGATGTTCGTAAGTGGGTGGTCTACCAATTCTCATACAATTACTTTATCATGCTTTGGCGTCCGAGACCTCATTATAGTAGAAGAGACCTTGGAAGCTCGCGCTGAAGGTGTTCACGCCTTTGACGCTAGTTGTTATACTGTCCTTGTCGAAGATCACGCCGACCACGCGGGCGTAGGTCGTGTTGAGCTTGCGGTCGATCAGCTCGATCACGCAGTACTTCTGGTTGAGGAGGTCTTGGAGAGTCGAGGCATTGATGATGCCGAAGCCTGCGGGTCCACCGATGTCGCGGACCTGAAAGCCAGCCATGGTGCCGGTGACGGAGTAGGGGCCAGTCGTCGCGATCTCCTGAGGAGGAAGAACGTCGATGCCGTAGATGGCCTTGACACCCTGAGAGCGGTTGATGGTGACGTTGGTCGCAAAGCCCACCACCTTGCCGTTGACCACGACCTTTGATGATGCGCCTGTGACTAAAGATTGCTGTGACATAAGTTACTCGCTGTAATTGTCCTAAAAGACTACTTTAATGGTCTAAAACTGGGTTAACTGCTCTTCTTAGACTACTTAAGTGGTCTAAGTATTGGGACAAAAAATGTCCCGATTGTGTCCCGATTGTCGCATAATTGCGACAAACGATGTCGCAATACTCACTCCTTGAACTCCACTTCGCTGTTCACGATCGTCAAGTGCACTTTACACCCGACGAGCTGAAGGTACGAAGGGTTGACGCTGAGCCGCTCGAGGGAGTTACCGATGCAGGTCCACATGCCGGGTCCGAAGGGGATCGTGATGCGATGCGTCCTACACTTTGGGCAGTCGAACTGGAGCCTTTGCGGTATCCACTTCGGGTTCAAGCTCTGCAACTTCACGCCGGATCTCCTTCTTCGCTGCCATGCGGACCGATCCTTCGATCGCACGCTTCCACTTGCCGAACGGCTTGATGTCGAGGCTCATGTACACGTCTTGCCACTTCTTCTTATACGCCTTCACTACCGTCTCCTGGCTGCTTGCCTGGCTGCGACGACGAAGCTGAGGGGAACGACTGGCTTCCAGTTCTTCCACGCTTCGGCGATCTCTCTTGCGGTTGGGACTTTCTTAGGTGGTACCTTCGCACCGTTTCCTTGATCACCCACTCGTACTTCTCCTGGTCCGTGCCGTTCTCTGGGTAAGGGATGGGCGTATCGTCACTCATCTTAGACGTTTTACTTACTTTGTCTAGGATGAGAGCACAACTTTACAGGTTCACTGGGCTGCTTAAGCATCCATTCAAGAACTCTTGTGACAGCCTCGTACTCACCCTTCATGAACTCTTCCCATTCTTTGTTAGCTTCGATCATGATCTCGTCAGAGGTTCGTGCTTTCTCGGTTGACTCTTCCATCCTGGCTCCTTATAGTGAGTTTACTCCAGTTTACCAATTTTTCCCTATAAGTGCCAGTCTTAGGACTTTGTTTGCTTTCGTAAGTGCTCGCGCTGGCAGTGGTCAGTGCAGTAGGCGAAGAACGCTGTGCTCGAGAACTCATGGCCGCAGTTTGGGCACTTGAAGTTAAAGAACTGCGACTCGTCGATCGGTTCCAGCTTGATCGGCTGAGGCTTGATGCGTCGCGGCTTAACTGATCTCACCTTACCCATGATCCCCTGACTCCACTATTGTAAGGAGCTAAGTCGCGTCTCCAGCATAGACGTCCACTATGTTGTTCATGCCTGGCCCCTTGGGATAGACAACGATTATGTTGACAAAAATCCCTGCTGCGGCGATCGACTGAGCCAGAGCTTCTGCCTCGATGCGGCCTTGCACAGTTCCAGTCAGGTAAGTCGGGTAGTCAGTGCCATCCGTTGCCGGGCTGTAGGGCTTGGTGGTTCTAACTAGCGAGACGTCCGGGTTGGCGTGCGTCCTCTTCATGACGTATGACGCATCGAGTAACAGCGTACCGTTTGACGGGCGACCGAGGTACTTGATCGGGCCTTCCTGATTACTGGTGCCGAAGTCCAAGATGATGTTGCCTGGGCTGTCCGGGAACTGCGCGGTGCTTCCTGATGCTGACACGACGGTGTAAGGCTGACCAGCTTCCAGCGTCTGGTTGAGCGTGCACGACACGTTGCCGATGGTAACCCCTGAGGTAGGGTCGAAGCAGTAAGCACCGATGAACGTGTCAGGCCCACCGGTCTCATGGACGTGCCAACCGCCGATGAGCTGCCGCTTGATGATCTGCGTCGTCGCCGGGATGTAGATCACGATCTCGTACGGGTTCACCTCGTAGAGCGTCGCGAACCTTGAGAGGTTGTTAAGTGTGGTGCGCCTGGGAAAGTAGAAGCGGATGTCGTTAGCACTCCCCTGACTTATGACAGAGGTAGTCTGGATCAGAGGGTTGACGATCTCGAAGTAGCCGCTTCCCACCACGTCAGGGTTGACCTTGGTGATGGTGAACGTACCAGCCTGGATGCTCGTGAACGGTGGGTTCTGGATGACAGCGTAGTCGCCAGCGAAGATGTTCTGTAAGGTCGGGTCAGGGCCAGAAGTCCAGGTGTAGCGGATGAAGCCGCCGTTGACCGTGATGGTCCACTGAGTTCCAGCAGCCTGAGTCGTAGGCCTGATCTGAGGAAACCTGAACACGTTCTGGGCTAGTCCCCCGAGTACTGTGATGGAGGAGCGTGGACCGCGTGTACCGCTGAAGAGCTGGACGTAGTTTAAGCCAGCGCTCGAGTCGAGGTAGTCTTGAGCTGTGAGGCTTGAGCCTTGTTGCAATGCAGCGCGAGCGATCACCGTCGACACTTCGACAGCAGTCGCCTGTGAGATGTCTTGGAAGTCAGCCGCGTTGAACACGACGGACACCGGTGCAGCGTCAGCGTCAGTCTGGACCAGGAAGTCCATGCCGTCCTGGAGGAAGAAAGGCTCGGCCTGAGTTGACAGCACGTTTGCGTGCACTGCGTCAGCCCCGTAGAACAGCTCGAGCACTTGAAGGAAGATGTTGGAGACCGTCTTCGAGTTGTTGATCGAGATCGCGAGGTTACGATAGGAGTCATCATCGATGCCTACGCCTGCCGGACGCTCTACGCCGATCGCGGACGTAAGCTTATCCAGGAAGCCCTGCTCTGCAGTCCATATGATCATGTTCTGCTTGGCAGCGGCAACGGTAGCCACGTTGATGTCGTCGACCGCTGCGGTTGCCTGAAGCATCGCGTTCGTGAACTTACCCTTGATGTCTCCGCGCAGGAACTGGCGAAGACGCTGGAACGAAGTCTGGTTATCAGCCATTCTTTCTCTCTGAAGCCCTTAGGCGCTCGATCCTGTGCTTGCGGTTACAGATCCGGTAGTAGCGGTGCCAGAAGCTCGCCTGGAAGAAGTCGTCGTCGTAGCTGAGCTTGACCTTGTCTTCCTCTAGGTCTGCCTTGTACTCAACCTCGGACACTGGGTAGTTGTTTCGGTTGACGTCGTCGTGGTGGTTGTTGAACATGGCGTAGCCGAGGTTGACGCCCTGCGTCCCGTTCATCCAGTTATCAGCGTTGGACAGCCTTCTGTTGATGCCCATCAGTCGTGCTCGTAAGTTCCGGTCCCGTAGTTCATCTCGTACTCCGTAGCGTTGTACTCGACCGCTATGTGCAGGTTATCAACTTCCCAGCACTTTCTGCCAGCCTCGAGGCCGTAGCCGTTCATGCATACCTCGTCGAGCGTGCCGATCATGTTGAACTTACCGAGGTGCTTGCTGAGAAGCGGGTGTCCTTGCAGGTGAAGTGATGAGTTTACGTTGCCTGACTTCACGAAGCAAGGCTCACGATCACGTCCGTGCTGAGGCTCAGGACGATCGGCTTCTCGTTCGGCTGGCTGATGATCTGGTCGTTGGTCGCGTTGTAGGTCGGGCTCGAGATACTGACGGCCTGGACACCAGCGATCGACTGGGCAGCAGAGACGATCTGCGAGAATACCACGGGATCACCAGCACCAAGGCTGTTGATGTAGGAGGCCACTGCGGTCTGAACTCTGTTACGCACCACGGCAAACGGAGTACCAGTCTTGTTGCGGATGACGATGCTGACCTGGATTCTCTTCTTGAGCGCCGAGTCGATCTCGATGTAGGAGCCAGCCGCTGCGACGCCGGGGTAAGTGATCGGGTCAGAAGCCTGACCACGGATGACTTGACCCACTGCGTTGATTAGGCCGCCGTAGTGCTGGTACGAGTCCGCGCCGACCGCCACGTTGGTGTTGAAGGCAAGCTTGCTGACTGCGCTGATGCTGGACGCGCCCGAGCTGTTGATCTTGTTGAAGAGGTCGATGCCCTCCACCACGATGTCTGCGTAGTTCACGTTGATCGGTGACTGCGCGACGTTTGCGATCTTCGCGTACTGGGTGAACGGGAACTCCTCGATCACGGTCACGTTCACGAAGTCAGCGCCCAGGGTGTTGGTAGTGACAGAGTTCTTGCTGAGCGTGGGCGTAGAGATCGCGATCTGAGTGTCAGAGCTGATGCCGGTGACCAGGTACTCACCCTTGCGAGTCTCGACGGGAACGCTCGAGTCATCGAGTAAGCTCGTTCCGAGAGAGAACGTGTCGCCAGGACGCACTGAGTCATAACTTATGACGTGGATGTCTGAGGCGCCTGTCAGGATGTAGTCGCCGACCATCGCCGACGGATTCTCGAAGTAGATGGTGCTTGAGCCGAAGGTGTTGACGACCAGGAACTCGCCAGCGTTGCCGAACGTGAAGACGCCGGAGAACACTGCGCGATCGCCCTTGTAGAGTCGCTTGAGGACTGTGCCGGACGCGGCTGCTGATACAACGTCAGGAGAACCAGACTGTAAGTACTGGAACGCCGTGGTGCTCGAGGCCATAGCACGGAACTTACCGTTGAAGCTCGAGTCGTCAGAACTCACTTCGATCGTGGTGAAGCTGTTGACGGGGACGTTGTGCGCTGCGCTAAGAGTGATGGTAGACACACTCGAGGTGCGCTGCTTGTTAGTGACCGTCATGGTCTTCGAGAAGTTAGGAGCCGTGCCGAGGCCAGTCCAGGAAGCTGCGATGAACTTGCCCTGCTTCTCGAGCCTGATCTGAGTCGTGTTGTCAGAGTCGTGGTAGCGCTGAGTCTGGAACCATCCAGTCTGCTCGAGGTTACCGGTGTTGGAGTTCGAGATGCTGATCTGTGCAGTACCGAGGCTGGGGTTAACGCCCATGAAGCTGATCTCAGTTCCAGCACTGAAGCCTAAGTCTTTGGTAAGCTGGACGCCGTTCTGGATCTTCACCCACTGGCCAGCCACGAAGCCGCGCATGGCAGCCTTCGGGATCGCGAACTTGGTGTAGGACGTTGACACGACGCTTCCAGAATCCTGCACAGCCCCTGAGATGGAGTTGGCAGTACCGCCGGAGACCTCGACTGCGCCAGAGGAGCCGAAGAGTTCAGAGTAGAACTGGACAGCGCCTGCGTTGTCGCAGACCCCAGCCTGAGCGAGCGAGCTTAGACCGGTGACAGCGAACACGTTTACGTACCTGGAGAGCTGGTCAGCGTCGGTCGGGATCAAGTAGAAGTCTTCGCCGACGAGCTGAGAGCCGCTGATGGCGAGCGGAGTCTTAAGCGAGAAGTAGTTCACCGGCACCGAGACAGTGCCGATGTTGCTCACGTCTACCCAGTTCTCGCCGTCTGCCAAACCAATGAACGCCTCAGAGCCCAGGCTATCGTCGAGGGTAGAGGTGGTGATGTTGCCAGCACCAGACTCCAACTGAGAGAGTGAGATGTAAGAAGCAAGGTTCGCGGTTACGTACGTCGCCGTTGTGAGTGCCGTATCCCCTGACAAAGGGAAGAACTGGAGCGACGATGCGCTTGACAGAGTGCGTCCGGTTTCCAGCGTGCCGCCGTACTTGGTGATCTCGAAGTAGACGTTGGTGATCGCGGTTATCTTGTAGGAACCCTGATTGTTCGCGCTGAAGGTGGAGGCTGAGCTGATCGCAACGACGTCGCCGACCACTATGCTCGCAGACAAGAAGTTAGGGGCAGTGCCGATCGTGTTGTAGGTGTAACGCCATGTGTTACCGATCGGGTTGGTCACGTCGAACTGAGTGGTAGCATCCCAAGTGCCGCCGGTGCGCAGAGCCCCTGATGACAAGTAGAGCTGGACGCTGGTGTTTAGGTCGTTAGTGATCGCGGACGACATCGGAGTGCTGGCCGCGTTCGGGTAGAAGAAGCCGACCTGCACCTGGTTACCGCTGGGACCGTAAGTGGCCGCGCGTACCAGCATCTTGTTGTTGGCGCCAGCAGGGTCAAGGACTGTTCTGGCCCTGAAGTGGACCTTGAAGTCGTTGAAGACGAAGTTGTTGCCGAAGCTTGCCGGGAAGTTCGAGGTAGGACCGAGGTCAGTGTCGTACGCGTTGAAGCTGTTTGCGCCGGTAGACGCGTAGACAGTTCCATGACGCCCCATGTTAATGTTGAACGTCTTGTTGACCGTGTCCTTGTCGAAGATGCTGACCAGGTTGTCCTGGTAGCTGAAGTTGTAGCCCGACGCCACGTAGTAGCGATCGTTCTGGATGATGTCATCCATCTTAGGAGAGTTACGCAGTGTGACAGAAGTTCCGGTGATGAGTTCAAGCCGCTGCTTCAGTCCCCTGTTCGAGCTGATGAGCCCGTTGTAGGGATCAAGCCACTTGAAGACCTTGTTCGGGTTAACCCCTAAGGTAGCAAGGTTCTGGTTGGTGATCGCGTTGGTGTAAGGAGTCGTTGCGTCGCCTGTCGCGATGCTGTCGTGGATGAACTCGATGAAGGTCTCGTCCGGGTTCGAGTCTAGGAAGGCAGTGTGAGATACGCCGCTCTGCGACAAAGTTCCGGCAACAAACCCCAGACTGGAAGCAGAGCTGTTGTAGCCTGCCATGTACAGGTAGCCGAGGTTAGAGTCGTACGTGTCGGTAGAGATGCGTACGGTGTTCCCAGCGACTGCGGCAGCGAATCCCCCAATTAGAGTAGAGGTGATGCTGTTCGCAAGCGAGCTTATGGTCTGAAGCCCCGAAGGTAGTAAGACCTGCTGCATGTCGCCAGCAGACCGCGCGAAGAACAGGTCGCTTACGCCGCCTAGGGTCTTTGACTCGGCCACGCCGCTGGTAGACCGGCGTACGTCGAAGTAGTTCGCGGCAGTGGCATCCACGCGCCAGTAGCCTACGTTGGTAGCGGAGAAGCCAGCGTTCTCGGGCACGACGACCCAGTCACCTACGTTCACGTTGACGAAGGCGTTCGCGACGCTCGAGGTGTAGCGCCAGATGTTCGTCGTGGGGTTCGATACCGTGATGGTTGATCCGCCCGTGGAGCCATGCGTCACAGCCTGAGCAGAGCCATCGACGATGAGCCATATCTTAGGATTAGGGCTGACGGACAGGTTGATCGATCCGCCGGTGATGACTGCAGAATCGAGGAAAGCCCGAGTGCTGGTAGACCCAGCCGTGAAGACGTCACCCTTAGTCGCAGGCGTTACAAGCTCGATCTGACCGGTTGAGCGGTTGAGCGCGTAGTCGCTTGCCTTGCCGTCTTCTGACACGCCGAGGGCAAACATGAGGCCAGATGCGACTAGGGTACCGCCGGTGATCGCGATGCTCGCGACGTTGCTTGCTCCCTTGTTAGAGCTTACCTGGAGAGATCCGAGTCCGCTGTCTGCGAACGTGGCTCCTGCGATCTTAGTGTTGAGGACGGACGCCCATGCGAGGAGCGAGTTGTTGGCGTTTACGGTAGCGTAGCCGTACGGGATGAAGTCAGAGTCGTTGACGGTTGCAGTCTGACTGATGCCGTCGACTTCGACGATGAGCGTCATACCACTCGTTATGCTTGGTGACCAGGCGCTCTGAAGGTTCGAGAATACGGTGGGGACCACGCCGTCCTTTATCAGGAGCTTCTCGTTCTTGTAGAGGCGGAGGGTGTAGGTAAGCGTGGTCGGGAAGCCCAGGAACTGGTTGGCGTCTATTCCGGAGATCGGCGCAGTAACCTGGATGTCCTCGTTCACGAAGTCTTTGGCAAAGAGCGTTATGAACGCGTCGTTCATGAACGAGCGAGCGCTGAAGAGCAGAGTGCTGTTCGCGTTGATGGAGTTGACTACCTCGAAGGTGTCAGCCGCGTTCGGAGTTGCGAAGTCGCTGTCTGCGAACTGGTGCTGACTTAGGACACCACCGACTAAGACGCTAAGTGTCATTCCACCGGTGATGGCGAACGGAGTCTGAAGCGTCGAGATGACGATGGCCTTGGTGAGGTCCTGGTACTGGAGCTGGAGGTACTTCTCGCCGCCGTTAGCATCGTCGATGATGGACTCAAACCCCTGACCCGAGAAGATCGGCTCGTACCCTGCACCGTTGTCGATGAAGAGAGTGCCAGGCTCGTTGCGGTTGGCGGGCTGCCTGAACTTAGCGGACGTGACCGTTTGCTGGTCATCGCTCGAGGTGATGTCGATCGCGGAGTTCTCGACGGCCAAGGTCGTAGCCTTGGTCTTCGTGGCTGCCGTCTTCTTGATGAGGTCACGGTAGTCGTCGTCGGCCATCGTGTCCCGGCCAGAGGTGAATCCGATCGGGTTAGTGGCAGTGGCGTTTGGAAACGGTGCGTTACCAAATCCCACCACGGCAGCAGCGGGTACGTTGCTCGTCGATCCAGGCGTAGTGGCCACGACGGGAACGTCAGATAACTGCTGCTCTCCGTCAAGGAGCGTGACTGATGCCAGAGTCCTGAACGTGGTAGCGGGGCTCGTGAGAGTTGCCTGTGTCTGGACGATGGAGCCGGACTGGACAACCCTGTTGCCGCCCTGCGCCAAGATGACGGTCTCGCCGAGGTTGTGGTTCTTTGCTGTGACGGTTGACAAGGTGATCTGGAAGTAGGAGCCCACCGGCGTGATCGCAGTGTAGGCGATCGGACCTTCTAAGTTGTTGGTTCCACGACCGATGTAGATCGAGCCTTGCTGCGGGAAGGCTGAGCCGTCGGCCACGTTGACGTACTGAGAGCCAGCCGGAGGTGCTGGGGTTCCCTGGTAGACCTTGGTCGCGACCTTGACGAAGCTCGCCTGAGAGATCGTGACGGTACCGTTGGACGGCCTTGCTTGTGGTCTGGGAACTCCCTGTCCGTTGCCGTAGTTGTCGAGGTCTGAGCCCGACAGGTTGTCGATGTCGACTGAGGCCAAGGCAGTCATGATGTCGCCCTGGATCTTGAAGTCGTTCAGGACCGCAGTCTCGGCAAAGGAGCGCCCGGCGCTTCCTACGGCGAGGTCGTTCGTTCCCGACTTGGTTACCCAAGTGCGGATGAACGTGTTAAGCATGGACGTGAATGACGTTTGTGTCGGTACTGCCATCTTTACCTTAGGGTGACCAGAGAGGGTCGAGGTGAGTATCTCATGATTAAGATCTGGGTTTAACTATATGATCTTACTAGTTAAGTCTCGAGGTCAAACGACAGGGGAAGCTCGGTGCCGGTCGAGGCCACAGGGACCACGAGCGAGATGTTGAGCGCGTCTTCGTCCTCAACTACCTGGATCGACTTAACTCCAGTATACCGCTCGTCTTTCTTGAAGGCGTCCACGATCCGGTTCCTGATGTCAGTCACCGATACGTCAGCGATCGAGTCGCCCACCTCCGGCTTAGCACCGTATTGAGGATGCAGAATGACCCCGCCGACGGCTGCCGTAAGCTTGAGCTTCGCGGCTTGAATCAGGTTCGCCTTCCCGAAGGCAAGGTTCCACGTACCGTCGGCTGTAACCGCGAGGTCGTTGTTCTGGTCCAGGAGCAGGTCGATCTTCGAGAGCTTGATCAGTGCCGGGTCTTCGTTTATGAACGGAAGCGGCTTAGTCACGGTGTTGTCGATGGTAGAAGGTGCGTCCACGGGGATGTAGAGCATCTTCTGCGAGTTCACGGTGTTGGGCAGGAAAGCCTTCATGAAGGCATGCTCGTTCACAGTGAAGTCTCCGAGCGTATCGTCTCCGTCCACGGTGATGAGCCAGTTGGTCGACGAGATCTCCTGGATGATCTTGATCTTCCTCGTCTGGATAGGCTGAGTGTCAGAACCGATCATGATGATCTGCTCGTTGAACAGGTTCTCGGTGGTGCTCACGTTGAACTGGTTTCCGTCGCCGTTGCTCAGGAAGCTGTAGGTGAACCCATCCTCGTCTATGTAAGGAGGTGAGAGGTTGTTGACCGAGACGATCTCGATCCATCGCGTTGCGTCACCAAGGTACTGCTGAGCGATCCGCTCGAGCGATACCTTGAACGGGCAGGGGATGGCGATCTTCGACTGCGGAGTCGTGAAGTCGATGCCTGACGCTGCGGTCGTCTCTGCGTAGAAGTTGATGAGCGCAGATACGCCGCTCTGCTGGTTAGCCGTCGATACTGGGCCAAAGGTGTTGCTGGAGAGTAAGGAATACATGCCGCTCTGACTTGACTGTAAAGCATACATTATAGGCCAGATCGGGCTGTCGTCGCCCTGCGAGATCGCAGTCGGCTCGAGCGCAGTCACCGTTGCCTGGAGCTGGTTGATCAGGTTGTTGATGTCGTTGTTGGTGATCGATAGTGCGTTGAGCTTAGCTGTCGCGACTGCGTCCTGCTGGGACTTCGTGAGCTGGAGCGAGTCAGTTGAGATCGAGTCGGTGAAGTCGACGTTGGTCAAGACCGAGTCGGTCGTGGCCACTTCCACGTTGAAGCTGCCCTGGGCCTGGGTGGACTGAGTTGAGGCCGAAGTGTTGGTCGCGGACTTGAACTGTCCCTGGAGGTTAGGAGGTATCTGGTCGAACAGGTCGTTTGCCTGCCTGATCACGTTCTGCTGGAACGACGACTGGATCTGAGACGGAAGGTCGGCTATGGTCGCCGGGATCGAGATCGCCTCCTTAAGCGCCAGGATGACGTTGTTCATCGGACCTATGACGTTCACGTCGATGTCAGTCTTGATGGCGGTTACCACGTCCTTGGCCTTCTGGATGAGCCCGCGAGCGTTCCTCAAGGTGTTGAGGACGGCCTGGTAGTCTCCTATGTTGTTCACCAACGACTGAGAGCCAGCAGACGGACCGTCGCTGGCCGAGTCAAACTGGATCTGATCCTTTGGAACTGCTCCCCAGGCAATCCCTTGGAACGTGTAGAGGTACTCGAGCGGAGAAGACGCCGAGCGCTTCACGTTGAACATCTGAGGAGTGACGAGGTACGTCATCTTGTCCTTAGACATCTGGAACGCAAGGCGATACTGACCGCCGTCGGGCCGCTTCTTCATGTCAGCGTAGAGTTCGAGGAAGGACCTGATCAAGTGGTACTGGTAGTAGCCAGAAGTGATCACTTCTTCGCTCGGGAGTTGATTGCCGCCGCTTGCCGTGATGTTTGAGCCAGCGATCGCACGGAAGGATGAGGCTACGTTGTTGACCGCTGCGATGGTTCCGGCGAAGACCGTACCGATCAAGCTGTGGTCGGGAGAAGTCTGGGAGAAACTAGGTCTTCGTATGAAGACTCCGGTAGACGCAGTGAACGAGATGTTCCGAAGAGGGGCAGCGTTGTTCTCTTCCAAGATGCCGCGTGAAGTGACTGTAACGGTGGACGCGAAAGGGGTCGACACGTTCAAGTCCTGTGGGGTAATTGGCAATACTACTTCAAGCCCCGAATACTTCACGTACTTCCCACCTTGAAGACTTAATATAATGAAGCTGTACGGAAAGACCCTGTTCCAATCCTCGGGCTGTATGTATTCTAAACGCAGACCCCTCGACATCAACTGAGTGGCAGTTGACAGCGCTCGGGTATTCTGTTGGAAGTTTTCTATCGCTATGCTTAAGTCTACTACGCTAGACTGACTGTTGGACTGAGAGAGCTGAAACGGATTAACGGCGTCCAGGCCGTTCTTCTCGATCGCGTCTACTACGCTGTCCTTGATGCCGTTTAGTGAGTCAAGTATTCCCATTGTTCACCTTATAGTGTCTTAAATACTCTGGCCTTGTCAGCGAGAGTGTATGTAGCTGGTATCGCAACTGTGACCTGAACCTGAGTCGTTCCCATGAACGCAACTATCGTAGTTGATAGTTCTGGCTGGGTCTCAGAGACGGCGGTCAGAACGTCACCGGGATTCAGCCCAGTCTGATCAGTGACGTGTATGATGTTTGATCCGTCGTTGAACGTCAGCGCCTTCGTCAAGAAGTAGCTATCGTACTGTCCCTTGATCGAGGTGTTATCATTCAAGAACTGCTGCACGCCTCCCTGGTTAGCGGTAGCATCGTAGTACCTGCGTAAGCTGCCAGTCGCCCTGTTGATGCGAAAGTTCAACCACTGGTACCTGATGTAGTACGGGTTCGTCATGTCGACCGCGCTGAAGGTTGAGCCTGACTGAGACAGGGCGTTGCTTCCGGTGAACGACGATGAGCCCAAGGCCGTGTTGATCTGAGTTATGCGCGTAGGCAAGTACGAGTTTCGAGTGGTGATCAAGCTCTGGATAGGAGCGAGTCCTCCCGACGTGTAACTAGGTGATGCCAGCCATGCAGCTAGCACAGTGTGGGCCGAGTTCGCGTTCGTCAGGGCTGTGGCGTTCTGCGTAGCGTAAGGCGAGCGTGTGTCGTTCTGTGTGCCCAGTGCAGTTACCTGACTAGATACTTCAGTCTGCCAGTACGTGATGTTCGCCAGGATCTGAGCCTGAAGCGTGGCCGAAGTGTTTGACACGGTACCACTTGTGATGGCGGTCGGTGACGGTATGACGCTGCTCACTGTTATGGACACGTTGACGGTCGAAGCCGTGATCGTGTACACGCCGACGTTTGAGCCGTTCGTGATCGTGACCATCTGTCCGTTGCTTAGGCCGGTGGTAGAAGCCATCGTCAAGACGAGGCCTGTCACTACTCCAGCAGGAACCGTAGTTGTGGTAGGCAAGCTCGCTGTTCCGAAGGACCCAGCAAGGTAGTAAGTGATTAGTGTAGATAGCCCCGATATGACATTCTGCTCATGTAAGACGTCAGTACTTGACGGAAAGAACCTGCCGCGTACCTCGTTGTTCGTGAAAGATCCGTCTTGGATGAGAGGTAGGGTGAGGGCGTAAGCTGGTGCCGGAGTAGTAGGGTAGAACGGAGCGACGTTCGGCGTCTGAGCCGCAGTCGTAAGGTCAGAAGGACTGTAAGTAGCAGCGACCTGACCATCGATGGCCCGAGCTTCGTTCTCATATGACTGAACCTGTGCGTTGTAGAAGTCATAAAATTTTTGATTGGATTGGTCAACCTGTAAAAGCATAGCTTGCTGAGTAGTGAACGCGTTGGACGAAGCTTGGTACGCCTGGTTCTCTAAAACGATGTTCAAGCTTCTTCGCGTAATTGCCAAACGATCAGCGGCGGTAAATACTATACTCATAGTATCCTCAGTTCTTTTAATTTGGATAGGTTCCACAACTCAGAATTGGGATGTTCGGCATGAAACCAATCCCACTTTACTTTAGAATGCGGTCGCATGTATCCTTTGATTTCAACCCATAAATCTTGATCAGGCAAATAGAGATCTGGAATATAATGCGTGCCCAGGGAAGTCTGAAAACTTTTAGGCTGCCATTCAAAAAATATCTGTTTTTGATTCAAGAAAAGTACCACCGCTAACTCATATGAACCAGTACAGACAAGCTCTTGTCCCGTCTTCCAATGTCTTTCAATATAAGATTTATTGCTCGACCTCATAGCTTTCTGGGCCGTTACGGGATTACATAAAGCGTGCGGGTATCCTGTTTTCTTGATAAATGTGTTTTTACGATTCTCAGAACGTCTCTTGTAATGATTGGCTTTACCGGAAAAAACATGTTTAGGAATGGCCCAGAATTCGCCATATACGTCATCAATAAAACGTGCTTTCTGTTCAGTAAATGTATAAGTACTAACATCTAGAGATATATGCCGAGGTATGCGACTGAGTACTTCTGCCAAACCTAGAGGCTTTTGAGGCTTCAAACTTGCGATTTTATGTGCGGTGTGTCGCGATCCTTGCTCGTACACAGAGGTTGGAGTAGTCCAAAAAATTCCATATTTTTTATCTATAAATTGAGCTTGTTTTTTATATCCACAGTAAGTTTCTTCAACGAGAACCACTTCGTCACCGTGAACATCTCTAAGACGTTTCTTAAATAATTCAACCGTGATAGGTTTTGTAGAATGATTCTTTTTCATTTTTAAGTTCCTACCAATACACTACTAGAACCTGTCAAAATGGTTGATATAACTGGAAAACCCAAGTTCCCAACGCCCTGACACATGCTCACGCCTACAGCCGCACAGGGCGCAGTGCCAGCGCCAATCATGTTGATGGTGCCCATTAACTGAGCCTGTCCACCTGCCTGAATCTGTACGTTACCGCCTGCCTGAACCATCACGTTGCCGCCAGCCTTTACCTGCCAGTTGGATGCGACCTTGGTATTAAGGTTGGCTCCGGCATCGTGCGTCATATCCTTAGCAGACTTCAACGTCGCTGCGGCGCCAGACTCCAAGTTCATGTCTTTGCCAGACTTAACGCTCGTCGCCTCGGTAGAGTTCGAGTTCACGTCCTTGCCAGCAGACATGGAGATTGACTTGGCTTCCTTATCTATCGTAACGCTCTCGCTGCCGTTCGTCCAGACCATGTTCTTTGCGACGCGGTCCAGCGTGATCGACTGCTTCTCGTTGTCAGAGATGCTGGCCCGACCATCCTTGTCTATCTTGATGACGGTGCCTGCTGCAGCTTCGTTGAGCTTCTTACCTTCTTGGTCGATCGTCGAGTTGAAGGTGATGGTGTATGCACCGTCCTTGTCGATCAGTACGTTGAGGCCGTTGAACTGGTTCTCCCAGAACTGACCCCTGTCTTGCGAAGGCTTGTTCTTGAGTGACTTCTTGCCGCCGACGATCAATGCTCGACCAGAGACTGAGGTGCCGTCTATGCAGAGTAAAGTAACTGTGGCGCCGCCAACAGGGACACCGTTTTCATCTAGCTTCTCAGCAGGCTGAAGGGTGAAGTCGTTGAAGTTGTTAACTGTTCCGAACATGTCGCTAACTTGGCAGTTTCTATACACCTGAAAGTTAGCACCAGATCTCATATCTCTTATAGCCACAAACACATCGTACTCGATGAAGTTCCCAGATAGATTGGCTGGATCTTCAGGGTAGTAGATCTTGAGAACCGTCCCCTGCTTGAAAGACACATCGAAAGAATAAATACTCTCCGCTGATGGTAAGGGGTCTTGACTTAAGTTTGAAGGTAGAACGCTACCGTCACCGAGCTTTGCCATCTATGCTATCCCATCGTTTCCAGTTATGCCCATATTTTTTTGAATGGCATCTACCTTCTCAGCCAACTGCTCACCTAACTTAGGGTTGGCTGGCGTCTGATCAGGAAGTATGTCTGGATCTAAGTGAGTTGATCTCCCCTCAGCAGACGATGCGATCATCTTCTCATTCGCGTAGATCTCTTCGTCTGTGATGCTCGGTAAGTGATCACCTTTTAGCTTAGCCCGAGTATGAACGCCATTCGTGATGAGGCTTCCGTCTTTGTTGATGCCGTGACTGAGGCCAAGGATGGTGATGAAGCTCTTCTTACCATCAGGCGTTACCTGGTACTGATGGTCAACGCTCTCGATGTGGAACAGCTTGCCGTCCATCTCGAAGTTGTCGCCGATGGCGATCGGTGGTTGAACACCAGCAAGAACGACCGAACCGTTCTGCTTGTAGTGGCCGTTCAGCCAGAAGTCTGCGACCAGGTTCTTCCAGTTAACGACGTCCGTCAGGGCCGTGTGATCCTTGCTGACGTCGGCGGTGCTCATAGCGAAGTGACTTCGTAGTCCGTTGCGAGCAATGTCGAGCGCATCTACGTAGATGTTATTGTTGTTGTACTGGTTGGCACGATCCCCAACTGGACTATTCTGACGCTCAAGGTTTGCCGGTTTACATATGAAAAAGTTGAAGCGTGATGAGTCAGACATCCCAAGGTTGTAGGAGATCAAAGGATATGTCTTACTCAGCCTCCACCTAGGAACACTTATAAACGGTGTGTAAGCTGTGAAGTTGCCCCCGCCGTTAGCGTCTAGTAAGTTAGGGTTGTTACTGAAAACGATCTGTCGCAGAACCAAGGTCGGCATTATACGTCCATTTTTCACTGAAGTTCTGAGCGTGCAGTACATCTCATTCAACGTAGGGTTTGAGTGTGCCTCCAAGAGAGACCATATGGTCTTGTTGTTGTAGTTATCCGGTGGGATTATGTAAGTTCCAGGGGCAGGATCGTTCAAGACTACTTGATTCTGTGTACCGCCATCGTAGTTTACAGGAATAAATTGCTTGTATCCTGGCTGATTGCCATATTTTTGAAGGCCAATCATCAAGTGGAGCATGTCTGAATACTTGTTTCCAGCGGCATCTTCTTGTCGAGTGGTCGGCAGGCCAAGAGTGGTAAGTATAGGCGCAGGTATCAGCATAGATGCGTTTGGTGATATAACTTGTCCTCCAACAGCCTTAAATTCTTGTCCTGGACCTTTTCCCATGAACACGTTGATGAACAGCTTGATGATCTCTGATATGTTATTTGTTTCTTTCGCTTTATCGTTAGGGAAGATCGTCGTCCACATACTGTTCATCTGATGCAACAGCCTCTGTAGATCTCCAGGTGTACCGTTGCCAGACACGCTAGAAAGCAGTGGATTCTGGAACACATATGTTCCGAACTCAGAGAATGACTTCATGCTGACTGCGAACCGGAACTGCTTCTTGCCGTCCGCGTTCGTGTTGAGTGTCTCGCGTATGGAGTTGATGCGACCGACGAACTTGAGGCCAGAGTTGAAGTCGTTGGCCGTGGAGTTGGACAGTGCGGCGGCGGAGATCCGCTTGAAGTCTGACACGTTGTTCATCATCCACATCATGCAATGATCGCCAGGAGCTATGATGGCGCTGTAGTTCAGGTCGCCAGACGAGAGCATGACTTCGGCTGTAGACATAAAGTTTTCTTTAGATGATGATACCTTAGCAGTCAATACGTCTGAGACTATGACGATAGGGTTAGAGACTTTAAGCGCAGGGGAGTAGTTGCCCGTATAGGCGAACTGCGTAGTATCGCGATTTACGAACGACCACACCGCCAGTACAACTGCTGCCACTGACTGATGTGAGTCCTCCTGATTCTGCGCTAAGACATAAGACATTATGGCCCTTTCTTATTATTACTTGGTGTGGCAGTAGAGTAAGAGCTGTTCCCGTTGATGCGTGCTGCGGCATTCTCAAGAGCCGACGCTAGTGAGTCGGCTGCAGTCACTATATCGCCTACAGACTTGTTGAGCTGCTGAGTTCCAACTTCCTCGAACGTCTTGACGACGGTATCTTTGTACGTGCTGATGATCGAGTCGATGTTGGTCGCGATCTTGTCCTGCACATCCTTGTCCATCTGCGCGATGCCCTTGAAGCGCTCGGTCTCAGCCTTACCCTCGGCGGTAGCTTGGGTTTTATTGTATATATCAACTTCCTGACCTTGACCTTCTTTAAGAATGTCCAAAGAACTCTTGCCAGCTAAAGCCTTAGCTCCAGCAGTACCGCCGTATAAATTACCAGAGATTATATCTACCATCTTCGCGCCGACGTCCTGTCCTGTTCCTTCTATGTCGGCAGCGTAGATAGCAGCTTGCGCTTTTTGTTGTGCCGTAGCACCTGGTTTGAACCCAGCAGAGACGTCTCTTCCCTCGCTATACCTTGTTAACCTAGATTCTAAGTTTTTAGCATACCACTGAGTCACTTCTTTATCAGATAGCCCAGTAGCTGTGCGCAACATGGCCGTACCTCCAGACAGCCCTTCCATTGCTCCCATCTGCTGCATCTGACTAGCCATCGATATGGCTCTAGGGCCTTCTATGCCTTTACTCTTAAGCAGTTCCAGCGCAGAGTTGAACTTTAACTGCTGATCGAGAGTTGAGCCGCCTTTACCTCCGGCAAGAGCACCGACTCCTTGCATACCGCCTGGTAAGTTCTGCATCTCGCGGACGTCTTGCGTGTTCATGCTCTTGGCGACTACGTCGGCTACGCGACCGGCATCCATGCGAGTACCGGCTCCAGCTATCAGACCGCCGACGAGTTCCTTGAATCCGTCGAGCATGCCTGAGTCCTTGATGCCTGATGCCACACCGACGCTGAAGACTTCGCGCAAGTTGTCTGAGGCCTTCTTCTCTCCGCCGATGGCGTTTAAGGCCATGGCAGAGATCTGTCCGGTCGCGGCACCAAGGGAAGTTCCCTGCATGCGAGCTGCGGTCATCGCACCACCGGCCAAGTTCATCGCGTTCCTGTTACCGAAGCGTCGAAGACTCTGAGCAGCCTGAACTGCCTCGCCTTCTTCAAACTGGTTACCGTAGGCTCCCATGCGAAAGCCGTACATCTCACCGCTGTTCATCTGGAACTGGTTTGCGAGTTCCATACGAGATCGCTGGGTGGACCTAAACTGGGCGAGGAGTTCTGGAGTCATGGTCTCGTTGAGCTTCTCTTGCTCAACCTGTGCACGGACCTGCGCCTTCTCGATGTCGCGGCCCTGCAGGGCATACTTACCCTTCTGGTAGAGGCCGTAGGCACCGTGTCCCATGAGGCCAAGGCCAGTCGCGCCTGTCGCAAGTGTTACGGGAGAAGCTGTACCAAACGACGCTACGGTAGCAGCTACTGATGCTGCAGTGAGTCCAAATCCACCAACTATCTCAGCCACGTTACCTACGCCGTAGGCGCTCTGCTGGACGTCGCGGGCACGCATTCGGTTCCGAGTCTCTTCTTCAACTTTCTTGTAGTAACCTTCTTGGCCTAGGGCGCCCCTGGTCAAGTTACCTTGGTAGCGAGCTTCTGCCGTATCCTTTAAGCGGGACGAGTAAGCTGACCTGATCTGTCCACGGTTTTCCAAGTACTCCCGAGCTTCGCCTGCTGCCCAGCCCACACCGCCTGCTACGGCACCGTACAGGTTCATGTTCCATGGCCCCCTGGCGTTCTGGATCATCATGCTGAGGGCAGACGGCGGACCAGAATACGGCTGGGTAGGAGTGTAGCCTCGTGGGAGGTTCGGGATGCCTCCGTCGCCAGGAGCTGCTGGGACTGTGGGTCCACCCTCAGAGATCCTGTTCAAGAGAGCGTTAGCGGCCTTGATGCGATTAAGCTGGGCGTTTACTCGATCCTCTGGAGCATTGACGTTCTTAAGGCGCTCAAGCTCATCAGCCTGGTTCGCGATCAGCTTAGTGACGCGGTCGATCTTGCGGGCGAACTGCTCGACGTGGCGAGTGTTGAGTTCCTCAAGGATCTTCTTGACCTTGCCGAACTCAGCCGAGGTCTGCATGCCAGCCTTAGAGAAGCTCTGATTGATCTTCTGAAGGTTCTCGAGGGTCTTGTTGACGTCCTGCGGGCGTAGTCCACCGGCGCGAGTCATCGCCTGTATCTGGCGCTGAACCTCAGATCCGCCTTCGGTCTTGAACTTGAGGACTATCTGCTTGACGATGTCGGACATCATGACTTGTTACTCTCCGGGGAAAACGTAAGTGGCTTGTCCAGCTCGGCCTCGATGTCGCGCCCGACCTGCTGTTGCATGGACTTAAGCGCGTCGGCCAGGGAAGATGCAGCCTTGCCGATCTTCTCGGATACCTGCTTCATGTCCTTGCCTGCCTTGGCCTTGTTCTTCTCTTCCTGCTCTCTGACGATCTGGTCCTGCATCGCGATCCACTCGTCGTCGGACATGCCGCCGTCGTCCGAGCCATCGCCGCTGGGGTCTCCGACGTAGAACTTGTCTTTGAGGTCAAGGAGCTTGGTCTTGATCTCTTCGAGGTCTTCGATGGGAAGCTCATCCATCTCGTTTTCCATCATAATCTGGATAGCTTCAAACGGTGTCAGTAGCTGCCTAGTGGTGTGCAGTGGAGTATGATAGGTCTGAGAATAATGCCTATATGCCTTTTCAGCATACCAAGCAAGACCTTTGGATAAACAGTTATCAACGGCCATTATCCTGATGTTGGTTATGACGTTTCTTGACATCACTTCTCAGCTATCTTGTTCACTTCTTCAAGCCAAGCCTTCTGCTCGGCGTTGGTCTTCACTAGGAGGTCGTACAAGGGATCAGAGTCGATCAAGTCGCGGCCTTCGCGACTGCCTCCCCACCAGGGAGCAGTGCAGGATACGACGCGGACTCGAAGCTCGGCGATGGTCGCGTGCCTGAACTTCAGGTCGTCCTTGACACCGTTGTCGTCCGGCAGCTCTTCCTTGTAGTTGCGCTCAACCTCGGCTTCTTCCGAGTTAGTGAGCACTACCTTGACCTTGAATGTTCCTATGTACCGCGAACCGGTCTTGTCGCCCTTACAGTCGATCTGAACCGTTCTGACGCGGTCTGGCAAAGTTTTCATGACTTACCTTTCAGAGGGTCTCCAGAGACGGAGCGAGGAGGGAGCCTTCTCACATTAAGATCTGGAGTTAAGTTATTGTTATTGTTAAAGAAGATACCCATTGCGACTAGGCTAAAACTAGGGCAAAATTAAGTGATGATGTTAGAAGCGTTCGTTCTAAGCATGTGCGTGGGCCAGTGGAACTGCCAGAAGGCGACCGAGGCCTACTACGCGGGCAACAAGGAGCTTCAGGCTGCTGTCATACGATACGAGAAGTACGGCGAGAAGGCTGTCGGCGAGGAAGGGAAGGTCGCGGCGATGATCATCGGCCCGGCGGTAACCCTCGCGACCCACAAGACTGCCAGCGTGAAGCTGAGTAGTCTGTTATCGATCGAAGCCAGTACGACCACCCAGAAGCTCGTCTTCAAGTGGACTTTCTAAGCTTCCTCGTCCTGCGAAGGTAGGCCAGGTACTCTCGAGTATGCGACCTGTTGATCAAGTCTCCCTCGTGCGTGTGGTTCTTGTCGATCCACTGAGTGTTCACCTTGGACACCCGCTCAGCCCTAGCCGATACTCCAAACGACCAGTTGTTCAGGGAGGTCTCCTCCAAGATTCGCTGGGCGTTGTCATCGTATATCATGCGTCTGCGGGGTCCGGTTATCACTTACTGTCCTGACTTATCGCCTTCGATAGTTATGTTACCCTTAGCATCGCCCTGCATCTTGCGACCGAGGTACGCGCCGAGGCTCATGCCTAGGAACTCAAGGCTGCACATGAACGCATCGTGCATCTCCTGAGCGGTCTCCGTGTTGAGCACGAAGTCGGACTTTATCTTAGCGATGCAAGTCCCGAGCATGAGGAGAACAGAGATAGCGCACAGGCCGCTGGACACGATGACGAGCGTGGTGGTAACAGATCCTACCTTAGTCTTTGGATCTTTGACCATGGGAAGCGGGATGCCGCTGCTGTTCATCTTGTTAACGAAGTCTAGCCACTTCCGAGTTACGTTTGCCATCATGTTACACCGCCATCAGGTTCGGGTTAAGGACGCACGGAAGTCCGAGCGATCCGAGGATAGAGTCTAGTTCAGTCGGGTCGATGTTGTCCGCGTCGTCTGGGATCTTGAGGCCCAGGAAGCCGCACACCCTTGCTGCGTTCTCAGAGCAGAAGGCGGCGCTCATCCCCTTGGCGAACGGGTTGTTCTTCACCCACTTGCACACCTTCATGATCAGGATGCCGAGGTCTTCCATCAGGCTGTACGGTATACCGAGGCTCGGGAGTATGTACTGACTCCACAAGGCGTTGGACTGATCCTGAGTCACGTCGATCTCGTACTCCTTCAAGGATTGGTTTGCGGCTACCCAGTTAAGGATGCTGTACATGTTCACCATCTCCTTCGATGCCTGGAAGATCATCCACTGACCGCTCGGCTCCTGGAAGCGAACGTAGCAGTGATCGTAGGGACGCGCTTCAACCTTCTTGATGAGCCACGCGAACGGCTCGAACTTTCCTGTAGGGCAGGAGAACCCAATGTATATCTTCATAAGCTTGATATAGCCTGAACGAGCTGATTCTTCATCCAAGCTATCCTATCTTCAGTAATGAAAGGTTCCATTTCTTTGGTCACGGTGATCTGACTGAGAGCGTTGTAAGCCTCCCAGAGGGAGCCACTGTTCCCGTACATCATGACCGGGAACAAGGTGTCGGCAATCAGCTTAGTTTTACCTGACTGCGTGATGCCAAGCGCGATGTTTTCTGCACCAACCGTGACAACTATGTTATGCCAAGCATTCAGTGCGTTGTTCATGACCTGAACGCAGCGTCCGTAAGTTGGGTCTGGGATGTTGAAGAACGGCGATGGCATGACTTAGCTCTCCGTCATCACTGCTATGATGGTGTTTTCTACTGCCGGAGTAATCACGATGGGGTTATCCTGATCGTCTACTCCCATCACTGCAGGAAACGGGCCGTCGAACTGACACGAGCATGATGCCATGTACATGTTCAAGTCGTCCTGAGTTACTACGTCTTTTTCAGCAACTGCTAGGATTCTGCCGCATTTTTGACAACTGACTGTTATTTTCATACATGTTCCTTAGAAGTCTAGTGACTTTGGAGTTCCGTTACCACCTAGGGCACCAACGATGCTTACGCCAAACGAAGAGTCTCCGACTGTGTCCGGCATGAGGATCGTGTCTTGGTTAGGCAAGGAGTATATGCCGGTACCGCTAGGTACGTTGTAGACTGTGATGCGTCCACTTCCACCACCGTTACCACCAGATCCACCATTTGTTGAAGCTCCGTACCCGTTGCCGCCGTTGCCGCCGTTACCACCGCTGGCCTGGATTAAATTTTTAACAGTAGGGCCAAAGCGATAGTTGTAGGCTATGTAGATCCACCCACCACCGCCGCCTCCTCCGCCTCCACCACCACCAGTAATACCGGCTGTAGCGCTTGCACCGTTACCGCCGTTGCCGCCGTTGGCCTGGATAGCTCCAGCAGCAGTAGAAGAACTGGTAACTATGGCGTTTACGTAGAGTGCCACGACTCCAGCGCCGTTTCCACCGGCACCACCGCCAGCACCGTTGTTGGTGCCGTCTCCAGAACCAGAAGACGAGCCTGAGCCGCCGACTCCACCCTGCGGCAAGAGCAGTCCTGCACTTAGCAAGGTATCGAACCGGCGCATCGCTGTCTTAAATACTGCTGAACGCGCAGCAGAACCGGCGGCAGGGTTACCGCTAGACCCAGTTCCACCTCTTCCACCGGCACTTCCTTCACCGCCCATGTTGTTAATCGGAACAGGCGCTACGCCGCCAGCAACTCCTAGACCAGTTCCACCTGCTCCACCAGAAGATCCTAAGCACTGATCTCCTAAGGTTATGCCAGTATTTGCCGTAGGGCTACCGCCAGTAGCTCCAGAAGCATCTCCGCCGTTTGTACCGTTCCAGTTGATTGCTCCAGCCGGAGCTGCAGTTAGGTCAAGTATACCCTTAACGAACACCTTACAGCCGTTCGTGTTTAGGCTACCTGTTCCGTTGATCGTCAAGTTGTTGTAGTACATGTCCCTGGTCAGTAGAGTTACGCCTGAGGATATGGTTACGTTACCGTCAGAACCGTCACCAAAGCTGCGAAGTGGCAGTGTTTGTGTCGGACCGGTAGAGCCTTTGTACGAGAGAGAAGTCCACGTAGAAGTTCCATCGCCGATCTTAAATTGGCCAGTATCAGTCTCTACGCCTTTTTCACCCTGGGCTAAAACTGGATTAGCCGAAGTCCACGCTGCGGCAGTTCCGTTTCGCCATTGAATTTTTATTGCCATCTTACAAACTCACTTGGTTTAGTCCACCGGCACCTACGTTGCCGCCAAAGATGCCTGAGTTGCTTGGTCCAGTAGTTCCAGTTCCAGTAAACGACTCGGAGCCAGTAGAAGTAGTGACTTGAAGAAGTGTGATGCGACCGCCGTTACCACCAGATCCCGCGCTTGCACCTGTACCAGTGGTACCAGCAGTGGACGACGAGAACGTGATGTTACCAGAGCTAGTGCCGTTCTGCTTGGTCAGCGTTCCAGACGCAGACGGTGCTCCAGTGCCTATGGTGTTTAAGGTCGTCTGCGCTCCTGTTAAGTTCGTGATGGCTGTAAAGGTCTGGCCGTTGTTGGTGAACGTAGCACCAGCCGTACATGTTTGACCAGCGGTGACAGTAAAGACGTACGTGTTTGCTCCGTTACCTCCGACTCCGCCGTTGCCGCCAGAAGCGTCTAGGCAGTTTGTAGCTGTGGAGCCAGTAAGAGAGTTGTACTGGATCAAGATCCACCCACCACCACCGCCTGCTCCACCACCGCCGCCGCCAACTCCAGTCAAGGCATTCGTTGTACCGACGCTGTCTGTGACGCTTACGGCTGTGTAGGTAATCGTAGCGCTTCCAGTGCCTGAAGCCAAGGTAAGGGTTCCAGTATTTGTTGGAACTCCCGAAGTCATTACTTGTGTCACGACCGTGGTCGCCGATGCAATTAAGGCCGTAGTGACGATGAACGTCTGACCGTTGTTGGTGTAAGTAGCACCAACCGAGGCCGTACTTCCTGCCGAGATAGTGAATGTGTATGTTCCCTGCGCGTTGCGACCGTTTCCTCCGTTGCCGCCCAACGCTTGGATGCATGACGCAGGTGTTGATGGACCACGGTTAATGATGTTCGCCCAAATCGCTACGACGCCGCCGCCTCCTCCTCCACCACCACCTCCACAACCGTTACCAACAGTAGTACCGTCACCAGAGCCGCCGCTGCCGCCTGGTCCACCGCCGCCAGGAATGATAAGCGCTGCTCCGCGAAATAAGTCTGTTTCATACCTCCGAATAGGCAGAGTGTTGGTAGTTGCGGTACCAGCACGCGATGCTCCACCAGAAGTTGGACCGGCATTGGGTCCGCCGTTCCCACCAGCACCGCCAGCATTTGAAGCTCCACCGTTCCATCCGGCAGAAGCCGCAGCAGCTTGGTTACCACCAGCAGTAGTTGAGTTAGCACCTGCAGTCGCTGCAGCGCTCGCAGCTAGCGTGACGCCTGGGGCTGCTACGCCAAGTGCTCCACCAGTCTGCGTAGCCGCGTTAGATCCAGCACTGCCGTTGTTAAAGATAGCGGCGACCCCAGCCGCTGAGATGTCCAATGTACCAGCGACGAAGATCTTATACCCGGCCATGTTGATCTGGCCAGTGCCGTTGATCGTCAGGTTGTTGTAGAACATATCTCTAGAAAGAACTGTGATGCCTGAAGATATGGTTACGTTACCGTCAGATCCGTCTCCGTAACTTTCCAAGACTTGCGTGGATGCGGGTCCTACTGGACCACCGTACGGAAGCGATGCCCACGCAGTTACTCCGTCACCGATCTTCATCTTGCCGGTATCCGTCTCGTAACCTTCTTCACCTTGGGCCAAGGTTGGATTGGCCGTTGTCCAGGTAGCTGCGGTACTACGTCTTAACTGAATTATTGTGCTTGCTGGCATGATAGTTCCTTACGGAGTTCCACCGTTTATTACTTGAGAAGGAGTGTACACGGAGTTCGCCGTTCCACCGTCGATGTTCACGACCGGGTTAGTCCACTGCAGAGTTCCAGAGTTATCGGCGGCTCCCAGGTACTGACCTGCGGTCGGAGCTGTAGGCGGCATGGTCAAGGTAAAGTTGGCGGTCGGGTTCCATCCAAGTATAGCTTTGAACGCGTTTGCAAACGCGAGTGTCACTGAGCTAGACCCAGACTGAGTTCCTATGGTGTAGTCTGCCCTGTAGTTTCCTGCTTCCGACGTAACTACCCACGTAGTCGCAGTAGTGTCTATGGTAACTGCGCCAGAAGTAGTCATCCTCCACACGGAACCTTGATAAACAGTTCCTAACCTGACCAGCGTGGTTATGAACTGGAACGCTTGCGTCGTTCCTCCCGACGGATACCAGGTAGGACGCGTCCAAGCACCGCTTTGTACCACCCAAGGACCATTCTGCGATGCGGCAGACTGTGCAGTCAGTAAGACTATGGAAGTGCCAGCGGTAGTTGCTTGACCGTCGATGGTTGGTGTTCCAGACAGAGTTTGGTTAGTAGTCGCAACTACGCTGACGGCAGGCTTGTTTGCTAGAGAAGCCTTGGTGTCTGTGACGGCACCGACGGCTATCGTAGCTGGTACGTTCCCAGGGCCAGAAGCCGTGACATCGCCGGTGAGTCCGGTAATGGCCGAGGCAACGACGGCACTTATCTGAGCCTGTAACTTTCCAAAGGCTTGGACTATGCTGTCGGTAGCAGCGATTACTGCGTTGCTTCCGATAACGTACGTCGACATGATGAGGCCGCCGATTACGCCGAACGTAACTGCATGTACGTGGTCAGACAGGGCGAAGGAAGCAGCAGATCCCCTGTTGTTGGAGGTTCCTACCTGAACAGGAGTAGCGCTGGGGATGTTGTGTACGTGGTCAGACTTGGCAAATGCGGCTGAAGATCCAGCAGAGTTCGACTGGTCTGGAGTCTGCGTGACCGGGGCTGCGCTGTCTACCGCGTGAGAGTGATCGCTTCTGGCAAACGTAGACGCAGAGCCTTGAGCGTTAGTCGTGTTCGGCGTAAGGTCTGCGACAGGAGCAGCAGTTGGGATGTCATGAACGTGATCTGCCCTTGCGAGGCTCGACGAAGAGCCAGCAGAGTTCGACTGGTCTGGAGTCTGCGTGACCGGGACAGCAACGGCAATGTCGTGCTTGTGATCGGCTCTAGCAAACTTAGTCGAAGATCCTTGGAGGTCAGTTCCGTCAGCGTTTGCCTGAATCGGAACATCTGTGGGGATGTTGTGGACGTGATCAGCCCTAGCAAGGCCCGACGAAGATCCAGCGGCGTTGGCTTGATCGGTGTTCTGCGTTACTGGAGTTGCAACTGCTATGTCATGCTTGTGATCGGCCCTAGCAAACTTAGTAGAAGATCCCTGAAGATCAGTTCCGTCAGCGTTTGCTTGTACGGGAACATCAGTAGGGATGTTATGAACATGGTCTGCTTTGGCAAAGTTCGGAGATGTTCCAGCAGCGTTGGCTTGATCGGTGCTCTGCGTTACGGGAGTGCCGCTCGCTACGTGGTGAGTGTGATCTTGGCGAGCAAACGCAGCAGCCGAGCCTTGCGTGTTGGTGCTGGTAGAGTCAAGGCCAGACGCAACTCCGGTAGGGATGTCATGGACGTGGTCAGACTTGGAGAAGGTCGTCGCACTTCCGTCGGAGTTACTGTTGTCTGGAGTCTGACTGATTGGGGCTGCAGTAGGTATGTCGTGGACGTGGTCGGCTCGAGCGAGGCTTGCAGAAGACCCGGCAGCGTTAGACTGGTTAGGAGTCTGAGTAACCGGGGCTGCAGTCGGGATAGCGTGAACGTGGTCGGCCCGAGCTGCCTTCTCAGAAGTTCCAGCAGAAGCTGAGGCCGTAGCGCTCAAGTTCTGTATGTCAGACAGTGCTCCCCAGACCTGGTTCTTGTTCAAGATGACGCGAGCGTCTTCCAGGAACGTAACAGTGCTCAAGTTCGTCGAGAACATTGCCAAAGGAATGGCATTCGGAGGCAAAGTGGCGCCAGAAGTAACGGTCGCCGTTGTGTCGACGTAGACGAAGTTGTTGATTAAGCTGGAACCAAGGGTCAGGCTGCCAGCAGGCACGAACGATACGACGCCGTTGAACTCTACGATCATGGCCGTGTAGTTTACGGACAGGCCAGAGCCGGGGTACGAAACAAGTCCTGAGTTAGCAGTCTGCTCAGCCGAGTGTATGTTCGCGGCAGTAGAACCGCCGACTGACGCAATGAGTAATGAACCAGTATCGCTCATAGTTGCGTCGCCGCTTATGTTGACCGGAACGTAGTTGGTTCCGTTCCACAGCAAGAACTGCGCGTCTGTGGGAGCAGTCGAGGATACAGGCTTCCCTTGGATACCCGTTACGGTCAATAGTGCATCACCGGGACCGTGAGCAACACCATCACCGTGCAAGTCTGTGATGTCGCTGACGGTACCGATCGCGTGCTCTATACCATCCGAGCCTTGAATGTAGAGGACGTTATCCGTCTTAAAGTAAAGGAGGCAGTATCCTGAAGGAGGAGAAGGAGGGGTCGAGGATACTTGTGAAAGTCTATGTAAAGCCATAATTTATATGATGACTAACTCACCATCTCCATCAATGATAACTGTTCCACCAGCGTCGAGGTCCATGTACGAAGCTAAGGTCATGGTCTCGCCAGCACCTATCTCAACCGTGTCAGTGACGTGATTCTTTGTTACGAAGCCCTGTGCTTCGATCGCGCCGCCGTCTTGAACCGTCGTGTTCGGACTGTTCTGTATCGTATCGCCGCCGGTTCCAACCCAGCGAGCGATAGCCTTGTCGGTCGTCGGTGCCACGCCGCTCACGTTGCCTGTGGGCTGAACGTAGTAGTCGAGGGTTCCTGTAAATGGGCTGAACTTGTACGGCATTAGTTGTCTATCCTGAAAGCGTTGGTGATCAAGTTCTTGCTCGCGTCACTGTAATTTACGGTTACAAGCTGTACGTTGGTACCAGAGACCCCACCGACCTTCGACTGATACTGTTCCTGGGTTGAGGTAGGATAGGTGACCACGACTGCGTCGTACGGCTTCGAGAATAAGGAAACGCTGTTGACCTCGACGTTGACTTCAGAGTCCGTACTAAGACGCACTTTGCCATCGTCTCCAACGGTGGAGTCGATGTAGCGTCCGTACTTGTCGACCTGGGCTTGCCTGAGTCCGACTATCGGCTCGCGGGCGTAGACAGCGTTCTGGATGTCGTCTGGCTTGATGACGGGTATGTTCTGACGCGGTGCAGTAAGATCCGCGCTGTCAGCTACCGTGAACGCCGTCAAGTCTGAGAACTGGTTGAGGTCAGTGCTGGGAAGACCGAGCTGGACTTGCGTGGGTGAAAGGACAGCTTTGACTTGGAACGTGGTCTTAGGCTGGGTATTCGATGCCAGGGAGACTGCCATCTTAGTGTAGAGTCCGAAGGTATCGGCAACTGAGATGATCCCGTTGAGAGTGCCGTCTGCTGTGAGTGGAGTAGTGGAATACGCATCCCACCTGCGCTCTGTGGACATCTTCAGTTATCCTTGCCGTACCGACCCCAGCCATCTGGAGCCATCCCAACCGTATGAGACTCTTTCTATATTAAGAACTATACGTAACTCTATGTTTTCATTGACTTTATTCTTCTGATTACCTCCTGACTTGACATGGGGCACCAAGGATGAGACGATCTTTGTAAGTCTGACAAGGAGGGAACGTGTCAGAAGTAGACGTTGCTCAGATTCGAGAAGACCTTCGGTGGAACCGGCTCGTGCTGGAGAATACCCGCCGATCAGTATCGATGGGGATCTCGGGCATGCAGGACCAGGCCAAGAGGATCGAAGCTACCGTGCTGGCCCTGGAGATCAAGCTGAAAGAGGCAGTTGATGCGAGCGGGAAAGCGAAGGGGAAACGTCATACACCTCGAAGGAAGGCTCGTAGACAGGGTAAGAAGGCGAAGCGTTGACGTACTACTGCTAGTCGCGATACTATCGTTCCTAGCAGGCATGGCGACATGCGCGATGTGGAAAGGCTAAAGTGAGTAAGACCGAAGAACCCCAGACCCCAGTACTCGTACCCGAACACACCGAGTTCGAGACGAAGTACCGCGTTGATGCCGCGACTCTGACCGAGTTCAAGCGCATCATGGATGGGCTGCCTAACCTCAAGAAGTTCATCTACGTCGAGGGACCTGATCACTACTACACGAACGAGCACATCACCAAGGCGTTCCAAGCGTTCGCCGACGGACTACCTGCTGCCCACCGCGACAAGCTCCATGCCCTGATCAACTCCACGATCGGCGAGTTCCCACCGTTCATGCGCTTCCGTCGCCCGTCGCACGGCCTGGACGAGAACCGTCAGGAGCTGACGACCAAGTACCGCCAGGACGGGTCCAAGAACAACATCCAGCGCGAGGAGAAGAACCTTCGAGTCGACAAGACCGAGGAGAAGACCATCAAGGCCTTCGTTGCAGACGTTGGCTATAAGCCGAACTTCTCAGTGTGGAAGACTTGCCACATCTACAACCTCGACGACGCTACCCTCGTGTTCTACTCGGTGTACGATACCACCGACGGGCAGCAATCCCCTAAGGTAGATAACTTCTTCGAGATCGAGGTCGACGAGGAGACGGTGTCCAAGATGACCGAGGCTGAAGCTTGGGGCATCATCACGAAGTACGAGAGCATCTTCGCTCACCTTGGCATCACGGCTCAGAAGCGGCTTCGTAAGTCCATGTTCGACATGTACAAGCGTGAAGTGAAGTAGATGAGGAACATCAACGAGTGGAAGACTTTCATAAAGAGTAAGTTCTGGTTCTGGGGATTCGAAGATCGGTATCCGAGCGGTATCGCCGGAGTACCGACTGGCATGATCCCAGTAGAGACTGACGAAGAGACGGGGTTACCTTCGAGCATGGAAGATAACCACCACAGAGAGATCTCCAAGCATTACGGACAAATCAACCGACGTATCTTCACTCCGAGAGGATTGCCATGAGTAAGGGTCACATCAACAACTATGCCGCTGGGATCAACCGGTACAACTCGCGACGCAACAAGAAGCTGTCAAACACTCACGACACCGGAGAGCGCAGTAAGGATACCTGCAAGCCTTCTGAGACAGGCTTTGCCATATCTGAGAAGAAGCATAAGGTGGAGGGCTGATGTTCCTCTTCACACGCAGTCAGGGAATGCTGACCCGCGCCGAACTCGAGAAGATGCCTGAGATCCCAGGGAAGAACCTGCGCATGTACCTTACACTTCCAGCGGGTCTCATCGTCGTTGCTGAGAAGGAGTTCAGCAGTGCCACGGCCTGGAACCCTCAGACCGGCGAAGTGAACGAGTATTCCTACTATGAGACGGTCTGCTACGACGTAAGTACGTCTCCCAGCTACAACGGACACTATAAAGTTTCGCGTACTTACACAGTTTGAGACAGGGGTATTGACTTTCTTGCTGCACCGCGATAATCTGATTATGTCTTAAACACAAACTCACTTAGGAGGGTAAGATGAGTGCAGATGTAGAAAACATGTTCAGCGTCAAGGAAGTTCCTTGGCACAAGCTCGGAAGCGTCATACAGAATGCTCCGTCGATCGAAGAGGGCATCAAGCTCGCTGGCCTTAACTGGAAAGTCGCAATGGAGACCACGCACCGTCCTGACGGTACACTCCGCGCTTCCAAGAGCGTGATCCGCCTCTCGGACAACAAGGTCTTGGGCGAAGTTGGTCCCAAGTATCATCCGCTTCAAAACGAGAAGGCCTTCGCCTTCTTCGAACCCTTCATCAAGTCTGGCGAAGTCTCCCTTGAGACCGCTGGCTCACTCGATGGTGGTCGCAAGATCTGGGTCCTTGCCCAGCTCAACCGCAAGCCCCTGGACATCGGCGGCGGTGACGAAGTTCGCAAGATGCTCCTCCTCACAAACCGTCACGACGGCGTCGCCAGCGCGATGGTCGGCTTCACTCCGATCCGCGTCGTGTGCGCTAACACCTTGGCCGCTGCGATCAGCGCCACTGACTCAGCTCTCCTCCGCGTTCGCCACACCGCTGGCATCGAGACCGGCTTGGACAAGATCCAGGAGATGGTCAACACTGCCAACCAGCAGTTCGAGGCCACTGGCGAGATGTACAAGGCGATGGCTCGCTACGGCGTGTCGACCGCTGACGTCAAGAAGTACGTCAAGCTGGTGTTCTACCCGAACATCTCTGACACCGAGATAACCGAGCGTCAGCAGACTCGCTTGACCATGCTGACCGAGAACATCACCAAGCTGTTCGAGACAGGCTTCGGCGCTGACTTGAAGAGCGCGAACGGCACCATGTGGGGCTTGTACAACGGCATGACGCAGTATCTCAGCCACGAAGCCAAGGACGACAGCGACAAGCGCTTCGACAGCCTGTGGTTTGGCACCAACAAGAACGTGAACGCTCACGCAATGTCGGTAGCGGTCAAGATGGCCGCTGGAGGTGCAGTATGAAAACCAATAAGATCAAAGGGAACCTGATCGTCAACCATAAGCTCATCCAAGTAATCGAAGACCCGGCGGTAGGATATCGGGTCCTGATCACCATGCAGAAAGGTGGTCAGGTCGAGACGAACCCGTACCCTGGAAATCAGGCTGGCTTAGTAGCCGCCATGCAGATGGCGACCGAGGTGATGGCTGGCAAAGTATGGCTGTCGCACGTAGCGACGGACGCACCGGGATGGACTGCTCCAACCTCGCACATGCTGGAAAGTGCAAAGCCGGACTTGACGCGACAAGGATAGTCGCTGCATAATGAGACTGAACACCCGGTCTCGGGCGCCTGACCTCCCCCACCCTCGGCGCTCGGGATCGGGTAACTTTATCAAAGGAGAATACAGTGGCACGGATCGTAGGCGAACGAGTTGACCTGGAAGAAACCGAGAAGAACCTCAACGACGAGTTCGGTCACATCTGGCGAACTTACGGTGAAGAGGCTGAAGTAAACAAGCAGAAGGTACTGCTGGTCCGTAACCAAGTCGCGTTCGAGGCCATGGTTCGATTCGAGGATAAGGACAACTTCGCAGTCGACCTCGACAAGCTGATCGCTGCTTACAAAGCTCGCATCTACGCTGGAGCGCCCAAGGCCGAAGAGCCTGTCCGTCCACCGCAGCAGCCCGAAAAGAAGAACTCAAAGCCTGCTCGTCGCGCTGCCGCTGCCGTAGCCCCGGCTCCTGCTCCCGATGCGCAGCCGACACCGGAGAACAAGGCGTGACCGACGCAGCACTCGCCAACCTCGAGTATAAAGAGCGCGTCAAGAAAGCCGTCGCTGGCATGAGGGAGATCACCGTCAAGAATCCTGACGATCGCTTCCGTAAGATCACCGAACTGTTCTTGGTTCCGGCGTACAAGGACAACAAGGTCTTCTACGTCGACCTATTCAACGCTGCGTTTGACCTGGTGTATGGCTAAGGAAGCTCTCTTCTTCCAGGTGGAAGATCAAGTCGGGGTTTTCCTTGTCAACCACGGAGTAATCGCCGTTGGACTCTTGGTCTTAGCGTTCTTTAGCTACCAGTTCTACTTCGAGTTCTACAAGGTCAAGCGATCATCCGACGAGTACGATGCCGCGCTGTTTGAGAAGTACCTTGACTTGACGCGTCTACGTCTGCTACGATCCAGGCAGTTCACAGGAGGGAAACAAAGTGACAGAGTTCAAGAAGTACAAGAATCGAAAGATCTACAATAAGAACACGAGCAAGTACGCTACGCTCAGCGAAGTGTACTACGCATCGCTCGGCGGGCCGGTCTCCGTGACTGACGCGACCACTGGCGGAGACATCACCGATGACACCGTCATCCGTGGCGCCCTCGAGATCTTCAGCGGTCAAACCTTGAAGGTTCTTGCTGACGAAGCGATCGCCATCGGTCGGAAGTACTCCGTGCAGCCTGAAGAGCGAAAGCTCGAGCTGACCGAGACGGCGCAGCGTGCCATGAGTCTTGGCAGTTTTCCTCAAGAATTGAAGACCAAACTCGCAGGCCGTGGCATCGACGTCTCGAAAGAAACGCCATTCACGCCTAGTGAATTGGAAACAGTAAAAGAAGAAGTCCAAGATCTATTCTCCGGGAAAGGAGCCCAGTAATGAACCCGAAGACGTACATCGAGAACGTGCTCGTTACCGAAGCCCGCGACATGAAGCCGCTCAAGAAGCGCTTCTCAGACCTCGCGAACATCCGCCTGCTCCACGGTGCCATCGGCATCATATCGGAGCTTGCCGAGATCCAGGAAGCTGCCGACGCTGACCACGTCGATCGCACGAACCTCATGGAAGAAGCGGGAGACCTCTTCTGGTACATGGGCATCATGGCTCACCAGCTCAACGTGGTCGATGAAGTGTTCATCAACAACGACATGATGGCCATCCGCACGGCACGCCCGACGGACGCCAAGGCTCTGCTTCAGCAGAACATCAACTACATGGTGAAGAACGCTGGCTACATGGTCGATACCCTGAAGAAGACCATCATGTACGACAAGCCGCTCGACGCCAACCTGATGAAGGGTTACCTGCGCGGCATGGACTACAACATCAACCAGGCTCTCCGCATCTACGGGCTCACTTCACAGGATGCCCGCCAGTCGAACATCAACAAGCTCAAGGAGCGCTACAGTGAGAAGTTCTCTGAAGCTGCTGCCTTGAACCGGAACCTCGCCAAAGAACGTCAAGCCTTAGAAACAAAGGGGTAACAGATGGTCATCATCGTATCGGGAAAACAAGGTAGCGGGAAGACAACGACGACCGAGAGGCTCGTCGAGCACTACGATGGTCACCACATCAAGTTCGCCGATCCGCTCTACTCGGTTCACGAAGCCATGTGGGACGTGTTAGAGGGTTACGGTGTTCCTCGCGAGAAGAAGTCTGGCGACTTCCTCCAGTACCTCGGCACTGAGTTTGGTCGCAAGCGTGACGCAAACATGTGGGTCAACATCGCCAAGTACCGCATCAAGCAGATCTTGGAGCAAGATCCTCACGCAGTGATAGTCGTCGACGACTGCCGGTTCGAGAACGAGTTCTCGGCGCTGGACGAGTTCAACCCGATCAAGGTTCGCCTCGAGTGCGACCGCGACGTCCGCAAGGGCAGGGCAGACGCATGGCGCGACAACGAGTTCCACACTTCCGAGACGGCACTCGATGCCATCTCTGCCGACGGCCAGTTCGACCTGTACTTCGACACCGAGGAGCAAGACATCGACACCGTCGTTGCCTCGATCCAAGCTGCCGTCCAGGACATCGAGACGTTCGGCGACATGCAGCGCTCGCCTACGACCTTCACTCACTTGACCAACAAGTACTTCGACAAGGGATTCAAGAAGCTCGAAGACGGTCGGAACGTGGGTACTTGGTGAAGAAGTCCAAGTTCTTGGCCCAGCTTACAGACGTCGCTCGTAACACAACCAGGGAACTGGGCGTGTACAACGAGCAGCTCGTCCAAGCTCTGGTCACCAACATGTTCAACGCTATCACAGCATCAGGGATGCTTCCTCCGCGTACCGAGTACGACGTGAACGGAGTGAAGTTCTCTGACCACTTCTGGGAGTCTGAGGACACCCTTCCAACAACCCGAGCGGAGTCTCCGTGACCGTCACGATCCCAAACGAAGTCTTGATCCCGATCATAGCCTTCCTTGCAGGTGGGTTCTTGGTCTACGACATGAACAAGGATCTTGACGTTGACGGTCCAGGGATCACTTGGTGGTTGTTCATTGCAGTACTCTGGATACTAGGCATAATCTGTTACCCGTTCTACTGGGTACACGGCAAACTTACAGGAGCAAAGAGATGACACACGAGTTCGCACTACACTACAACATCCACAACGTAGTGATGCGCTACCAGAACACCAAGGAGACGCGGCGTAGTCGGCCAATGCGCAGTAGCACAGCGCAGAAGTTAGCCCGCCTTCGAGCCAAGACCTTCTTCATTCGTATAGACGAGATCGACGTCATGTTCGCACTCGACCAGCTCGCTAAGAACCATGAAGGCGTATCGGTACTGATGGAGATCGGGGTATCCAGCGTGAACCCTGGAAACTTGCCGAAGTATCACATGATCAAGCAGGACATCAAGAAGATGAAGGATAGCTTGAGGGAGATCAAGTCCGAGACGCTCAGTAAGATGACTGAAGAAAGCATCAAGAGAGCTGAAGAGGCTGCCGCCAAGGTGAAGCCGGACAACTACTCGCGCAAGCTCGGACGAGAGCGTGCGAAGGAAGCCGCGAAGAACGCCGTCCTGAAGCTGACGTCTGCGTCCGTACAGGATGGCAGAGCAGTGTTGCGACTTGTGAGCGATGAGATCGCGTTTGACTACGTGAAGAACTTCAAGACAGGATCGGTGCGACTGCACCTTGTGGAAGTAGACGGCATCGAAGTTGCGGCCATGTTGCCGTACAACTGAGCCCAGAAGCACGAAAAGCCCACGCCTGTGACGACGTGAGCTTTCCTGCTCGATGATCGACCCTTAAGTCGACTTACAGAACAGTGGTAAGGGGAGCCGGAACCGCAGCAGCGCGGAGAGCGATGTAAAGATCGCCGACGACAGCAGCCGATGGTTTAGTGCCCGCAGTAGCGACAGTCTCGAAGACCGCGTTACCGGCAACAGCCGGGATGTGCACGAGCTGATCGCCCACTGCAAGAGCCGCGAAGTCAGTCGTAGCGCTGGTGTGAGCAGCGACGATGACGGCAGCGATCATCCAGGGGTTCGATGCCTGAGCCTGACGCGTCTGAGCGACGTTCAAGATGTTGGCAACTTCGAGACCTTCCGTCTGAGCGGTCATGACCTCAAGAAGCTTCTTGATTGAGTTTAATGAAAGAGCCATTTTTTCTCCTTATGGTCTTATCTTAAGTTAAGGTTAGGTTCCCGAGAGAAGGTCAGAAGCGCCAGCCGACTCACCCTGTGAGCCCGACTCGTCTTCAGCTCTCAAGCCGAGGAAGCGTGCAGTGAACGCGCTGATCGATCGAGCAGCAACGTCAGTGTCGTAACCTTCCGGGCGTACGCCGAGGACGGTCATGATCTGCTTGTTGGTCTGACGATCAAAGATCGCGATGCTGATGTCTTCGTGGTTCAAGAGGTCTTGTAACTTCGGGATGTCGGCTGCAACGTGAGCACCGTTGTTGACCACACGGAAGCCAGAAGCCGTCACGCGGATAGCTTCTTGAGCGGTGTACGTCAACTCAGCGGGCGAGTAGCGACCGAGGATGAAAGCAGGCTGAACATCGTATGCGACGCCCCAGCTACAGTTCGTGAAGATCCCTTGGATCTTCCCGTTGACGATAAGCTGAGCCCTCGCACCATTTAGAATTTGCTGGGTGGTTCCCATGAGCTATTTACCTTTCCTTAAGCAGCAGCGCTGGCCTTGATGCCTTCGATCTCGAGCGTGATCGGGGCAAAGCGAATCGAAGTGGCTTCGATGACAACTGCGTCAACGAGCAAGACGTCCTCGTCGAGTTCAGCGTTGATGCTGATCCAACCGCCGGGAGCACCTTGCTGAGGCGACCTGACGATGAGCTTCTTGTTCAAGAACTCTTCCATCTTCGCCTTGACGAAGGAGATGACGGTCGAGGGTTGAACGTCGGCCACAGACTCACCGACGAACGCGTCGCGGATTGCCTGAGCCAAGCTGAGGGCGATGATGTCGGCCACGTAGACAGCTTGCAAGCTGTTGTAGACGAAGTTGTTGTCGACGCCGTAGGTCGTTTGGTCAGTACGGAACCGGAACGAACCGTCTTCCATCTGACTGACGGGGATCATGCCGGACAAGATGGCCTGTTCGACCAGCGAGTCAGCCTGATCGTCGAAGCCGACGGGGTTCACGACGCCAGAGATCTGAAGAGCCTTGTTGTAGATGGCCTTGTAGAAGCCAGCGGCTTGCATACCGGCGACCTTCGCAGCGCCCATCCAAGGTTGGAAGGTAACGATGGCGCCTTGTGAGTTCAAGTCCTTGATGCTCTGGAAGCACATCGTGCAACGGAAGCTTGCCAGGATCTCAGCAGCGGACTGCTGGTTCTGGAAGGTATCGAGCTTCGAGACCTGAGCAACGCGGTGACGCTTCACCTTAGGAGTCGACATCGCGATGACGTGGGCGCGGGCCGCAGCGTTCGCAGCGTCGACTGTGTAAGTAGAAGACTGGTCAGTAAGTCCAGCCGCCGAGTCAAGAGTTGCGTCTTGGCTGACGAGGGGAACTACGAAGTTGCAGCGAACGGTCGACAGTGCCGTGATGGACTGAGCCATCTGCAGCGCGGTCGTTCCACCCTTGGCACCGCCAGACAAGAAGTAGGGTCCTTCGTCGTCGGGGAGACCGGCAGTAGCGATCGGCATGTAAGTGACCTGAATAGAGGAAGCGGCGATGTTGCCGGGTCCAGCGGTCAAGTCCCAGATGTCGCGCTTGATGAGTCCAGGAGCAGTGCTCGCGACGTCCGAGCAGATGCCGACGTTAGAGACTTGGTCCAAGATCATAGGCGAACGCTGAGCATCCGTGCCAGATCCAGGCTGAGCGTAGTAGCCAGCGTTGGAGCTGATCAAGGCGCAGAGGTCAGAGATCGTGTTTACGCTGTTCAAGATGATCGACAGGTTCGTGCCCGATCCACCAGTGACGCTGGTGGTGAGCATGAGGTTCGCGCCGCTCATGGCTATGCTCATGGTAGCAGTCGTTCCCAAGTAGCCGACTTCGAGGGCGATGTGACCGCCGACGATCGGGCTCTCGTTCACGTTGGTGATCGAGTTTGAGAAGCTGAACTGCTTGGCGAACTCGGAAGCCGAGTCGAGCTGTTGGCCGATCCACGAAGCTGCGTTGGCAGTTCCGAGGTTCAAGAACAAGGTGTTGATGTTGACGGCACCGGCGTTGTCCAAGATCATCATGGACTTACCAACACCGCGAATCTGACGATCCAAGACTTGGACGTCCGAGGTAGCGGCGATCGCGGTCGAGCTGACAGCGACGGGCGAGCCGTTAGACAGGCGAGAAGCCGTGACGTAGGCAGAGCCAGCGACGTTGTTCACTGCCGAGACTTGGTACCAGCCGACGTTGGCAGAACCAGCACCGGCGTAGGCCGAGCTGGAAGGAATGTGCAACCAGTCACCGATCTGCGGATTTGAGGCAAACTTGCCAGTAGCCAGAGCGAAGGTGATGGCCGGACCAGCGACGGAGACGGAAGCGTTGACGCCGACCAGTCCAGTCAGTACTTGTCTATCTGTTCCTGACATGTTGTTGATCGATATCGAGCTGTAGTCGACCAGGTCGTTGGCGGGAGTGGCGGAGAGGGCTACGGAGGAGACCGCGACCGGAGCACCGGCAGTGATCTTCACTGCAGATATGCTGGCCGAAGCCGACGTGTTGCTGACCGCAGTGACGATGTACCAACCGACGTTGGCGTTACCGACACCAGCTATGACGGAGCCAGACGGGATGTTCATGGAGTCGCCGATTGCAGGCGAAGCACCGAACACAGCCGGAGCAGTCAAGCTGATGGTTACGTTCTGGCCAGAAACCGCGACTGCGATCTGGTTTGACGCACTGAGTCCAGACATGATGTTCTGGTTGACGCCGCCGACTGCGTTGAGGTTGTTCAGCGCGGTGATGGCCTGTGCAAGAGACGAGGGAAGGGTGTTCGCGCTGATCGCGAGTGCCTGCTTGGCTCCGCCGTTTACGCGGATGTCGGCAGAAGCGCCGGAAGCAGACGGAGCGTACGAGAACTTGCTGGTCGATGGAGCGACTTCGTCGACTGCGGTCGAGATGCTCTCCTTGATGCTGTTACCGGGAGCACCGGCAGCATCGGCGAGGATCTTGCCGTGACCGTCGTCAGTCTGCTTCATGGCGTTTAAGCCAAGGTTTGACTTGACAAGGATGAATCTCTGAGGCGAACCTTTAATACGAGACGAGGCAGAAGCGGCAACGGCGCCGCGATAAGCATCGACCAGGCGGCCCGAACCGTACTTGGCCACAACGCGGTTAATGTCGCCGGGACCGAAAGAATTGCTTGAAAGACGATCTTCTTGGGACCACTGAGGACCTTGGTCAGCTTCGCCAACGAGAGCTATGACGCCAGTCGTGGCAAGACCTTGCGGATTCGAGATCACCGACGTGGCGATCGACGAGTCCGGGATAATCAGTGTTGATCCATCGGCTGTAACATAAACTCGAGCCATCTCTGTCTCCTAACTCAACTTGTCAAGGATTAAGATCTACGGTTAAATCCTTGAATTTACTTTACTTCTCAATGGGGATGCCAAAGTGTATGAGGCCATCGATCCACTTAGTCTGGTCATTCCACATGCCAATACGCTTGAGGTGGACCTTCGCGGACTCCTTCAAGATCTTGTCCCCGTTCTTAACGCAAGAGGCCCAGCATTGGTCAAAGCTCGTCCATACAGGTCGCTGGTGGTTCCTAACGTCCTGGTTCGACTGAGCTTCTTGCTGTTCTTCACTGCGCTTCTTAGCCATTTACTCACCTTACGGGAGGTTTGGTTTCTTCATGCCCTTCAGAGTGCTCAAGATCTTTGTATGCATCGCGTGAGCCTTCTGGGTGTACTGGTTCTTCAACTCAGGAACTTGAGCTGCGCGGGTCGCCGCGCCAGCCGGGGAAACACCCTTAGGATTAACTCTCAAGACCTGATGAGCTTCACCCATCGGGATCTCAGGATGAACGCCCTTCTGATCTTTCACGACCACGGCGCCAAAGCCAGCATCTGGACGGGGAGTCGGCGTAGACGGTGCACCAGTTCCTCCGAGAGCCTTATCCATCTCTTCACCCTTGCCCCACTTAGCAGGCTTCACGCCTTCTGCTACGCAGACGGCATGTGGGTTCTTGACTTCAGGACTGTTTTCTTTCACATGTTCAACGCATCGATCGTGCTTTGACTCGCTGGCCTTAGCAACGTGCTCAGGCAACTTCTTGCCCTTAGTTTCTTCGTCCCAGTGATGAACTGCAGCTTTGCCACCCAAGGCTTTGGTTCCAGCTTCAGTATGAGCCCACTTCCTCTGAGCATCTGACTTGTAAGGCTTCATCAAGGGCTCAGCCTTGTTCACGACCTGAGGAATGAGAGACTTGTTGGCCGGGTTGACCACTTCTCGACCCTTGTCTTGGTCGATCTTGTCTTCTTTGTAAGCGTTCGCGGCCTTCTGATGCTCAGAGACCTGATCTTCATGTTCTTGGCGCTGCGCAGCTTCACTGTCTTTCCGGCGCTCGTTCGCGACGACGCCGTCGGTGATGCGCTGACGCTCCATGTCGTTCTTGCACATCTTCATGCAGCCAACAGCCTTCTGCATCCACTTCGCGAGGTGAGCTGGATCGCGTCCTTCAGACTTCGGAAGGTTCGGCTTTGGCTCTTGCATGGTGCGGTGTGCTTCGTTGCGCTGTTCTTGAACGGCAAGTCCCATGTGCTGCTTGGCATCTTTGGGAAAACCATGCTGCTTCATGTGCATTGCTGTGCGAACGATTGTTCCAATCGTCGAGTGACCAGGCTTACCTTGGGGCTGCTGCACTGCCTTGTCCATGTTCATGTTCATAGCTCCACCGCCGAACGAGCCCATGGCATCTTTCTTCATGCCTGGCGCCTTCATGCCGGGAGGAGTCGGGGGTTTGGGAGCACCGGCTACTGTCATCGGCTTCTGCACTGGAGCAGGGGCCGGAGCTGGCGCGGGAGCAGCCTTGTTGATGAGGACGCCGGGAAGCTTCGTGGCTGGATCTGCCTTCACCAGGTCGATGATCTCGTTCACCTTCTTGATCAAGCTGTCAAAGTCACTCATCTACTTCCCCTTGGGTCTGCTCAGCATAGAGCTTAAAATTTTATTCACCTGACTGCCGCACTTACTCATGGTCTGACTAGGGTACGGATTCATGACAGCAGGGTTCTGAACGATGCGAGGTTCAGAGGTAGTTGATCCAGGATTCGCTACTACGATCGGTGTCGAAGTTGACGCAGGCATGACGTCGACCGCCTTCTTCACCGGGCTATCTTCCATGTCGCCGTACTTCGTCCGCTTGTGAGGAGGAAGTGCATTCGGGTGAAGGACCTTGCCGCCTGATCCGATGCCTAAGTACTTCTCAGACATGCGAGCGCCTTCGTAAGGATTGCGCCGGTGAACGTCAGTAACGAAGTTCACCGCAAGCTCGCGGTGTGGATGCTCATACGGAACTGGCTCGTCGTGCCCCTTCAACTGGAGAGGAAGCTTGACGCCAGCGACGATGTCCTCATGGTGGGACTTCGCCAAGACGTCTTTCAAGACTTCCAGCCTGTTGAGCAGAACTAACCTACTCACTGCCTCATCCTCTCGTACGCTCTGACGAGTTCTCTTCCGAACGGCGTCACTAGCGTATCTTCGTCAACTGCTTCGAGCTGCACCAGCTTGTAGAAGGACATGCCGAAGCAGAACCAATTCTTCTCGGGTAGGTAAGACGCTTGAGAGAGCAGGTCCATGTCACGAACAGTGAGGTCCTCGATCTTCCACTTGCGCTTCTTCTTCAAGATTACTTGGTTCACCATGACCCCGTCTTGTGATGATTGTTGACCACCTTCACAGCGTCCTCGACGTTTGAGAACATCTGCGGGTGACGTGCGATCGCGGAGCCATTAGCGCCTACTTGAGCGATCGATACGTGCGGTACCTTGCCCATCTTGTGGGCGTCTACCGTAACTTCATAATGCGGTGCAGCAGAACCCTTCATCCCCATCATGTGCACGATCTTTCCGGCCTGAGTCGCCTTTCGACCTAGGTACTGGAGTGGACCTGCACTGGCACTGACCGGCGCCTTAGGCGCCTGGTTACCAGCCCTCATGAGCGGGACGATGTTGTTGTCCTTCTTCAAGTCGGCTTCCCGGTTGAAGTGACCACGAACTTCTTGGATGGCCTGAGTCAGGTTCCTGAGTGAGGTAAGCTTCTTGTAGAGTTCTGGAGGGACGTCAGCCATACTGCGTTAGATTAAGATCTTGACCTAAATGGTTGTTATCATTGAGGATCATCGGGAGAGTCCCAGCCTTGATTCTGGGCCTCTTCCTGGTACGCGGGAGGGGTAGCTGGCATGTTCGCGATCTTGATGCCGGTAGCCTCGCCCTGGACCATCTTGTCGGTGCGCTCGATGTAGGTGTGCTCGACCCGGCCAACCATGATGACTTCCCGACCAAAGACCTGCTGGGGGTCGTTTATGACCTTATGGATCTTGCCGTAGGATACGGTCGCGGCTGCAAAGTTCTTAGAGTCAAAGAACGTGATGCGGTATCGACCGATTATGTACAGGAGGAGCGAGTAGACGTAGATCAGCTCTGCCGTCTCAGTTGCCATGCAGGTGAACGTGACTTTCTCGTGGAAGAAGAAGCTCCGGCGCGTATTCGACACGACGTTCTTCATCGCCCTGATGGTCATGCCGTCAAAGTTAGGCTGAGACCCAGCCGTGATCAGCAGAGTCTGGTCGTCTAGTACGACTTGGATCGGGTATCCCTGCCTGTTCTTCTCGTCGTAGAGGATCTGCCCGTCAAAGACACGCTT